TGTTTTTGTTCTCCTCTTCCTTTTTATTCATTTTTGCACCAGTAGCTTTCATGATAGCCTTCAGAGCTTCTTCAAAGTTCAAGGAATCCTTTCCGCCATCAGGGTGTTTCTCCCACCAGTCAGGGTCAACCCAACGCATTGCCTTGTCATACCAAGACTGGTCGATGGAGGGGCTATTTTTTGCGAAAGGGGTAGAGCTTTTGCCCTACCCTTTTTTATTATTGTAATAACAACTGCTGTTTTATGCCTAACCTTTTTGCCTCTTTGCTAAAGAAATCTACTTTACGTTTTACTTTTTCTTTAAACTTCTCGAACAATGCAATTAAAGCTTCTTGCTCGGTATCAAAAAGCTCTTCTTCTCTAATTGTATGCTGTTTAGTTCGTTCACAATAGTCGGGTTTGTATTTATAATCTATCCACCATCCAGAAGGGTTAAGCTCATTTCCCTCGAACCAAGATACGTTGCAGCATCCCTTTATAATACAGCGTTGCGGATGTTCAAACCAACCATCTATATACCAAGCAATATCACCATTCTTATATTTTGGAATGGGTCTTTCCTCTTTATTTGTATATTTATATTTTTCCATATTCTCTATTTTTATCACTTATAGAAATCTCTATTATAAATACCTGAAAGCTCTTGCATATCTTCCTCTGTTATGGAGTATTTGTGGTGTAACAGATATTGAATATAATCTCCATACTCCACATCTTTACATGGGAACAGCTTTCCGTTATCAATTCGTTTGAATATTATATTATAATCCGTCCTCACTCCCTTGTTAATAATTGAGAAGTGACTTCCTACAGACTCTCGTTTATCTATTACTTCATACCAAAAAGTTTTACCTTTATGAGACCTATCGTTAATACCCATATAAGCAAAAATTCCTAATATAAAAAGAATAAATAAAAGCTTAAAACAACTGTTATCTTTTTCCATATTACTGATGTTTTATCACTTCCAAATACTTCAACTTTGCGAATCGGTATGAGTGATATATGTCACAAAGATTTTTCACTTTTGAAGTGAAGCACAGAATGCAGCCTGTATAATCATCAAATCCTAAGATAATATACTTTTCCTCTACATAACCTGCTACGTATGCCCCGATGTCCTTACCTTTATAAAGAACTCGCTCACCCATATGAGCATTGAAAAATTCCTCGTTTGTCATACGCTATTACTATTTTAGTTCATCAAAATCAAGCCACTCTATCTTATCATAGCATCCATACAGAGCTTCGATACGCTGTATTCCGTCTCCTCTTGTGACAACCCATATTTCGTCACTCATTGCTCCATAATGAAGAGCCGTAGGATTTACGCCACCTCCACTATATCGGAACATTACCCACTTTCTTAATGGTGGCTTATCTTCTATTAGGTTGTGCCATAATGATGCTGTATTCACGTAAGGAACGTTTTCTGTGCCACAATCAGTAACATCAACCTTTTCTGTACTGAACGTTACTCCGTTAAGCTCATTGTAATCTACCTCATCTTCATTGCTACAGATGTTGAGGTAAATCTTCTTTGGTAAATTCTTTACTTTCATATAACTTTGACTTAATTAATCATTCCATTTTCGAAAAATTCTCTTATAGCTCTACCGCTGTGTCGTACACGTTTTCCACCGCCAATCAAATCTGTATCTAAATAGTCATCTATTTGACTCCAAATAAGAGACCCTGGTACACATAATTCAACTTTTTTCTGTTTCATACGCTACTTGAATTTAATGATAAAAAACTCAGTACCAAGCCACTTGTCGGGGCATAGACCTTTTTTAGGATTGCCGATGGTGATACTCTCAATCTCCTTCTCAATTCGTGGACTATCCTTGCGGTAGCCATTAATGAAGAGGACGTGAGTGTAAGGACGATAAAGCACCTTCCCACAATATGTTTCTGCTGCCACATCATAAGCTACTTCGCAGTTGGTGGTCAGACGTTTAATCCAATACGGCTTAATTTCACGATACTCCTCTGTCTTTTCGCCAGCAGAAATCATATCAAACCACTGCTTCTTGACGGACAGATGCAATACTTTCTTTTTCATACTTATATCTTATATCTATTAAACTGATTTATAATCTTTTTAATTTCACTATCACGAAGGTGTAGAAAAGGCTTAAAAGAAGGCTTTCTATATACCTTGTTTCCTATCAAAATATCGGAATCATCCATCCATTGCCAAAGATACGGTTGACGGCTATCCAAACGAGGGTCGTCAACACGATTATTGTAAGACTCTTCGCAAGATTTCCAAAACTTATTAAGTGCAATCGCATACACAGAGACAAGTGCCAACCTGCTTAATCTCTCGAATTGTTCTGCGAATAGCAGTGGTCTGAAATCGCATACACATGGAACGTTCTTCATCATTCCACCTCCTCCCAGTCTGTTGCGAGAATATCTTCGCAAGTGAAATAACTCCAACAACTTGGAAAAATATGAATGAAACCTTCCGAAGAATGTGTTGTTGCTTTATAGAAAATGTTGATATTTTTATCTTTATCTATCCATAGTTTGTCAACTATACCCCAGCCGATTCTTCTCACTTTCTTCCCTTCCTTCATTCTTCTCAGAGCCTCCGAGAAGTCAAATGTTTCCTTGCTCATAATGATTTTGCTTTAAAGTTGTAAATTGGCTTAATGACATCAATGACATCAACCGTAGGTTTGATTAACTCAACAATCTCTTCGGTTGGCTTGTATGCCATAGGTGCTTCATCAATGGTTTCTTCACAAACTGATGTGGAATAAATACCATTCATTTCATTCTTGTAAGAATCCATAGATAACTCTTTCTTTGCCTGTGTACGAGACATTAATCTACCTGCGCCATGAGGGGCAGAGCATAGCCAATCTTTGTTACCTTTTCCCTTGCAGATAAGAGAACCATCACGCATATTCATTGGGATAATGACTACCTCATCCTTTTTTGCACTGATAGCTCCCTTTCGCAATATACCCTTGTCTGTATCTATATAGTTGTGAATGGTTGTAAAAGAATACTTATCTGAATCAGCATCAATATCTACACCTAAAGCATTTACAAGTCTGTTGGCGATAATCATTCTGTTTTGTTCAGCATATTTTTGAACTATGCGCATATCATTGAGGTAGTCATTGAGTAAATCACCTTCCAAGTAAGAAAGTTCCTTGCTTATATTTTTAGTACCTAATGACTTAATAACACTCTGAATCTCCTTTTCTCTGCCTTCGCTTTTTAGCTTGGCAATATCCTCCGACTTATCGGCAGCCTTCTTGTGGCAATACTGGTAAGCAAGGTTTTGGTAATAGTTGCATACCCTAACTCCAAGGTTTCTACTTCCCGTATGTATCACAAGAAACTTCTCACCCTCCTCGTTTGCATCTAACTCTATAAAGTGATTACCTCCACCAAGAGAACCAACAGAACGATATACTATATCCATCCCATTAATACTATCCCAAGAACGAAATTTACCAAACATATTGCCGTCAACTAATCCATGTATGAATGCAGAAGCTTCTTCGTTGATATTGAAACCAGATGGAATCAACGTATTGACTGCTTCGTCAAATTTCTGTAGATTAATATTAACTTTACCAAGTCTAACGACTTTCATTCCGCAACCTATATCTACTCCTACGGTGTTAGGAACTACTCTTTTGTCCAGCTCTATCACCGTGCCAATAGTACAGCCTTTACCTGCGTGACAATCTGGCATTATTCTTATTTCACAACAAGAGTAGGCATCGCTATTGGATAGAACTTCTATCTGCTTGATAGCTTCATCTTCTATTGACTTTGCAAAGACCTTTGTAAACTCATTCATATCTCATTTCTTTTTACTTGTTAAACTTATCGCCTTTGTGATTCTGTGGTCGAATGGTAAGGCATTCCGACACATCTTTCTTTTATCGTAAGATGCCCATGCAAGCAACCACTTGACATTATACCCTTTCTTTTTGTACTCCTCTTCTAAATCGAGGAAAGTACATTTATGCTTCATTATTTTCTTTGCTAATCTAATCTTCATACGCTATAATTGCTTTAATTTATTGAATATCTTGGCAAAACGGTGCATGTAATCAAAGTTAACGCTTTCACCATACTCACACACCATTCTGTTATATAGCCAACGTAGATGCTCCGCATCCTCGTGGAACTCTTTAATATCTTGTTCGTCTAAGACTATTTGTTTCTTCATACGCTACTTCTCCTTTCTGCAATACTTTTTTGATAAGCCATTGAACCGCTCATAGTTCGGCAGCTTGGGAGAGATTTCAAACTTCATCGTTGTAACATCATATCCTCTATCAGTCATTTCTTTGACAAACTCTTTGGTAAAGACATTATCAAAGAGATAATGAGCATCTGTTTGGGTCATAAACCCTAGAGGGTGATAAGCACCAATACAGTTCTCTTTCTTATCCCAATATGCCGTAAGCTTTTCTTTCTTTTTAAGCCTCATACACTACTTCTTTTTGAGACAATGGCAGCTCTCGGCGTGAATAACACAAACTCCGTGTTTCGTATCTACTAGCAGATAGTCGTGCCCTTTCTTGGTGAATATAGATGTACCAAAATCCCTTGCAGGTTCATCGCTATTAGCCAAAGAGCGGATGCCCTCAAATATCAATGCTCCTACAAGCAAGCACAAGACGAACCAAACGGCTGACTTGGCTAAGTCTAAAATCTTTTTCTTCATACGCTACTTCTTTTTATCGAATTCATTACCAACAATAGACCATTCAGAACAGTGAGCAATAGCTGTAAAAGAAAAATTAATATTCCCAGTAACATCTGAACATTTAAAACCACATAAAGAATCATCCCATTTTACTGTGGCTACACGTTTAAAGTGTGGGCTACTTATAATATCACCTTCCCAAATCTCATTGCCTTCACAATCTTTCAGTCCTGTGAACTGGCAGACGGTGGAAGGGTCAACTTCTGATACATTAAATCCGTTTCTTAATATGGCTATCTTACCATCTTCTTTATGAATTAAATCGCCTTGTACCCAAGCTTCATCTAAGATACTCTTTGCCTTGAATTTAATATCTTCTACTTTCATAAGCTATCTTAAAATCTTAATTTTAATACCTAAATACTTTTCCATTTCTTTTAACCCATTTTCGTTTACACTATAATAATATATATCACGAGGAGCCCCTATACCATAAGGCTGAATGCTTCTTTTAGCATATCCTTTTGACCATAAGGAATCCCATAAGGTATCTGGCTCATCATAATACATCACTCCATTGCGAAAGACTTCATAAACACCTCTTTTTGGTTTCTTCCAATCTAAGCCAATGCAATGTTTCATCTTGTATAATTCGTCTGAAGTAAGCATAACTATTATTCTTTAAAATACGACTTTATTTTATTCCAATTTCTAATAGGTTCAACATCACATATATATGTAACGCCATCACCATTACAACATACCCATTTCATATTTATTTTCCCTTTCCGTATAAAAGTTCAACACTCTTTCTTAGCACTGCCTCTATATGGTCTCTTTCGAGGTCTCTAGGCTGTCTAAAAAGCCATTCTATATCTCCGTCTATCAATTCTTGATAGGCTCTCTTTGATATTTCCATAACTATTCCTCCGTTTTCATATAAGGACAACACTCTGCGTATATATACTTGCAAATATCACTTAATTTGCAAAGTTGACAATCTCCAACCATAACTATTCCTCCACTTTTACACCGAAGGGTGTCCCATCAGCAAAGGTGAATTTTTCCTTAGCCTTATTAAAAGAAAACATAAACATCTCCCCAGGAAATGATGGTAATAAAATAGCTCCATCGCTTGTTTCTAAGATATTCCGATAGAGGTTATTGTTCTTCACCCATCCAAAAGGCTGATGCTTTAACATCTCCTGCCAACATTCTTCTGTGTTTACAAATGGACGGTACTTTGCTTTGGGCTGACTATCTGACTTGATGCGATACTCTGTATTATTCCAGTACTCAATCTCCTTCATTTCCGCCCAATCATTCGGAACATCTGTACCTTCTAAGGCACTCGGTTTGGTTCTACACTCAATCACCTTTCCTTCAGCATAATCTTGCAGAATAGGATAAAATTCTTTAGCTTCTTCTCTTGTCATAATCAATCCTCTTTATATTCTTCCCATCCATTCTCCCAAGAGCCACCTGAACGGATAGCCCAAAACTCTTGTTGAGGAAGGATAGTTCCTTCTTCATCAACTAACTCCTTTCCTTTGTATTGAACAAACTCACCTTTTGAAAATGAGTTATGTCTTATCGGCTTTCCTACGCTGATAGCGAAAGCCATTGCTTCTTGCTTTGTCATATCAATCCTCCAACTTTTCAATAGGTTTCCAATGAGTGATACGAGCCATTCTCCCTTCCCATAAGATGATGAAGTCATTACCATCTTTTGGGACGGTAGTACATTCCACTCTTCTGTTTTTGAAAACATTATCAGAAGCCATCTTGCTTGTTACAAAGACTTCTTCTCCGTAAGAAGGCAACCCATCCTCAACAGATACCCAGTCTGACTTGGAGAGTTCCTTCAAAGCTTCTTCCAAACGACAAATGCAATTATTCAAATATGTCTGTCTGTTTTCATATTTGCGTAAAATTGCTAAATGTTTTGCTTCTTGTATCAGCTCTTTAACTTTCTTCTTATCCATAGTTGTCACAAATTAAAATATTCACGTATCTGCTCACCTGTCATGCGATATACCTCAGATATTCGGCAGTCTCTAATTGGGCTATCCCATGCACTGGTAGGTTCATCATTACAACTACCATCAGTAACACGCTCTACGGCTTCTTCTTGTCCAGTTGCAAAGTCAACGCTTAGAAGCCGCTTTTCTTCATTACTAAGTCCTTTTTCATCCAAAGCTATATTCAGAGCAATTTGTAACTCGTCATGAGCCTTGTCTGAATAACCAATAGCCTTATCTAGATGAAGTTTGATTGATTTCTCTTTCATCCATACTTCCATATTCTCTTCTTTTTACCCTCTCCCTGCTGCCAAGGAGAGGGTGGTTAGTTACTAAAGCTCATCAAACTCTTTCTGAATGCTATTTAAAGCCTTTTTTATAGCATTCTTTATGTCGGCAGATTTTTTTGGCGCATACTTGTTTATATCTATTAGAGCACTCCCCAGTCTGTTTTCATTAGCACTCATGCCATTACAATATCTACCGATAACTTCTTTATAAGCATTAACAAAGTTGCTTAATTCGTTAGCTCTAGATAATCTTTCTTCTGTCATATCTTTATATTTTATGCCCGAAGGCGGTTAAACATTAAATCTTTCTGTCTTTATGAGTTATTATCTCACACTCATTTCCTCTACCATTCCAATAACCGCATTGGTAACATTTTCTTCCGTAGAAAGGACAATGGTGATTTACTTGTGTTGCTACACTCATACCTACACCTCCATTAATTGTTTTATAGCCATAAAAACAAAACACAAGCCTATTGCAAAAACAAGCAGCCCTTCATGAACATGCCATAAATCTCTGCAAATTCTTATGCCTACATACATAAATGCTATGCCTATAGCTATGGATATTATTAATGATGCTGCTAACATACCTACACCTCAATTTCTGAGTTAAGCCCTAGACCGAAGAGAAGGTGTTGTAAATCAGAAACACTTCTTACGTATCCTAGCCATACTGTATTATAATGCATGGCTTTGTAGGCAGAGTATTCCTCAAATCTTCTTGATAATCTTATATGACAACTAGCATTAATGTAATCAGCTTCATATGCTACCCATCCATTCTTTTTTATAATGAATAGAGTAAGAGGGATAGGAACAATATCCTTAACCCAAGCACAGCAGTCACCTGAGAGATAGCCTTTATCTCCTAATTCCGCACCTTCGATGTTCTCTAAGCAGACAACACCTTTCAGAACCGTTCCATCGTCCAACTCCAAAGTCTTTGATGGGTCTGATGATGTTACTCGGTAAACGACATCCTGTTCTGTACCTAGTGGTGCTCCGTTTGTCATTACCAAATCTCCTGGAATGTATTCTAACTTATCCATACGCTTTACTTTTAAACTTTAATACAAGAATGCACTCATAGATGATGCATCATTGAGGATTTCATCCACTTCATCCACTCCATATAAACCATTCATAGGGTCATCATAATCACTTTCTGATACACTTCTTTGAAGACTAGCCAAAGAGTCATAAGAACCTTTTCTAGGGGTGCTAACAGGTATTTTGTCGTACTCTTTGTTATCATACCTTTCTCGGAAGATTTTTACAAGCTTATGGTCGCTACACCCTTTTAGTATGCCAAAGAAGCCTTCACGAGAAACAAAAGGTGTCTTTATACCTTTATCTTTGATATGCTTCTTTAAGTCTTCCTTATTGTACACGAAATTAGTAGAGCCTTCGGCTTTTGCCTTTGCTACGGCATCAAAGCATTCTTGCTCTAGCTCATTCAACTTGAACTGGGTATTCTCTAGTAGCCAAAGGATATAACCTGTATGGGTCATAGCGATACCACAGATTTCTTTTCCTTTGTACTTACCGAACCTAAACTTTCTAAACACCATACGCTTTACTTTTTACGATGATTAAACTTATCCTTGTAAGGGCAATCATCGGCTACAGATTCTATATCGTAGCTTTCCCCTTGCAACTTACAAGAAATGCAATCACCATATCCGAAATTCCACACAACAAAGTGTGGGCATTGGATTTCCTTACATATTTTCTCTATCTCATTCATACGCCTTACTTCTTATTATCTGTCATAGAAGCCATTTCACACACTTTGTGACACATTTGACAAACATCTTCAAGACTCCTTGCATCCCAATTATAGTACATCCTTCCGTGGTCTTCGGTTATTACTACAACCTGTCTGTCACGGAGGATTCGCCATATCATTCTTAACTTATGTTTCATACGCTTTATTTTTTACGATGATTAAACTTTTTGATAGCATCTTTCTTAGAAGCTGCCATAATCTTAACACCTTTGATAGTGAACTCATGTTGCGCCTTTGGCTGACACTTCTGTTTGTCAGAAGGAATATTGCCACTTGGTGCGTCAAGTCTGGGACTTGGAACTCCAAAAATACTATCTTGTGCATAAGCAGCCGTTGCAGCCATTATCAATGCTGCTCTCATTAAATTACCAACCATACGCTTTACTCCTTAACTTCTTTAAAGATTACCTTCTTACAATCTGACCGAAAGTCTGGCATACAGACAAAATCAAATAAACATGCATAACAATCACCTTCAAAGAAACACCCTTCACAACCATTCTGCTCAACTACTTCAAGAGTAACAGAAAACCTTTCTCCAACTTTAAGCTCTTTCATTCTTTGCCTTTTACAATATTGTACACTTGTTTTAACTCATCTGTTGATAAGCGTTTGAAATCAAAAGAACTGATAGCGTAGATGAGAGTCTTACGAAGATTCTCTTCTTTAATATCTGATATTTCCTTTTCTGTAGGAACAGATATATTTCTAACATTCCATCTATCACCACCGCATTGCCAGCCCGAATCTCTTCTAAATCTGGCGTTATTAACAACAATTTGAGTCTTTGTTACTTTATCAATTTTGGCGATATATCTGCAAGACCTACCTACAACTAGTACATCATCACCAGCCACCAAATCTTTAAGTTCTTTCATTGCTCACCTCCTTCCTTTGGTAATAAATCATCAATATAGAGCCAACGAGATAAGTGAGCACCTTTATACCATTCTTTCCAAGCACAAACATTGTTACCATTTGGCATATACTTTATAAGATGATAAATAGGCTTTCCGTACTCATAGGTTGTTTCCAATATGAGATTCTTCGCTTTCTTTGGCTCTTCACTAGCAGGATACCACAAGTCCTTCAAAGACTCATTGATAGCCCACTTAGCACCTAGTCCAATAGCTTCTTTGATGTCCTCTTTGTCGAACATTTCCTGCTCATCTTCATCTTTGAAGGCTTCTACCATTTCACCGCAGCCAAGGAATTTATCCTCGTAGATTTCTTCCTTTGCAGATTCTATTTTCTTATCGTCTATCATAACTTACTTCTCCTTTAAACGTTCTATTAATTTATCTGCGATTTTGATGGCAGAATTAACAATACTGTCATACGTAGAGTTAGGACGTTGTACAAGACATGCTGCAACATCTTTTGCTATCTCATATCTTCTCTGCTCCCAAATGGTCTCTTCGTTATCATTATTCTGGGTAAAGCTTGAACAAAGTATTACATCCTCCTCATTTTGTTTGGGTCTTTTGCTACAAAAAAAATATCTGGAGCAGTAACTACATAATCCTTTCATCCCTCACCTCCTTTCCACTCATCAGTTGTGCCCAAGAGGTGCTTGGTTTGGTCGTTGTAAGGGATGCACTCATCATAAGCACAACCTCCAACAGCTGCTAAAGAGCAAAACTTGTCAATAAGAAAACTCTTCTGTGCTTGGACGAGCATATCATCGAATAAATCCGATACATCTACACTAATTTTATAATATGCCATAATTTGAAATCTTAAATGTAATTAGTTGTACAATACATCATTTGGCATAAGAGCCAATTTCCATCCATACTCTAGTTCATACCTTAATATTTCAAGGTCGTGACTCGTTACAGATGAAAGACCTACAAACTTATTTTCAAACTCCATATCCAAACAATTTAGTTACCATACTTATAACGCAAATAATTAGCCTCTGAGCCGAAATAAAGCTCGGTATCGCTCATATTTGCCTCTTCTAGACTATTCTCAATATCCTTGTAAGAAGGCACGCAATCCTTAACTCTTTGGCAGAACAAAGGATATTTTGAAGAAACGTCTTCTCCGTCTTCATCATAGATATTTATCTTATCTACATTGTAATATGGATAAAAGGAAACATTTCCATTTGAATGGATAACCTTTCGACTCTTAACAGACACCACGATTTCGGCAGGTTTGTCAATTGCATCAAACTCGCAAGCAAAATCATCAAGCTGCGCCTCAAAAGCCGCATCATTAATCTTTTCAGATAAGTTTTCAAAAAACTTTTTCATTTTCTCATTACAGTTTTTAAGGTGTGTCTCACCTTTTTTAATTAGTAACCTTGTTTCTTAATTACGATGCAAAGATACAAAGAATAATCGAAATGTGCAAACTATTTAATGTATTTCTTTTAGTATTTAACATACTATAATAATACAGACGGATAATTTGCTGATGTTAACACAAAAATCCCCACCACTACATTATTATATATAGTGATGAGGTAAAGCACTCAAAGGTATTTTGTCTTTGGGCTACTTTTCTTCCTTATCTTTAATTTCAACGAAATCACCAATACCCAAACGTGCCTTGTTGATGCAAGACGCAATCCAACCAATCAAGTAGACAGAAGGCTCGCCTCCGTGTTCCATACCAATAGCATCCTCGATGGCATCGCAGGCATGAGAAGCTTCATGGCAACAAATCCCCATCCTCATAGAATCCTTGCTTGCAAAATTAATAAATGAACAAAGCTTCTTATTCGACTTTTCCCTAACTTCATCGTAGGTTATTGCGTTAGAATTAGAGAAATCAACCTTCAAAACCTCACCTTTTCTACCTTCAAAACACTTGTTAGCGTCCTCTTGGTTCATTCCAATAGCGACACATAACATTCTTGGATAGATAACAGGGTCGTATTCGTAATATCCTTTCTTCTTCATATCTCATCGTTTTTATGTTTTTCCCATCCATGCCTCGAAAAAGCATACCAAGTATCACAAATATCAAGAGCGAGAATGTAGCCTTGGTCAATACAAAAATCGCTATCAAAGCCTTCGATATGAACATACATCAATGCTATAGTATCATAAGGAACGCTACGACCTTCAAGGCAAGGATTTTTAAAATTCTTAGTCTTGTATAAACTTGTAACAATTGGCACTTGAAGAACGTCTAAAATATTCTCAGTGCTAATCTCTATCGACTTCTTAAACTTCTTCATATTCCCTATTATTTAAATTTCTCAAAGTAGAACTCAATTTGTCTATCAAAGTGCTCTTCGATTAAACCATAAGCAAGCGACATCTTTACTTGAAAAGAAGCCTTACCATTAAGCAATCCTTTAGCCTGTCTAGTAATCTCTGAGCGAAATTGTTCCAAACTCATATCACGCTTACGAAGATTACAAGACCTGCAAGATGGCATATAGTTCTCCATACTGTCATCGCCATGAAAAACGACAAACCTTCCCTCCTTGTCGCTCCACCGAGAGTAACAACCTCGATTCTTCGGAACAAGATGGTCAACCTGCATATCCTTATACTCTATACTCTTACCGCAATAAGCACAATGCCCATCGTATTTGCGATATATTTTAAGTCTATCTTCTTTTTTCATAATCGTTAATTATGTAACCTACCAATATGCCACTTTGAGCAAACCTTGCATAAGTAAGTATGCCAACCGAGTGTCTTTAACTTCGGATTCTGGTTCAAAAATTCCCAAGCATCATCCTCGGTCTCATAAGCAACCTTCGCCTTCCAAGATTGACCTTTTCTAACCCAATGCTCAGGATCTGGATGCAAATTACAAGGAATATATTTATTTCTTTTCTTCATAACTTCTTCAGAAATTTAAGTTGAAACCCTTCTGCCTTTTTTATTCCTGGGTATAGTTCTGTTAGAACCTCCCATGCTCTTGTCTTGTGCCGATGCCACATAGTTACCGGATGCACACGCTCACCACTTGGTAATACATAGAAATCTGCCTTAATGGTATCAATATGCTCATAGTTTGCAGCTTTATATATAGTTCCCTTGTTACCTATGGACGTATCGGCATAAGATATAAGATACTTGATTTCCTTATGCGTTGCCCTAATATACTTGTGTAAGAGAGAAAGGCAAATGGTTTCGCTATACTTTGGCATATCATCAGACAACCACATTCGGTCAAATTCCCTCACTTGATGGTAATCCAACACTTCGCCCTTTTCAGTCTTGATATGCGGTCGAATTCCATACCCAATTTGCATAGCACCCCTAATCTTGCCTTTGTACAATACCAAAAGATTCAAGCAACTATTCTTCGTTACCTTGTGTGAAAAGTGATGAGGAACTATGATTGCATCAGCTTGCGCCTTATCGCACTCCATCAGCTTTATTCCCTTTTCCTTGCACTCGTAACCGACAACAAATCCGCAGAGACCTAGCACTGGAGACTTGTTCAACTTTCTTCTTCTCATATCAATAATACCTCCAAAAATAACGTTTGAAATTATAAAACAAATTCTTAATACAAGCCTTGATTTCGCCTTTCCTTAACAATTGATTGCAATATTCAACCAATTCATCACGTACCAACCCACGCTTCGAGGCTTCATCCTTAATGGCTTTTATCAGAGCATCCGTTATCTCTTTATTCCCATTTCTTACAACTGTGTTACATTGAATAACCATACTCATATCCATTGTTTTAAAACAGACTTAATTGCCTACTCATGCTCTTTAATTCGTTATTGGAAAAATCTACTTGCCGCTGGTCTATTTCGAAGCCTATATACTTTCTTTCAAGATTAACGCAAGCCCTTGCTGTTGTGCCACTCCCCATAAATGGGTCAAGAACAACATCACCTACATTTGTTGAGTTTCTGATTAGAATCTCCATCAACTTAACTGGTTTTTCGGTCTGATTGATCAATCCTTCTTTATCCCTGCGTTTGTTGGTTGGAATAGGAACACTCAGAATGTCAGATGTGCCAAACTCATTAATTGGCTTTCCACCTCCCTTACGAAGCATAATGATATACTCTTTTTGGTTCATATAATACGTTCCACACACCTTAGTGCATTTATCCCATATTAAACACTTTGTGAAGTGAAACTCACTCCGTCCTATCTCATCTAGAAAGTGCATCAGATTATAGTCGTTACACATAAGATAGCAATGAGTCTTATCCTTTAGTACTCGATATAGTTCGTTGATATACTCCGAAATATCTATGTCATTACTCTTGAATATCTTACCTTTTCTAGTTTGAGAATCCGTCCAATATCCACTCATACTACTGCGCCCACCTCTAGCTTGTACCGGATAAGCAACATCAGAGCATACTAGGTCTATACATTCATCGTCTAGCTGCTTTAGAAGCTTTCGGCAATCACCTTGATAAATTCTATTTAGCTCCATCATATCACCAACTAACTTTCATTACTAAATAAACTATCTTGCTTTATCATTAATTCATTTTCTATTCTCTCGTTTGCTTTGTCGTAAAACTCTCTATTAGTTTCAAAACCAATAAAATTACGATTTTCTTGAATACACGCAATAGCCGTAGTTCCACTACCTATACAGCAATCTAGTACAATATCTCCTTTGCAGGAATGCTTGTTTATAATGCTTCTGAAAAGACTAACAGGCTTCTGGGTAGGATGAAATCTCCCCTTATCACGACAGATTGGAAAGCTATATACTCCATTGTCATATTCGCTTTTAAAGATAGGATTTTTACCTTTCACCCCACACACAGCGACCTCTCTTGCGTTTGTGAGATAGTTTGTCTTACTATTTATTGGAACAGGATTTGTTTTTATCCATTCTATAAATCTAATTTGTTTAAATCCGACATTAATCATCGCATCCTTTACGACCCCAATCTTCCACAAATCATAGAAACAAACTATATATCCACCATCTTTCAAGCACCTGTAGGATTCTTTTATCATAGAGCCTATATCAAATGCTTCCTGTTTATCCCAGTCTCCAAAGTCGATAGATATGCGGAATCTATCAGTATCTTTACCAGTAGGAGCGGACTTTGCATAATTGGAATTCCTTGAAATTTCATATGGAGGGTCTGTGAGTATAAGCGAGACAGATTTGTCATCAATCTTGCTCATACCATCCAGACAATCAACTTGATAAATCTTATCTATCTCCAACATATCCAAACATATCTTTTTGATTAAACATTTCTTCTTTGATTCTTTTTTGTGCTACCTTGAAATATTCCCCGTCTAATTCAAAGCCAAGGAAATTCCTGTTTGTTCGCATACAAGCCAAAGCAGTACTTGCTGAACCCATAAAACCATCAAATACCAAATCTCCTTCGTCCGATGATTTCAAGATGCATTGCATAAGCAAGGGAATTGGTTTCTCATTCTGATGTACCAATTTATCAGATGGAACTCTATCAAAGTCCCATACGTCCTCCAAACGCTTTCCGTTTATGGTTCGTCTGCCTTTATTCAAGTACAGGATTGGCTCGTAACATTGCCCATATTGCGCCTCTAAATCTCCAGCCGTATGGTTGTTCTTTCGCCAAATGAGCACATTCTTAATGGTAAACCCTGCGTTCCTCGCTTGTTGCATAAAAAAGTCCAATGTTTTGGCACTACAGAAGATATAAGCAGCACTATCATCCTTCAAAATCCGGTAGCATTCGCTCATATAATCAATAATCAATTGCTCATTATCGTCATTGAGTATTTCCTTCGAAAAGCGATGGTCGTCTGCTCTCCATCCGGTCTTATAGGAGATACAATATGGTGGGTCAGTAACAATTAAATCTACTTTCCTGGTCTCTATTTGTTTCATTCCTTCTATACAGTCGGAATTGTATATTCTATCAAATTTAAGCATGTCAAATCTCTTTTGTAGCGTTAACATAAGCTTCGTGAGCCTCTTCTTGCGTACCAAAGCATCCGATATAAGTTTTCTTCTTACCTACCTGGTACTGAGCTTGCCATTTTCTTACACTCTTATTCCAAGTAACACCCAAGTATTCGGAAGAGGTTTTCTTTGCTATAGCAGAATAAATCACATTGTATCTTGCGGTACAATACTCCAAGTTATCTACGTTATTATTCGTCTTGTCGAAATCCTTATGATTCACCATTGGTAATGCATCTGGATTCTCCAAGAATGCCTGCGCTACCAAACGATGAACATAGAACATCTTTCGCTTTCCGTTTTTGTAAAGCCATACCTTCAAATAACCTTTTGGTGTCTTGCAAGGTGCGATTTCCTTTAATTGAGACGTTCTCCCAATAGTAAAGACATGTCCCAGCTTGCTAACATAATACCTTTCGTAATTCTTTATAGGCTTAATATCACCAAGAAACCTTGTTATACATTTATCTTTCATTGTTACCTCCTTTTTCAAAGAAACCTGAATATATGGCTTGCGCCTCCTTAGTGTCTAGTAAATCAATATCATCATAAAACCTTCTGTACACAACGCCCAGCTTTTCGTCATTTCCTGCTTCTCTTGCCATAGCTATTTGCTGACATGATTCCATTAGAAATGCACTAATCTTCTCGTAACTTTGCATCTGTGTCTTCTTTAGCATATCCATGCTTACAAAGGTTTTGTAGTGGATGATACGCTTTTCTTGCTCGTATTCTGTGAGTATAAGCCCTTCCGGAATAGCAAACACCACCCTTTTTGTCTTGTCGTCACTATAAAGCTGAACCGCACCTGTAAACGATGTATATATCTTTTGTAATATCTTTGCTATCGGCAAATCCTTTTTCAAATACCTTTCTGCATATCTCTTCAGAAAATGAACGCTCATAGCAAAACAATCCTCGCTATACCCCTCATTTCTGCTCATAGGAATATACTCGTTAGTTTCCTTCAGATAAATGAACACACCGGAAGCAAATACATCGCCATGTTTTACACCTACAACGATAAAATAATCGGCATTCGGTGTAGCAAACTCAAAGGTCTTTGTTATTTGTCTTACGTTCTGCTTTCTCATTTCACGTTTAAGCTCATTAGCTTTTCGCATCTGAAACTCATAGATTCTAGCTTCATCTAAGTTTCGTACTCTACGCATCTCACCCGAAGTCATACTTGCTGTTATCATGCGCATTCCTCCTTTTTAATCTTTGACAACCAACAATCCCAGATTCTCGCAGCTACATTCGCCATCATAACCGGAGGAACGCACATTCCGCAAGCAAACCAAGGCTTCATGCCATTAAAGTCATAATCCATCGGGAATGTTGATGCTAAAATCGTATCGTGTACAGACATATAACTTGGATTATCAAAATACAAAAGCCGATCTTCCCTTGCTGATATAGTATTGCATACTTTATCCTTTTTAAGAAACATATTATTGAACATAGAAAGACGATTATCCATCCGTTTGACAATATCACCGATAGAATTGTCTTTCTCGTTTCTATGCTCCCAATACTTCATCACTCCTTTTGGAATCTGTCTTCCACTATAGTCCGAAAACTCATCCAAGACAATTTCTTTCTCGTTGAAGTCCATATCTATCTTAGGCACTCGCTCGAACAAATCCTTCTGAACCATAAACGGCTTGCAAAGGTCTTTGCGTAATCCTAGAAAGAACACCCTAGGTCGATTCTGAGGAACACCCATATTACGTGCATTAAGCAACCAATGCTGCAAGATATATCCGGCATTATCCATCTGCCTGTAAATCTCTTTCACGTACTCGATAGCTTCACCTTGCAACAAACCTTGGACATTCTCAAAAACCACTACCTTTGGTTGTAGTTCTTGAGCGAGGGCGATTGAGTAAAAAGCCAAATCGTCAAGCCTTTGTGCTTTCTGACCTTCTCGGAATACTTTTTCCTTTCCCCAAGCCTTTTGGCGATCACCTGCAATACTGAATACCGAACAAGGGAAACTAGCATCCAATATATCCAAATTATGAAGCTCTTCTTTCATAATATGCCCCCCCCATATTGATATTGGTAATCAACTCACGAATATCACAATTGAAAGCATACTTGACATCGTGATTCTTCAAGTACATCTTCATAACCTTTGGGTCTATCTCATTACAGGCTACAACATCGTAGCCAGCTAGTTTGTAGCCAAAGGAACTTCCACCTCCACAACAGAAGCAAGACATCACCTTACCTTTGTCTTTTGTGAAATTAGCATCTTTTTTAGTCCATCTATAAGGGAACTTGTGCTCGTTTTTATACATTTATCTACCATAAAAAAAAACAATCGTTAATAAAAACCGATGTATAAAAATAACCACAAGTAATATGGTTGTAAAAAGGGTATCTAACCCTTGAATTTAGATTCTGTTTTCTTCGGCAATGCGTCTTAAATAATCATCCGCAGCGTTATCGTCTATTTTCGACTTAAGAGACATTCCTGTGTTATATCCTATCATCAAGGATATATTCTTGCTCTTTTTCTTGTTCTTTCCATATCGCCAGCTAAAGACCTTTCCTAGCCAAGCTATACCGACAATACCATCTGATACAACTATTGTCGGAAACAAAACAAATACTCTATATATCATCGCAATCTAATTGAGAGTTAAAAATATATCTGTTCTGATTCAACCAAAGCTCCACGTAGTCAGCCTTGATTTTCAGAAATTCTTCATATGTGTAGCATTTCTGCTGCTTACCACCTTTGTTCCAATAATAGGCAACTCCTCCCAAAGAAAAGAAGTCTATCAAGTCCATTTCCTTTCGCTCCGGTTCTTCACGCTTTTTCTTTTGCCTATATCTACTTATAGCAAGCAATATGAGACAAACGCAAAGCAACATGGAAACAAGTATCTCGAATATTAACCTTACGTCTTGCATCTTATTTTAAACACAAAAACACGAAACTACCGATTGCAAAGTCAAAGGAATAGTGACTCGGACTGCCTTTCGGTATAGTCCATCGGGTTTCGTGTCTCTAATATCTTATCAATTTCTTAAATCGCCATTTTATCCTTTTTTGTTCTGCGCTTGCAAAGATAAACAATATTTTGCTAACTTGCAAACGTTTTAGTGCTTTTAATACTTTATTTGCATTATTTTAAACTTATCCTTTTTTGAAGTTCATTCCAAACTCTTCTTCCGTTACCTCATACATTACATCACCATGTGCTACTCTTTGCTTGTCTTTTGCCATCAGCAATAAGTTTCTATAAGGTATCTCTTTCACGACTTCTTGGTAAGATAAGTGCAGACTATCCATAAAAGATGCAATCTGCCCTAAGAGTGTATCGTTACCTATGGTCGTGGTTTTGCTATCATTCTTGCCGCACTCTTCGCCAAAATTGATAGCGTCTGAAAATCCTTTATAGAGATTAAGGAATAAGCCGTTTGTAAGCCATTGACAACCTCTTCAAACGTTCCTTTAGATAATTCATCACTAATGGATTCATCGCCTTGTATGAATACAGACAACGCCTTACAAGTATCATCCAAATTCTTAAGCATGCCTAAGACTTCCGCTAAGGTCTTGCCCTCTTCAAAACTATCAAGGTATTTAGCTGCCTTGACCAATTTTATAATTGTAGGTGGTGAAACGTAATAAGCCTTTCCATTCACGATTATCGTTACGGTGTCCTCTCCAAGAATTGCATCCGCAACTAATTTACTTGCCTTACTCATGGTTCTGAATATTAAAAAAGGGGAACGGCATTAACACCATCCCCCCTATCATTTGTTGCCTATGTCTTATCCCTGTTCCATAACTGCAGAACCTTCCCATTGGTACTCGCCAGCCACACCATCGGTCTCACTTTCCATGGCAACGGCAGAAATGCCCAAAGTGATATTCTTGTCCTGCTGGTCTCCCTTGGCTACGATAGCCGCATTTGAGAAAACGATGTAGTTTCCTGTCTTGGTCTGAGCAACAATACACTTGTTGATGTTTGCCAAATCTTGGCTAGAAGACCAACCTACTGCATCTGCCTCCGTTGTAGTCGCTGCTCCGGTTGAATCGTACATCTTACCACCTTGAAGGTCAACCTTGTTCTTCCATGAGAAGACACCAATAGAGAATGTAATAGTCTTAGCACCCTCATCGGTCTTGTCACGATAGTAAACCTGTCCGTTCAGCTCGTTCTTGTACTCGGTAACACTAGGGTCATCCTGAGAATATCCCCATGTTCCCTCATGGCTGTTCAAGACCTCTGTAGCGGTTTTCAACCATGTAGCCAACTTAGCAGGTGTATTTGCCTCGGTAAGAGGAGCACCATACCAAATTCTCTTGATTCCAATAAATGGTTTCATCTTATCTTACGTTTAATGTTTCAAAATCAATAGTAATGTTTGCGTAATGGCAACTCAACCTACTCTCTTGCTCTATGCCGTGGGAGCGGATAGAATAACGATACCATACATCCTCTGCTTTTCCGACTTCATTGTCGGACAGAATTTCAATAGCCTTCTTTAAAAGCTCGTTCAACTGAGGATTAGCCTCGCCCTCTATATCTTTGAGCAATATATTTACCTCTATAGTACAATCATTGAAATATGTCTTGTCTGCACTCATACGCTTAGGGATGATGACTATCATGCCATCATCGGGAATCTTCTCACCGACCATAGGTTCTTCCCCATCAAGTCCACCCTTTTTCAGATGTCCTTTCAGTCTTCGTTCCATTCCCATAAGCTCCAAGTCATCATAGATTACATGACCTGCATCTATTTCTGTTATCATCGCATATCCTCGATTTCTTTCTTGATATACTGAATACCCGAATCTATAACATCATATCCCCTAGAGGAAACATCAGACGCATATTCCGCTTTGTTGCCAAGGGTTAAGGTGTGGTCATGTACTTTACTATAGTTAGACCTTCTGAGATTACCTGTGCGGTTTCGGTAGTTTCCGTTAGTCTTATCAAGCTCAACGGCTGTTTTACCTAACCTGTCAAGAAACTCATCAACTTCCCTTTCTCCCTGCGCAAAGAAAGCGTCTATCTCATCCTTTATAACATCAGACATAGATACTCATATAACCAAGATAATTGCACTTAGGGGCATTATAGACCTTTCCACCTCCTCGGTAACTTCCATCATCGGAATATACTTTGACTTCATCACCTTCGGAAATCTGGCACTTGTCACAAACAATGTGATATTTCGGTGTATATATGCTACCATTCTCGGTAGTGAAATGCTCGGTAGAGTTGTCATCGCACCGACAACGCCCCATTTCTTTCCATTCCTCAGAAGAGCTAATGACCTCGTTGTACTTGTTGACAACCTTATTCACGAACTTCTTCTTTAATATATGAGGGGAATATAACATAACCTAGACATTTACCAAATATCAGACTTATCCGTGATAGTGGAAAGCCCTAAAGCTGCCACCACTTCATTATCCGGAGCAACACCATATTTTCGGCAAAGCCACATATAGTATTGTCCTATCCTAGAGTAGTCCCAAGAGACAGAGAATCCATTTTCGTTCACATTGCTCATATATGGGGCAAGCATAAGTTCCTCGATTACGGAAATCATCGCCTTGCCCACAACCTGGGAATTATCAGACGTATATTCTTCGTCAAGGTCTATACCTGACGATATATCTTCCAATTGGGCATCGGTAATGTTCCAAGCACGCAACTTCTGTGAAATGTATTCTCTTATCTTCATGTGACATCCTTATTTCTGAGCCTGACTCATAGCCTCAGCGATTTTCTTTGCAGCCTCCTGCTCGCTCTTAGTCTTTTCGTCAAGTTCTTCTTCTACATTCTCCTTTTGGGAATTCTCTTCGGTTGACTCGGCAGCATCCTTTTTTGAGGTTTTCTCCTTTTTAGGCTTGCTCTCCTTTTTCTCCTTCAAGACTTCCTTCTTAGGTGTCTCTTCTGACTTCTTTTCTTCTTCCTTTATAGAATTTTCTTTTCCATCATTCAAGACTTCCTTTTTAGGAGTATCTTTATTTTCCTTATCGTCTTTTAGAGGTGCAGAATGGTTATCATCCTGCACCTCCAACATCTTGCAAAGCTTACGTTCGATAAGGGAGTTCATGCGTTCTTCGTCAAAGTCCAAGACAGCACCAACTTCATAGATGGTGTTAAAATGGAACTTATCACGGAACGGACTAATTACCTCACCTCTCATAAGCCTAACCTACCGCTTGTGTTGAGTCCAAAGAGTAGATGGCATCAACGTTATTCAAGATAGGAACAACCATTGCTTGTGAGCTAGTGAACTCACGGAGTGGGTCGTTAGTAGAATAACGGCTAGCCAAGATATACTCATCGGCTGACTGATAAGTAACACCTGCAACTGGTCTTGTAGCTTCGGCTACGTTAGTCCAGAACAAATCACCAAGGTTATCATAGCATGTAAAGGTCATGTGACCCTTAGCCCAAGGGTTGTGTGTTCCCTTCTTGCCGTTAATCTCGGTCTTGATTGTACGGGCTACACGTACCAAGTTGGTCTGCCACTTATTTCTAAAGATAGACGCAATCTGCTCAAAGCTCAAAATAGGAATATTGCTGTTATCCCCATTAAGTGCAATGCCTTGATTGAAGGCAAACTGAGCACGAACCTGCTTGTTCTTGCCAAGCAACTTGATTGTGTAATCATCAAGATAACAAGTAGTGATGGTGTTTTGGTCTTCCATCGCCTTGTCGTAAACCAATTGGATGTCATCAAGAGGAGTTGCATCCTCTGCGTCCCAAGCCTTAGCACCGTGACCAAACTTATTTTTCTCGGCAAAACCTACATCAATTCGGACACCAGTACCACCGGAACGAGTTGCCAAAGCTACGCCTGTTGACAGCTCACTGAGGAACATATCTTCAATACGCTCGTAAACCGCCTGAATACAACGAGGAAGGTCTGCAAACAAGTTACGCAAAATCTGTGGTTGAGGCAAACGTTGCGCAATCATGTTATCCAAATCCTTAAGCTGCTTCTCTGTCATGTAAAGCTTCATACCAACCTTTGGGATTTGACCCTCAGCGGTTGAAACCTTATCACGGCTCTTCAATGGAAGTTCTGCATCCATTGATACAACGTCAGCAGCAACTCGTGTGTATTCCGCAGTAATTGATGCCCAGCGTCCGTCCTGACTATATGTGTTAGTCAAGTGGTCTCGGTACATATAGGTCAATGTGGTCTGATTCTTGCCGTTCAACTTCTCTACTACACTCGCAACAAGTTGTGGGAAGTATTTATTGACCAACTGAAAATAAAGTGATTTTTCCATCTGTTATCCTCCTTCTTTTAGTCTTTATCCATAGTTGCATCAGACTCATCAAACTTGTTAGCATCCTCATCGCTAACCAAAGCAATCTTTGGCATAGCTGTAAGGAACGCATCCGGATAGTCTGCACCATTCGCAGCCTTAGCTGCTACCTTGTTAACTTGTCCAGCAGTCATAATTGCTGCTGGCTCACCGTTCAGAATGGAACGATAGAGAACACCCGCATACTTGTAATGCTCCAATGGGTCACTGGCAGTACCCAAAGCCTTATAATTGTCTGTTTCAATAGGCAATGGCTTGTAAGTTCCCTTACCATCTGTCACGATAACACGACCTGCGTAAAGAACTTCATCTTTTACACCTGTCCAATCCAAAGCACGACCGCCCTTGATGTCGCCTTCCCATTTCTGGATAATGACGGAATCCTCACCAAAGACAATTTGCTTTTTCGTAGTCTTCAATTCCTGATTCATGTTTTTCAATTTTTAAAGTGACTGAACTAATGATGCGGCTACATTGTCAACTTCCTCCTTTGTTGGCTCACCTTCGCTTGCACGATAGCTGCCCCCGAATTGTGGTTGTTGCAACGCCTTGTAGTTGTTCGCTACCTTTGAGAGGTATGTTTCGATAGTTTCATCTGTAGCATCATCGCTCAGAGTGAAACCCTCGTTGATACGACTATCGGGAATGCCCAACTCCTTAGCCTTTGATAAAATCTTCGCATCGTGGTCTGCCTTTGCCTTTGCCTTTGCAGCAGCCTCTTCCTTAGCCTTAGCCTCCTCAGCTTGCTTTTGGATAGTTTCTTGCAATTCCTTAATGGTCTTGCTTTGCTCATCCATCTGTTCGTTGTAAGTCTTGGCTTGGTCTGTATTTTTCTGTGTCAAGGTCTCAACGAGTTTCTTGAACTCTTCACGTTCCTTGGATCTTGCTTCCTCAGAAGCTTTCTTCTCTGCTGCCTGCTCTTCAAAGTACTTTTTGAGATAGTCCGGCATTTCGTTTTTCTTTGCCAATTCCTCCAAACGTTTCTTTTCGGCTTCTTCAGCGGCTTTCTTGGCTTTTTCATCTGCTTTCTTCTTAGCTTCTTCTTCAGCAGCCTTGCGTTCAGCATCTTCTTTAGCCTTCTGTGCCTCCTCGAACTTTTTCTTGGCATCGGTAACTCTGCGGTCATTATCCTTTTGCAAGGACTCCAAAAAACTCTTTTGGCTAGCAACCACTGTCTCGATGTTGTCATCAGTAACAAGCCCCATCTTGTCAAGCATTTCGGCATGTGCCTGAAGAACTTCATCACCTAACCCAAGAGACTTATACTCTTGTTTTAGTAACTGGAAAATTTTATCTTTCATTCTTTCGATATATTTGTTAAAACTAGTGCAAAGATAATACGAAAAGAGTAATTAATGCATTAAAGCGTTTGCAGGTATCTCACTTTTGGTTAAAAGTGAGTAATAAGGGTGTTTATAAGCGATTTAAGGCTATTTTATCACAAAAATGAATACTTAATTGCAACACAAAATAAAACACCTTATATAACAAAAAAAACGCCAAATATCCTCACGGACATCTGACGCTTGTCGAATTAAAAAGAACCTAAACATTAAAATATCTAAAAGTTTATGACATTTCTCATATAACCCAAATGATTCAAATTAGAATAGAACCGTCCATCACGCTCTATGAATTTACCGGACTTCAAAATCTCACCATTATGCAACATTGCAAACTTAGAACCATGAGCTGTCCATTTATTCATTTCTTTCATATGTTCATCAGACCCCCAACCATATTTCTTGATAGTAGGATAAATGAAACGTTCAAAGCAAATCTGACTATCCGTTTTATCATGCTCGGAGCAGATCGGGAGCACTCCATTATGGGCGAACCAATAACCAGCCTTGTAGAACGGATGGCAATTCTTGACACAGACAGAACCATGAGTAGCAAATCTAAAATGTATGATTACATTCTCATTTATATCTCGCTTCATCAATCTACGTATAAATGTAGAGAAATGCAAGCTCTTATAATGGTCAGACTCACTCACAAATCCGCAACCATCGGGATTTCTCATATACGCTGCCTTCAGCTCATCAACGGATGGCAAAGTAGCACCTTTCGGACATACAATAATAACACACATATCTTTACCCTTTCTTTTTTCTTAGTAATACTTGATTTTTTGTGTCCTAGGGATTTTACCCTAGAACTACATCAATTAGTCGTTATTGGCTGCAAATGCATCCTTACGGCTCTGGAAGAAAGCCTTCTCTTCTTTATTCAAGAAAGGTATATCTTCGATGTTCATAACCTCACTAGTGAAGACATTGTTTCGAGACCAACCGACAAGCTTTGCGCAGAACTTAACCCACATTTCAATCTTCTTGTAATTAGTTGAACCTTGATGCTGGCGAAACTCTATAGTCTTGTGACGTGTATAGCTCTCAGCATTTACCTTGTAATATCTGTCTCCATAAAAAACACTACGTCTTATATCGTAATTGTCGTGGCAATTAGAGAAATCCTTGTCAAGCAAGCTGGCTGCCCAACGACAATTACCTCTTCTTGAAGGAGCCATAAAACTATCAATCAATCTTTCAAGCTTCTGATAATTCTTGAAGACGTTAACATACTGCTCGCCTGTCAACTTAGCTGCACCAATATGAACGTGAAGGCCACAAGTAGAATTTACTCTTGCACCTACGGCATCCAAAGACTTGATAGCCTTCTTCAAAGTTGCCATACCATTTGTATTGCCATTCAATACCGGACTTACAACCTCGTTAGGGTCAACATCACCACCAACTGAAGAATCACTAACAATCTTGAAATAACTCTTGTTGTCGGTGTGGTTATAGCCCTCAGAATGAATATCAACACCATTCTGACGACCCGCCTCTATCAAGGCATTGCGCTCGGCATGAACACATTCAATCTCAACACCGAATGTATAAACGAATCTCGTTGAAGTTGAACCGCTTGGTACACAAACCTTCAACATATCGGAGATTTCTTTCTCACGAAGACCGCAAGCCTTCAATGCAACAATCTTTTCGTTGCGAGGCATCTTTGACTTCTTGATTTCGTCAATAGTCTCGATTAATGACTTCTTTGAACTTGCGAATGAAAAACCAGTCTGCTTAGACATAATCAATTGTGCTAGTTGTTTCGGGTCTTACCCCTTGGTGTCGCTCTCACCTTATTGAGTGAAACTTGTCACTCGGCAAATCAACCAACTTATCTTGATTGACGATGCAAAGATACGAATAAGTTTTGAAATATGCAAGTTATTTAATGTTTATCTTTTGTATTTTAACCTTTTATAACTGATATGTGGGTCTTGTTAACATTTCAGCTTTTATTTTACCTTATTATATATAAAAAGGCTTCGATGTTCACACACCAAAGCCTAAAAAACTTTACTAACTAATTACCAAATTTTATCAACTATCTTCTTGAATCATCACCAATATCTTCTTCTACTCCCAAATCCGGTAGTCTGTCATACGCTTTTTGGTCATCACCTCCTTCAGACTTAACACCTAGCAGGTAGCCATTCCGAAAAGCATAATATACCACCTTTTCCATATCTTTAGCCGTTGCGTTATCTGTCAAATGCAGCGTGGCGTACAATCCCATCAAGAACTTCCGTACATCTTTTGGATATACCTTGTTGTTCTTTTCTAAAGCGACTGCCATTCTTAACGGACTTTTCATATTCTTCAATTTTTCGTTAAACCATCAAATGAAGCACAAAAAGAGAGCCATTCCGCTTGTTCCCCTAGTTCATAGACTTATTCACAACTTTATTCGTCTCATCTGCTTCCTACGTTTGCCCGTTGACAGATGTCCGAGATTCCAACAAGACAAACATCACGGCTCTCTTCTTGTGTATCATTGTGCCAACGGAAGGATTCGAACCTTCGACCCTAGGATTAAAAATCCTATGCTCTGCCACTGAGCTACGAAAGCATAAAGGAATGATTGGAGTTGCACCAATGCCCCCTTGGTTACAAACCAAGTGCTCTACTTCTGAGCTACATTCCCCGTAATCTGACAAAGTTACTCTTGTGGTGCAAGAGAGATTCGAACTCACCGAACCCGCAATGGGAACTGATTTACAGTCAGTCTTCTTTATCCGCTTGAATATTGCACCATTTGTGGAATACATATCAAATATCACCTTGTTGCCCCAAGCGGATTCGAACCACTAATGACAGAACCAAAACCTGTAGTGTTGCCATTACACCATAGGGCAAATTTGTACTGCATAAAGGATTCGAACCTTTGAATACCAGCGTGAAAAACTGGCGACTTAACCACTTGTCTAATGCAGCATCTAGGGATTCTCACCCTAATTAGAGTTGCTTTGTTATAGTCTAGCTGGGCTGGGTAACCTGGAAACCATGCCGTAAACTCCTAAGTCTTGACTTATGGTAGAAGCGACCTCTCAGAAGGCCATCTGTTTCAAACACGATGCAAAGATAAGCATTTTTTCTTAAACTTGCAAGCGTTTTAGTGTTTATTTAAATTCTTTTGATGATTTTTACATCACTTATCCTTGAGGAGAATACCACAAAGGGTTTCTACAAGTTTCTTTGCGTCATCACCTTTGATTTCGATAACATTTGAAATTCCATCAGGAGCATCCTCGCCTTTCTGTTCCTTATCCAAACGCTTACGGAGAGCCAAATCTGGATTCTCAACCAAGATAGAATCCAAAGCATAATTGCAAATGCGGCTTGCAAGTTCCTCGTTACCATTCGCATCACGCACAAACTCATTCTTGCCTTCAAGAATACCCACAATCTCGTTGTATTCTTCAGCACTCTCACAATTTCGTGTGAGCATACCAATCACCTTGTAACGGTCAATCTCAAAACTGACCTTTAATTTGTCTTTATTCATTTCTGTTTACTTGATTTAAAAATTAATTAATTGCGTCTTATATTCCACATGCTTTCCGCAGGGCCAACCATAACATCAATATTTGCTCCTTGCTTATTTGCTACTGTCTCAATCCACTTAAGGTTGATAAACTGACCAGCGGAAAGGTTCATTTCTTCCATATATGCCTTATCCGCCTTTGCCTTTTGTCGCTCAGCCTTTTCTCTTGCTATCTGCACTTCATATTCACGTTCTTGTGTCTGCTTAGCTTGCACAACCTTTGCCGTGCGGTTCATTTCATAAAGCTGTTCCTTGTTTGGTGTAGCTTTACCGATGATAACCTCCTTTATGATGATAGGCATCTGCTTTTTCTTTGATAGAGCGTTCACATAGTCCTGCATCTGCTTGCGTATCTTGGTGTCAATCTGACTAAGCACTTGCCGATTCGACATCAAGTCAAAAGGGGAATACTGAGAAATATGGTCTTGAACCAGTTTGCAGAAATAATTGTTGAGATTAGTATCAAACCATTTCTCACCATAATTCTGCAAAAGAATTGGGGACTTGCCTTGCTCAATCTGAGTAATGATTACAGTATGGAAGTCAAGTGGCGTGTTATCGTCACTAAACAAATCATCTAAGGTAATCTCGTGACGGACTGGAACAATCTTGAAGTAATAACCACTCGTTGACCACCAACACCAAGTGAGACCAGTCTGCACAGCTTGCTGTTCAACACCTCCATGCCCAATAAACCAAGGCTTCTTTACGATTACGGCTTCTTCGTCTGCATCAGGAGAAACCGAATGACAACTTGTAAGCGCACTCATGCCGAGTATCGCAATACAAAACATTAAGATAATTTTCTTCATTCTTGATTTGATTATTGTGTTATATTATACCAAAAATTCCTCTCTTTATAAAGTTCTCCCTTTTTCTCATACCGGATAGCATCTGACTCTTCACATAGCTGACGAATACGCATATACAAGCGTTTATCCAGCTCTTCTTCAAACAAAAGAGACAACTCCTTCCAATTGTCAACAACAGGAGCAAACCAAGGATATTGCTTCTTTACAACCTGTAGCTCATCCAAGGTTACGTGTCCGTATTCTACCATGTCATAGCATCTACGGAAGTCACTATTGTCTTTGGGAATATTCAAATCTTTCTTTCGTTTTACCCCCATCAATGCACTCCACATAGTCATTGAAGAGATACCTGTATCACAAGTAGCTATCCACTCTATCATTCTTTGCTTGTTCATTTTCTTTTATATTAATCACGCTAAGTCGCTTTATTAGCTCTTCACATGCTTCTTTAGTTAAGATGCAATTCTTGAAATCTTTAATACCAGTAACCTTTTCACGAATAGCAGCATTCGTGTCGTACACTTCTTGTAGTTTTTTCTGAAACTCAATTACGTCTTCGTTGGTGAGTTTACCTTTCTTCTCAACAATCTTGTTTGTTATATTCTTATAAACACATTCGAGTTCAATACATAAACGAGTTTCTAACTTCATCATTATTGCGTGTACAAAAGTATCATAAAGTCTTTCCATCTTGTATTTCCTCCAAAAGTCTTTTGATTTCCTCGTTATCTTTATTCTCAATGCGAGCCTTTAAGATACTCTTGAAAGCGGCATCCATCGCCTCGTATCTGCCTAAATACTCCTTGCCATCCGTATGACACAAGCCTTCCTCTACACGCCATGATGTAGTTTGCCAACAGAACTTTCCTTTCGAGACATTTGCGACACAAATATAATAACCGAAATGCTCTAAAAGCCAATCAAGCACCATATCATAGCTTGGAGCGGATATTGCCGGATGCTTACTACTCAACTTTAATGCAGCAGAAAACTCAATATTGGATTTCTCCCACTCGGAATTGGAGTAAGCAATATAACTGCCGTAATGTTCACTATATTTTCCACCCTTACGAATACCACCCTTTGCTGTCCAAGGGCTGGCGTAAGCCCAAAATTCGGCTATCTTCTCATCGTAGCCAACCTCCTTCAGAAGCTTGGCTATCTCAAAAGGAACTACCTTTGGTTTTACCGTATGCCTATTTGCCATTTTTCACCCTTTCTAAACTGAACCCGATTCTGACTTATCTAATTCATCAATCGCCTGTCTAAGCAAAGGAAGTATCTTATCCAAATCATCGAAATTCGGTACGACTTCATTCACTCGCAAGATTGCTTGACCTAGCAAACTCTTAATCTTTTTTCTGTCCATTGCTCTTGGCTTGTTTCTCTAAGTCTTTTAAATCTACCTTCTCAAACCGAGGAACCGGCTTACCATCTACCTCAACATTACCAAAGAACATATCCTTTGGTCGCACCCAAACTTCATGTTGTCCGCACACTGCTTGATACGCAACCTTAGCTTCAGAAGTCTCGCTATCAGTAACCTCACCAAGGTACTCATAGAAATTACCCTTGTAGTGTCGGTAAATCGGCTTATTGAATCCACCATGCAGCCAATCGGCTTTGTCCTTGATTTCCACGTACTCCCTTACCGCATCACACTTACAGGACTTACTCAGCTCTTCTACCCAATCAAAGAAAGCTTGTTTGTCCTTGACCTCTTCACTTGATACCATGAAGAGATAAGTGCAAAGAAGCATCTTACCTGCATCGGTATCATATTTCTTGTTCACCTCTTCAGCTAATTGCATCATAGGTGTATCTAAGCGATAATTCCAACTCATAATCTATCCTTTCTTACTTTTTAAATTTGCCAAGTCCTCTTTCAAACGTAGATGGAAATTATCTTCTCCATCATCACCGGAAAGAAGCCAATCAATTCTTTGGGCATAAACCTGAGCTTTCTTCAGAAGTTCAATACCCTTTTTGAATTCCTTGATAGTCTCTTTAGATAAGCCATATCTATTAGGCATCGTATGATGATGCTTTCTAACATACTTGTCTTCATCCTCCTCCAACCATCGGTCTTCGAGAAAGCATCTTTCGTCTTCCTCATCCAATGGATGACCATCAATATAATCTTCTATCTTTGTATATATGTCAGCAATCCTATACTGAGCATAATCAAAACGTCCACCACTCATAATCTTCCAACTACTGGAATTTGAACTTATTTCAGCACACTCAATCTTGCTTCTAGCTGTTGGATGATGTTATCTATTGTCTTACCCTTATAGTCAACAGCAATATCCTCCAACACTTCAATCTGAGCCGCAATCTTAATTCTATCTCTTATTAATGTCATAATCAAACTTGTTTCTTATGATGCCGTGCTTGCAAAGTTGTAATGCACAATATATACATAACCACCATACATCTTTCCAATAGTTACTTCAACGTAATCAAAGATGATGTCGCCATCCACCTTGTAAGAAACCAAAGGCCCAGTAGGGAATGCGTTGTGCTCTGTATAGTAACGATACACTTCTTGTGATAGTAACTGCTTGAATACATCAACCTCACCGTCCTTTGAAAAAACACCCTTAAACTCATCTTCATTGTCGATTGCAACAACTACTCCAAGTTCTTTTCTTACACATACACCTTCGTTTGTACCACTTTGCTCATTATACAAGACTGGTAATGTGTAAACACCTCTCGATTCTTCCATATGCTTATTCTTAATTTGTATTTTATTTTATCCTTCCACTTTCTTGCATTGAGCTAAGTCTATCGCATACGCCCAACGCTTAGGGACAAAAGACATCGTAGGCTCAAATCTATTTGCACGTTCAACACATACATCTTGCGTCCGGTAAATCAATCCGTCTGAGCCTTTTACCTGTAACTCAACTAGAATAGTGTGGTCTAGCATCGGGAACTTATCAATATCATGCCAGACTTCACCACCTTCAATGAAGGAAGGCTTAATATGATTAATCTTTTTTGCCATCACTTACCACATATAAAATGGTTTGACTTATATTCTCTAGTTATGGTCTCACGGCTACCAAAGCACCATAAGTCCCTGGATTGTTCCTTGTGCAACCTTGATGACTTAATATAATAGCCATTGTTGACATCATAATGCTTACGTACCATGATATTGTCATTTACCACTCCAACCTCATCATCAGTAATTACATAGAATAAACGCCCATCGCTAAATGCTTTCAAGCCTTTGTAAACTCCGTTAGAGACAACCATCTTTTCATAGCCGTTCGTCTCCCAGTTGGCATAATCCCAGATGGTTCCCAAATCATCATCATTCAGAAGATTATTATCAATAATAACCTTGCCGATAACCTTGAATTTGCCATCTTGCATCATTGCCTCAACGACAAATTCATCGGCAGCGTTGAAATCGCTAATCTCTATGGGTCTCATAATACTTATGCTTTATATTCTCGTAAATCACCCTCTTTGCAGCCTTTGCTCTTCTGTTATTATCCGAAAAGACATCATCATACAAAGACATATCTTCACTCTCAAAAGCCACATGCTCACCTTTGTAGCAAGCATCAAAGCGGCATCCTTTTTCGGACTTAGCCGCAGTAAACTTTATCTTACCAAACTTAATCTGCATAAGCCCTATCCAAGAAAATAAATTAATGATACTATTTCAAGAGCAAATAAAAACGCTAACGCATTCTCAATTGTGAATACCTTTTTCATTGTTTCAATACAGTTTTACGTGTGTCTCACGTTCTAAATTTATATTGTAAGGGGATTTCATATCCCCTTTGTTGTTCTTACTTCAAAACTCGATAAGTTTTATCGAAATCATTAAAACTCTTCAAGTAACCTTTCTCTGTCAAAGAGTTTAAAATTTCTTTCAACTCATCCTTGGTATTATCCAAATCGAAATCATACAAATCTTCAAAAGTAAAGTACTTGTTACCTCCGATTACATCAGCCATCACTCCGATGTTGCCATAAACCATTGTCTCTTTCTTACTCAATCTAGTATTCATAACGAATCACAGTTTTTACGGTGTGTCTCACCTTTTTAATTAGTAACCTTGTTTCTTAATTACGATGCAAAGATACAAAGAATATTCGAAATATGCAAACTATTTAATGTGTTTCTTTTATATTTTAACGCTTATTATATGTGTAGGCACGAAATTAACTTTCTGTAGCAGAAAAAGCCAAAGAATCCACCATTTCGTTATACATATTACCTCTATGAGCCTTAACCCAATGGTATCTTATCACCTTGCCTTTCGCTACCTTATTATATATAGGCTGTAAGTCTCCTAACTTGCAAGCCTGTATTCTCTCTATAGCCACTTGGCAATCCACATATACATCAACAGAACACAAAGGAGGGCAATCACCCAATGCTTGAATGACCGCCCTTATTTCGGCTCTCACCGAATCGTTCACTTTGGCTGTGATAAATGTATATTTCCCACTATTGATAATCGCTCCCTTATGAAGCACAAGCCAACCGCAACCACACTTGTTGTTCTTACTAGAGCCATCAGCATACACTTCATAGCGCACACCTTTATCCTCATCAACAATCATCTGAGCAACAACCTCCAAAGAGTCATTGCTCATCACATTGGCTATTTGCTTGGCTTTCTTCTTCATAAGCGATTAAATCAAACCTCGTTCCTTGAACTCATTCATCAATGGGGTTGCCAAGACCTCAATATCTGGATGAGGCTTTCCGGTAGTTCCTTTTGATCGCAAATCGAAGAAATGAAGCCAATCACTCACGAATGCAGTATGAATCAACTCCGTGTTGGTATCAAGAGGAAGTATCGTTCTCGCATCCTGTGGCTTAAGACCATCATCCTTGACCAAAGACAAATACATCATTTCGCATACTCTATTTGCAAACCACCATTTTTCTACCGGACTCCAATGCTCATAACTACCGATGTTCTTTGATAGGTCAACAAATGTTCCACCATCAAAAGACGATGGATTAACCGCATCATCTTCGCTAACCCACTTTGGCTTGTTGATAGCAATCTCTCCTCCGGACTTATCTTTACTATAGTTGCAATATCGGGTGCTTTGTTCCGCTACGGAATCTACACGATGTCTGTTAGCCTCTCTACTTACCGCAATCTGAGTAGTAAAGCGGACTGTTATTCGCTTCTCATGCCATTCCGTAGGCTCGCAAATATAGTCCAAATCCTCAAACCAGTTATTTTCAACTATCACTCTGTAGTTGGTTGTGATATAGTAGTCGCTGCCAATCTGCATCACCTTTGAATATTTGTTCTCACGATAGTGCTTGACCAACAAAGACTCCGGTACAAAAAATCCTTCTTCATAGGCTACATGGAGATAAATCGTTCCATGCTCACACATGGCAAGATGATTGCTGCTTACCATACGCTCAACGAAAGGCTTTGCGCTGTCTTTATCAATCTTCATACTTGACGCATAGCAAGTGCGACCACACAACTCTATCTGCTTATAAACTCCATCCATGCCCTCACCTTGGGATAGGATTTCATATCTCGGTTCTAATATCTTCATGTCCTTATAAGTTTTAAAATTCGACCACAAAGATAGCTATTATATTCCACTCTACCAAAAATTAGCACTCAGTTTAACAACACTTATCTATATTGTGAAAAACAAAAACTTTCAAGATGGAAAAGAGGAGAGCGCATCATGCCTTCCCCTCCTTCTCGATTATATATCAATATTACTACAGTTGTTCTAGTGTGTCTCACCGCTTGCAAACATATCTCCTTGACTAGATGGCTTGTAACCGATGATTTCCAACACCTCCCCAAACTTGTTGTCATACCACTTTGGAATGGTTTGTCCAGGCACATCCTTGTAGATGTCATTCAAAGCATACTCCAATCCTTTCTCTGTGACGGAATAGTACTTGTGAACCTTGCCGTGCGCACCCTTTCGGGTCTTCTCTTCCAATAAGCCAGCAGCCAATGCCAGCTTATTGAACTTGATGGCTGATAACTCAACACCACGTTCTTTCAATAATTCACTGACTGCGTGCGAAGCACCATTCGGAGCGTGGACGTAATCGGGAACCGGAACACCATAAGGCTCTGCTATCTGACTCACCAACTGCAAGCGTGCGGCATCACTATATCGCAACGAGTCCATTACCCAATTAGCAACCGTCAACTTGTCTTGCAAGAAACTTTGCTGAGGCTTCATTTGCTCGGCTTGCACCTGCTCACGATGCTTAATTTCCAACTCCTCCCAACGCAAAACCAACTTCGCTCTTGCCTCATCATTAAACTTGGTGGCAATGTAAAGACTCTCACGTTTGGTAAGGGAATAGCAAGGTCTAGTCTCTCCCTTTTGGTCTTGGTAATTAACGAGCTTAAAACCTAGCCCGTTAACCTTTATCCACGCAGCCTCCATCTTACGAATAGACTGCATAACATTCTTATGCAACTTATTTGTCATAGTTGCAATTTCCAACGAGGTGATTCTTTCTTCTCCATCACCTGTCATACCAGATTTCACAATACCCGATGGGAACACTGGCGGATTCACCATCATTCGGTTTACATTTTCTGTCATAGTAACTCCAAATTTAATTTGTTAATAATTATATTTGGCTGTGGTGGAAACGAAAAGCCCCATCCGCTAAAGTCACGAGTGCGGACAGGGCTTAGCCACTTGCCCACTAAAGTAGAGAGATGAGCTTGTGGCAATTCTCCACGCTTGGAGAAAGTGAAATATCTAACAAATTTTAATAGTTTCAATATCCTTATTAGCCGTGCTCTCTACTTCACAACCTTGTTATTTTCGGCTGCAAAGTTAATATAATTTTTTCTAACTTGCAAACGCTTTAGTGTTTTATTCAAAACGTTAACGTTTGTTTTGCTTTGGAGGACTTCTGTCTTCACCAGCACGACCAATTCTTATGGCACTTTTCTGCACATTACTTCTTCTTTCCATTGCTCACGGAATTTAATAGTTAAACTTCAAAGATAATGTGCAGTTGCTCGGGTGTGCCTCACCTTATATATTGTTACGCTACCATTAATAGCATTTCTTTTGATTGCATCTGAATCCATTGGCAAGCATCCTTTCGGAAAAAGATGTCAGAATCGAACCGCTTGCCATCCACGATAATGTGACTACAATTGCATTCGAACTTATGGTTTCGGGTCAATGGTATCAAAAGGTATGTATCACCCTCTTTCTTGTCGTACACAAGCGTCAAATCCGTGCCGATAACCTGTGATACCACCTTGTGCTCATCTGAGCTTAAAACACCAATCTTGCCATCATGCTCAACATAAAGAGCATCCATCAAATTCTTATCCATATCTCTTAAATATTTAATGTTCAAAGTCCGGTGCAGTTTAGCGTGTGCCTCACGAAATCTATTACAAGTCACACTCGTATGAGTATTGCTTTTTCAGCTTGTTCAATGCATTCTCGGTAACGTAGTAGATGTTATCGAAATACTCGCTTTTCTTGATGCTTCGGCTTTCCTTCAGCTCTACCTTGTGATTGAATGTCACTTCGTAGCGGTTAGCGATGCTTGTAATCAAGAAATCGACCTCACGCTTATGTCTGTCCAGATCGGTCTCTTTATACTCTCCACGCTTGAGAAATGCGTCCTTGTTCGTCTCTTCGATGGTTGCAACCATGTTGCCTTGCATCACGATAATCTTTGCGCTCATATCTAGTTTCTTTTTAAATCGTTAATAACCTTGTTAAGCAACTCTAATCAAGTTGTAGTTCTTGAATTGTCTCCACTCGCCCTTGACTTCATCCCAATACTTTGTGCAGTCCTTGCAAGCGTAACCCTTGCCGTTTGGAGTGTAGTCAATATGACTCTCCATCAAAGTGCCGAAAGCCTGACGAATCTCACCATTCATTTTCTGAAAGTAGAACTCAACGACCTGCTTCTTCATGCGAGCCTTCAGTTTGATAACCTGCCAAGCTTGCTTCAAGCATTCTGCCCAACTCATATAAGCACCTTTAAGCTGAAAGGCTCTGTGTGCCATATTCATCACTTCTCTCATCATATTCTTAAATGTAGTAGCCATAATCTTTCAATTTTAAACGTTAAACTTAAATTACTTACTTTGCAAGTCCGATGCTCTCACGCAAGAAGCTCTTAGCCTCATCGTTGTTCATATTGAGCTTTATTGTTATCATATTCAACATTCTATCAACATCTTTTTGGGTGTTCATTCTGTTGCTTACGAACTCTATCATAACGAACTTCTGAATCAAGTTTCTTCTTATCATTGAAGTAATCATATTGCTATACCGTTTTACGAGTGCCGACTCGGAGGTGCAACCTCAGCTAAATTAATAATGTTATTGTGACCTTTGTTTCTTAATCACGATGCAAAGATACTAAGTTTTATCCTAACTGCCAAATATTTTATTAAGTTTTATCCTAACTTTAACCTTTGTTTGCTGATTTAATATACAAATTAAGATATGTTTGCATAGTTAGGTTAAAAACTTAGTTTTTCATAATAAGTTTGGCTGTTTGCGAAAATATTTGTATCTTTGCAACATCAATAAATAAAGTTAGAACTTAATATATAATAAGGTATGGATATACGAGGCATAATTAAACGAAAAGGCTTTACGCTAACGTATGTAGCGGATAGGCTGACTAATAAAAAAGGTGGTAAGGGAGTATCTTTGCCATCCTTGATACAAACTATTGATGGGAATCCGACTGTCGCTAGTCTTCAGGAGATAGCAAGCATTATAGGTGTAACGCTTGCAGAACTAGTTTCCGAAGCTGATAGTTCTGATTTCATCGCCCTAATAAAACAAGGTGGTGAGTTGTATTCCGCATCGTCCATTGCTGAGGCTAGGGACGTGCTGGACAAGTTGGAATGTGTTAAGTAACGTAAGGAACATTCCTTGCAAGTATTAATAATTAAAACTTTTACGGCTATGAATGATTTTTTCAATTTGAGAGGTACAGCGGTATTCCGTGTTCTCTCGTTAATTAGTACAGTAGCACTATGGTTAACTATCTTATTGTTTGCCATCGGCTTGATGATGGGCTTCTTTGGAGAGCAGGAGACGAAGGCGATAGGATGGGCAACGGTTGGATTCTCAATCTCTTCCTTTATCTCTTGCCTATTCATGTTCGGCTTCTGCTACCTGATTAAGATAGCTAAGTCTTACGACAAGGACAAACAAGAGGATAATAAGGAAATAGTATTCCAATACAAGGGTTACAAAGGCACTTTCACAAAGGATGACAATACTGGAAGGTTTGATGGCCACATCATCGGGACAAGCTATTCCTACTCTGGCTACAGCCTTTCAGAGACAGAACTTGCATTTCAAGCGAGAGTTGACGAATTACTGGAAGAAAAGAAACTATAAAAAAGAAAGAGGAGCGCATCATACGTTCCTCTTCTTTGTTTACAATCTACTCATCTTGTCTTTTAATTCGTGAATATCATTGAATGCTTGCAGCATAGGCTTATGCCATCGCTCTTGTCGCTCATCAATCGACTGCAAGTACATCAAGCTTTGTGCAAGGATAGTCCTACCCTCATCAACCGCTAACCAAATGTTACCTACATTACCCATAATAGTATTCACGCTAGCCGTTAATAAGCTACCCTCTGTACCACCATCACGAGCCGCAATAGCATCCAACTTGGTATTTATGAGCTTTGCTTCCTCATACGTTCCCTCTGTGGCGATCTGCACCGCAGTGAAACGACCATTCAACTCTTCTCCTGTATCTTGGCTCATTGATTCAAAAGAACCGGAAGAAGCGGACTGCTCGTAAGATTGCTTGTAACCCGTAATATCAGCAATATTATCACGAATAGCCAAACCCTCTTGAACTATCTTGTCATACTCTTCTTTAAGATTATTCAATTCGGTTGGCGTGAGCTGCCTTCCTCCATTCTCCTTCATCTTGTTTGCCCAGCTCTCATAAAGAGGCTTAAGCTTTTTATTCATAAGGTCTCCCAAAGCGAAGTTAAGCATCGACTGGTTGAGCATTGTAGTGAAGTCATTAGAAAAATCCTTTGCAGACTTACTCATATCCATAAGATTGTTTATGAAGTCACTCTTCATCGAATCAAAGGTTGTTTGAGTCAAATTCTCATTGATTTGCTCCGTCAACTCCTCTAGTTTTCCCGCCAGTTCTGTATATTGCTCCCAATATTCCGTCTTATCATACTTACCTTGGTCGGTCATGTTCTTCCATACATCCGCATTATGTGTACGAATGTCAGCCATCTGCTCTGGAGTGAGCTTATATATATCCTCCAAGGAATTAACCTTGTTTATCGAAGAATTGGTATAACCGCCTCTGACTGCCGATTGCTGTGCCAAAGTCTTATTGATTGCCGCATAATCTTGTGCAGAAAGATTCCAATAATAAGCATTTGAATGGTGTGCCCCATGATACCCCATCTGTGTTTTGAGAATATCCATCGTTTGGGTATTAACCTGCTTTTGGGCATCATAAGCAGCATTATAATTGCTGACTGCCGTATAACCGGAAGACTTGTCGATAGAATCCTTTAACTTATCAATAGAATACATCAATCTGTCATTGCTCTCGGTCAGCTCTTCTGTTTTCTTCGCAACTTCTGCACCATTACCTCCGCCAATACCGAACATCTTGCCCAACGAGCCAATGGTTTTTATTCCATTCATAGCCGCACCTATGTAGTTTCCGCTTGCAAAATCAGAAAAGGCTTGTGTTCCACTGTTCAATGCATCCATTCCGTTATTCACGGCTTTACCAAAGCCTGTGTTTCCGAGACCCAAAGCATCGACTAACCCAGGAAGGTCTTTCAGCTTCTCTTGGATTTTCCTCAAGCCTTCAGCCCATTCCTCTATAGTATCATGCAAGCTCTTCTTTGCAGCATCCTGCTTTACCTTGGCTTCTTCCTGTGCCTTTCCGACTTCCTTCGTAGCCTTTCCGACCTTAACCTCTGAAACCGCCAAATCATCAAAAAGCTTACGTAACTTCTCCGTTTGGCTTACACTGAGATTCTTGGTAGAACCCATAAGTTTGTCCTTATTGGCAGAAGTGATATTACTGGTATCTATGTTAACCCCACTTTCAGCAAACACGCCTTGGATTTTTCTCCTTTGGCTCATATTATCAGCCTTGGCATCAAACTCCCCCTTTCTAGCTTGTGCCAATCGGTCTTGCGCATCCTTCGCCTCATCAATAAGCCTACGGTGTTCACGGACTGCATCATTAACCAATCCCCATCTATCCTTCTGCTCGGAAATCGCATCATCAATCTTGTAGATTTGGTCAGATACGGTTTTCATGTCATCAATTTCCAACGTACCCGAACCAAGCAACTCCTTCATCTTCTTGCGAAGGTCTTCAAGATAAGGAATACTCAATCGGTTCATATCCTGAAAGACAACATCCCAATTGATAGAATCCTTGAAATCCGAAAAATTCAACTTCTTCAACTGGTCGCTCATCTCCATTTCCGCACTCGCTGCGCCAAAAGTATCCCCCTTTTCTCTTGCAAGGTCTATCTTGTCGGCATATTCTTTCAAGATAGCATAACGCTGCTGTTCCAAGCTACCATACTGCTTCATGAAATCCAACATATCCTTTATCTCCGCTTGCTGGATTTCCTTCAGCTTTAATTGTCTCTGTTTCTCAATCAAGGCAATTTGGTCTTCAGAGTCCTGTCCAATGGTCTTTCCTAGATGATTACCTTTGTCGTCAACCATTTGTGTGCCCAATACCTCTTTGCGGTATTCTGCATCGGACTTACCCTGTTTCCACATGCTGGCTTTACGACCTTTTCCCGAATTTACCCATACGATTTGGTCTTTCTTCTTCTTAGCCTCAACGAGTTTGTCAATCGAATCCTCTATAGCCTTTTTCTCCTTGTCTGAAGCCATGTTGATTTGAGCAATCTCCTTTTCGGTCTCATTCTTAATCAATTCCGTTCTTCGCTTTGACAACTCATCGCTAGCTTTCTCCGAATAGGATGAAATAGACTTGGAATAGTCCTCCTCAGCCTTGCGCTTATTACCAGCCCTTGTCTCGGCATCATTCCTAGCCTTTTCAGCTTCTCTAGCCGATTTTTCTCTTGCCTTCTTCTCCTTATCTATCTCCTTTTGGCTTTTCTTCGGCTTACTTTCGATGTTGTTACCTCTCGCTTGCATCATAGCTAACTCATTAGCTACCTGTTCGTAAGTTTTCCATTGTCCTCCGATATTTAAAAAATCCCCCTTCTTGTGTGTATCAAGAAAGTGTTGACGAGCAGCCATACTCGCTTTCAACTGAGACTGAGACATATTCTTAATCCATGCAGGAAGCTCACTATCATCATAGTTAACTTTAATATCAAGATGCAACTTTCTACTGCACAACTTTATTGTTTCTTGGATTTCACTATTCAAATCCTTGAAGCTCTTCTTTGCATATTGATTTTTCAAAGCTTGTTCCTCTTGCGCATAAGTCAACTTAGATGTGGCTTTTCTCGCACGTTCTGCGGCATTGACGCTATTATTTATAGAATCAACAGTACCATCCAACTCAACTTTGTTGCTAACAAGCCCATCAGTAAAGTCATTTATATCAGGAATCATCTGAGCCACCTCAGAACGGCTATGGTGCATATTTTCGAGATAAGTTCCTATTTTTACATTCAACTCCCCTTGTAATTGAGAATATTGAGCATTCAATGCGTTGTACACCTTTAAATCTCCACCACAAGCATTCATCTCCTTTCGCAGTTCAGCTAACTTGTCTATGTCATCCTGACTTATGAGACTTCGAATAGTTCCCATTTCTACATCTGACAACTTGTCGTCAATAGAATCTTTGAATGAACCGAAAGAGGAATCATTTGAAGAATTATAATTATCATAAGCCTCTTGTAATTGATTTGCACGCTCCATTTCAAGAGAACGCTTTTCAATAATACCGATAAGTTCTTCTTCATGCGCCTTTAACTCTTTAGCTTGCTCACTCATGCTTTGAGACTTCATTTTAGTCTCATCCAATTTTATTCCATATTCTTCATAAGCAGACTTCAATTCATTTATTGTGTCCTTATGGTCTTCTGCATTGCCGTTTTTAAGAACCGCGAACAAGGAACGAACCTTATTGCTAGCCTCAGCAGCCTTATTACCCATGTCTTGAGTCTTCTTAGCAACATCTTCCTCACTACTTCCAAACATCGCAAAAACAGACATAGCGGTTGTTACCAAAGTAAGAATAGTAGTTAGAGGATTTGAAAGCATTGCAGCCCACAACTCCTTCATGCTTACCGTCACGGCATTAGTCGCCCATGTTAACACATTTTGAGCTAAGGCTAACCCCTTTGTGCCAACAGATAATATAGATGTAACAAGGGAATTTCGTTCCTTTGCTCCTGTATTCACGTTCTCGGATGCAGTATTTACATTGGTAGCCGCAGTATTAGCCGTTTTTGAAGTCGAGTTTGCCGAATTAGCAATAGTTTCCGAAGAAGTAGCATTTGCATTAGCACTTTTAGCGGTTGCATTGCTAGCTTCTGAAGTCGTATTGGCTTGTGTAGCAGTAGTTGCCGCCTCTGTTATACTAATCTTACCATTCTCTATATCAATTCCTTGCTGAACAATATCCCCAATTTCATCTGCCGCAGCTCCGGTCTCTTTATAGACCTCAGTTTCATACTCTTCAGCTTCTGCTAACTTTTCAGTCGTAGTTTGAAGCTCCTGTTGGATAGCCTTACGCTTTGCGTTAGAACTTTCGTATTCCTCATCCGCTTGCTGACGCTTTTGTATCAGCTCTTCCAATTTCGCTTGTTCAGCCTCGTATTGAACTATTGAACTATTTTCGTTATCCGAAAAAGAATCCTCATAGCCACCAAATGAAGTCGTATCAACCGCCCCATTATCATAGACCAATTCCTTTTCTTTCTGCTCTATGATTTGCTGCTGCTTTTTTATTTCCTCATCAAGCTGAGCAAGGACTACTCTCTTTTCACGAGCCTCATCCATCGCTTTGTCGTAACTCTCTTGCTGCAAATCTACTTTCTTCTGTAAGGCGTTAGTTTCCAAAAGAGCCTTACCATAAGCGGTTTCATTTGCCTTGGCTATTTTTTGTTTAAGGTCAGCCTCAGCCTTTGCTTGTTCCGCAGCCTTATTTGCAGCAGCAATGTCGGCTTCTTGCGATCTTTTTGCACGCAACTCTTCTTCTGCGGCTTCCTTGGCATTTACCGCATTTTGCCATTGGAGTTGTTCTTTCTCCGCAAGTCTTGTCTGCTCAACCAAGAGGTCACGCTTCAACTGGAGTTGTTTAGCCATTTCTTCACTAATCAACCCCTCAGATTTCGCTAATTCTATCTGCTTAGATATGCGTTTCTCCGTTTCATCATCACCGATATTTTCGGTATCGGACAAAGCATTCCCCAACTCATTATAACGGCTTGCCTTATAATCTTTTGTATCTTTTCCGTTAAGATGTCGGTAATCATTTTCCATTTCCTTGAACTGAGCCATTTTCTCATCAAGTCCCTTGGAAAGTTCCAAAGCCTCCATCTGTTCCTTAGCAGCAGATTGTTGCTGAGTGACAAGCATATCACGTTTAAGTTGCAATTGCTCTGCCATTTGTTGGGTAATGATGCCATCGGTCTGAGCCTCCTTAATTTTAAGAGATACAAGTTCCTCAGCCTTATCCGTACCCAACATATCGGTATTAGCTACCGCCTTATTCAAATCCGAAAGTCTTTGGCTCTTATATTCTGAAGTATCTTTTCCGGTATAGGAATGGTATAATTCGGCTTCATCTTTGTACGCTTTTATTTTTTCGTCAAGATTACTTGCAATACCATCAAGTGTAGCTTGGTTCTGAGCTTTTTGAATGGATGCTGCCGCCATCAATCCAGCTTTGTAAGTTCCAACCATAACAGCTGCACTTCCTATCGTTTTAACCAAAGTCTGCCAATTATCAACCAAAGACGAAATCAAATCTAAGCCTGTGCCAAATATTCCTTGTGACTTCTTGCCAAGTTCGTTAAACATCTGGTCAACGCTATCGCCTATGTTAGACCATTTGCCTTGCAAGGTTGTGGATTGTTTTTCCATCAGTCCGCCAAACTTGCCGCCCTCTTCGGTCATGTTGATGATAGCTTTCTTCACCAAATCAGCCCCAACCTTTCCATCGGTAACCGCTTGCTGAACCTCTTGGGTTGTCTTGCCCATGATTTTGCCAAGCTCCTCAGCCATCGGGATGCCCCTGCCCATAAACTGACGCAAGTCCATCGTGTACATGCGGCCTTGGCTCATTGTCGTACCATACAAATACACCAAATCGTTCAACGGAACGTTCAGACCTGCCGAAATATCTCCAAGATGAACAAGAATATCATTAACCTCATTTGCAGCCGTACCATAAGCCAACAACTGCTTTGCCCCATTCGTTATCGAACTCATGTCGAAAGGAGTCTTCGCAGCCGTTTGAACAAGTTGATTCATTAACGCTCCCGCTCTCTGCTCACTGCCCAACATCGTTGTAAAAGAAATTTCCAGTTGTTGGAATTGTGAGCGGACATTAAAGATGTGTTCTGCCAATTGTTCAAACCCCAGGCCACCTACGAGGCTCATTGCTAATTGCTTTGCATCACCACCGAGACGATTAAATAAAGATGTTGCACCCTCACCGACAGTAGGAATTTTCTTCATTTCCTCAATCATTCCGGCAAAGGCATCAGTCATCACCTTCACGTTATCAGTAGTTGCATTCGAAGAACCTGAATAGCGGACATACTCTGCTTGCATGTTTTGCAATTCGATTCTTGCCTGCTTACCTAATCCGGTTAGATTCTCATAACGCCTTTTCTCATCATTGAGTATAGTGGAATTTTCGCTTATATCACGATTAAGGATTGTTGAAGTGCCAATATCTAAGCCTCCTTTACGAAGTTTAGACTGCATCTTTGCAATCTCAGAAGAAAGTCTTTCAATCTTTCGCTTAGATGCGTCTGCTTGCAGCTCGAAAGAATAAACCTCTCTTGTAAGATTCTGCATTTTCTTGGCATAATCACTACTCATCACCAAAGCGTAGCGAGACATTGCGGAACTAAGCTCTGTCACCTTTTGCTTTTGCTCTGCATATTTGTCCGTAAGGTCTTGAACCACCGCCTTATCTGTCGCCTTTGTTGTTTTCAACAACTCACCACGCAATCTTTCAAGTTCTTGCTTGGCTAGCCTTATTTGGTCGAAATTCGCTTTGATATTAAATTCTAACTGTGCCATCCTTATACGTTTTTCTTGGCAAAATTAGCTAATAATCAAAGGAATAGCGAAAGAATTAATGTGTGCTATTTCACAAAAAATTTAAGTGCAAAAATAAAGGTCTATATACAAAAAAAGCCTTCCACATTCACATGCAGAAGGCTCGGTTGTTTACTTATTTTTCTTCTATATATAAAGACCGTCAAATCACGACAGCCTGTAATTCTTTTGAAATTCCATGTAAGCAATCAAGAATTTGCTGCTTACGTTTTTTGCTAGGCTCATGGATTCCCATTGCATACTGACGCATCAGAGAAGCATTAATGCCAGCTTTCTTTGCGACACCATTTATATTCAGATATGAAAAATAATCGAAGAAAGAACCTATATCATACCGGAACTCAAACACCAATTCAGGCATTTGTTTTCCCTCTTCTTCAAGAAGCTCTTTAATCTCTTCCTTTGCTACAAAAATATCATCCATCGCTTGTTTTGCAGAGTTGCCAAATCCGACTAGATGGAAGTCTGGAAATTTATCCACCATATAGCAAGAAAAATTCTTTTCTTCTTTACACTTTTCTACTTGTATAATTACCTTTGTTGCCATAATCCCGATTCTAAACTTTAAAAAGAGGTCTTAAACCCATATCAACGTCTTGCTATATAAGCGAAAAATTGCTGGGCTTAAAGCCCAAGCAATCTTTCAAGAATACTGTCGTAAGTCTTTCGAGAAACTTCACGACTGCCGTGCCGTGGCACTGGACATTTAAGTTTTGTTGTTGGACTAAACCAAATGTCGTGATTACCACCATGCCGAACCACATAGCAACCTGCTTGGGTCAGCTTTCTCACTAATTGACTAGTCTTCATCATATATAGAAGAAATTAATAAATAAGTAAAAGACCTCTTTTGTCCTAAAGACAATGCAAAGATATAACTTTTTTGTTATATATGCAAATAAAAGGATAACTTTTTTGTTATATTAACCACAATTAACAAAAAAAGAGCCACCCTAAAGGATGGCTCACTTTACTTTACTATACTAAACAGTTCTATACTGGGCTTCGCTGCACAACACTATACTGCGCTGTACTGGACAACACTTAACTAAACTGCCCTTTATTTAAAATTAGCAAATACATCACGAACCTTTGCAAGTTTCACCAATGTATCGTAATACTTAGATTGCTCTTCCATAGGCAAAGGTCGAACATTATTTATGATGTCAGAACCTTGTTTCAACGCCTTCTTAATATCACCCATCATTTGTTCATAGCCATAATTGGCTTGCTTGTTACTAGGAACTATTTTATAGCCTTTACCCCAATCATTACGAAGACAACATTGCTTATTTTTCAACAAGTCCTCACGCAATTTATCAACCATTTCCATATATGTGAATTGCTGTAATTGGATAGCTTCTATATAAGCATCAACATTCTTATCGTAGTTCTCAAAAGACAACTTAGGCAACCCAAACTTCTCTTTGAGCCACTTATGAGAAATAAGTTGGTCTTCGTCAAAGTTAGCAATCAACTCTTCCTCAAACTTACCCAAAACTTCTCTTGTTAGTTCTTTTACACTTTCCATTTTTATTCTCCTTTTATTAAACTTTTTGTTCTCTGCCAAGGAATCGAACCTTGATGAATACCATACAGAGATACCCTTTACTACACTAAGCTATACCAGTCTGCACTTAACTATACTAGACTTCACTTTGCCCTACAGAACTTCACTTTGCAACACCGTACTTTAAATATCTAGCTCCCCACAGAAGAATCGAACTTCCGCTAGCACCATGTGGGGAAAACCAATATTATTTTATCACTTTCGCCTCAAACTTACCATACATTGCTCGGTATGTGCCTAAATGGTATCTAAGACCAGCAACCTCGAACAACTTAACAATTTGGTCTCGGTCTAATTGACTTTCATCATACCAACAAGTGCATTCTGTACTCCACTCTGGGAATATCGCACGAGTAGCAAGAACCTTTGCGCCTCGAATACCAACGACACGACAATCTACATAAATACCAAGCTCATAAAGTTGCTCAGGAGTTTTGTCCGCATCCTTGAACTTCAACAAGCCATCATCCATAACACCAAAAGAACGCTCAACCTTTGCACCGAGTCGAATCTCTTTGGCAGCACATTTAACGGCTTGCATGATGTGCGAACTAGGAATGTAGTATTCACCCTTTGTGTTCAGATACAAGGATGCCAAGAACCTCAATCTACATATCTCCAATTGGTCTTCTTCCGTCTTTCGTCTCTTGCTAGTCAAAGAGGAAATCGCTTTTGCGTAATCATCAAAAGGAGAAACTGTTCTCGGATTATTCAACATCAATGGACTAACACCAACCAACTTAAAACTAATTGTCTTCATACTTTTCTTTACTTTTAAAATTAGACACGGCAGTTTTACAGGTATGCCTCTTACCTTTGGGACAAAACAAAAGCCCCGCCCGCTTATTGTCGTGAGTAGCGAACGAGGCTAAAAGTATAGAAAAGTCCGAAGACTTCTAAATTTCTTCTTATCCCAGTAACCATGCTCACGACTTCACGGCTAAACCATTTCTGATTTCGTTTGCAAAGGTAAGCATAATTTCCGAAACACGCAAATTATTTAGTGTATTTCTTTATTCTTTTAAACTTTATTTTCTTTTAGAAACCTATTTTAAAGATTACACATTATTATAATTAATAACAAAGTTTAGTTTCCTCGCTAATCTGATAATTTATTAAGATTATCCTTTAAGTCTATGAAAACGTAATCCTTTGCCGTTATTTTTATAACTTTTGTTTTTGCTTTTGGGTAGTCCAACAACCCCTCTCCCCAAACATCACATAATGTCAACTTTACACGTTCGCTTCCATGCAACTCTTCAATCAAGACAGTCTTTGATATTTCATCATCAAGCTCATAGAGCTTGCTAAACAAGGAAGATACGTTTTCAGAATACTCTAAAAGCGTTCCGGTTGGTCTCTTTGTTAAAGATTTGATTTTTTCAATTATCTCTAATTCTTTTTCAAATTTTTCTACTAATTGCTTGTCTGACTCTTCGTTTTTTGCCAATAAAGACAAATCACTTGCCATTTTGTTTACGCAGCTATCCACTCTTTGAAAAGACCCAACCTTATCATAAAAAGACCATCTCCAAGACATTGCCTTAGAAAAATCATCGCAACTTACGATTTTATTACTCATGTTTATTGCCACTTCGTTTTCTATTGAGCTATTCCAATTCGTAATATAATCAGCTGTTATAAATTTTAGTCCATATATAAGGCGAATCGAAGACATACGTATATCTTTAGCCTTAGACTTGCAAATAGCAGCATTCTCTTCCTTAACTTGGTTGGAATGGTACACGTAGCCACCAATTCCGCCACCTATCACAACGATAGCTACGATGATGGCAATTATCAATTTCTTCTTCATAACTTCAATATTTTACAATATGTTTATATTATTTTCTTATTTACCTCTTAGACCCACAAGCACTTTTATGCTAACATTCAAAGACTTGTATTTTTATTACAGAAGTATTGTTATTTTACTTTTCAGCTTCATTGTACTCATAATCCCAGAGGAACAACTTGCCTTTGACGTTTCTAATCGGCTCATCGAACAATTTAGCATTCTTCAAGAACCAGTGATACTGAAAATCTTCAGCAAACGCATCCGGATAAGCCTCATGGAATTGAATATCATCCAACTCTACGCTGCCGATAATGGATGACGTTGGCAAGTCTTTGAAGTCTGGAATAACAATACCATGCTCTTGGCAATATTTCTTCATTGCGCTCTCCTGCCATCCGTCAAGTTTTTCGGGTTTGGCTTGGCTTGCATGAATAAGGAAACGACCACGGAACTTTCTATTCCAGGTTCTGTTTTCAATGGTCTTGCAGCCGATAGCGATTAACCAAGCATACGGCTGGCGAATAGATAATACTTTCATAAGCTCATTGTTTTGTTGTTTACATTCGCAAAGGTAATAAAAACCTTCGAGAAATGCAAGAAAACTCTAATTTATTTTCATCTTTTCTAAAAATAATCTTGAAATAATTTGCATTCTCAGATATTTCAACACACTTTTGCTTGATGTATTCAGATAAATAACCATCAAGTATGTTTCTTCTGTACTTAAGGCGGTAAGAGGTTAGATCCTCTTCCGTCTTTTCTTTGAGATTCTGTCCCAATCCGGTTTTAGCACATCCATCGTGCCGACCATCGCCTTGTACTTGTCTCCAAGTTCGCCCTCGTTCATAGAGGAACGGAAAGTGTACATCTTGTATCGTTCATGCTCAGGAACATATAATCCCACCATCAAGGAACGGACTCCATCCACCTCCTGCTCCGGCGCTATCAATACAAGCCCCCCGTTCATGCTTTCCAACTTGAAAATCTTTGAGGTGACAACCTCATAATAGTCTAGTATATTCATATTCTTGTCTCCTATAATTAGTTTGTACATTCAAGCACTTCAATATACTGGATAGAGCTACAATCAATATATTTACGTGTAAACACTACTGTACTTCCGCTCCCAATCATAAGTGTTCTGTTCTTTGTATTGCAATTGAAAGAGGTTTCACCACCAACACTATTGAAGTCGAAACTTATCTTTGCTCCACCTACCAAGTTGATATTTCCTCTAAGACCTTTATTCTCGGCTTCGCCCAATATCACATTCACATGACCAGCATCCATATTCTTATCTAATCAATTATTATAAACCTTCTTTGCTAAATATGCGAATGATGGAATCGCTATCAATGTAGTCTCTACTTCCATCCGTATCAATTATTGTCACAAGATGTCTCTCCTCGTCTAAGATAATATCATCTGTAGCAGTAAACGTCTTTATATGCTTACTAAAGTTTACATGAGATACCTGCCCATTTACAAGTGTAATTGTCGCAAGGTGACCACACACCTTCGCATCTTCTAAAATATTTTTAATAACATCAATCTTCATAGCTTTATTATTTTAATTCTTGTTCCACGATGTCGAAATTATCCCACGTTTCTCCTTCGCTGTCTGAGATATGGAAGAAAGAATCTGAGATATTGCATAGAGAATCATCGCAATTCAAAACTCGCTTGTAATTCTCCAAAGTGTTCATCCCTTTGTGTCTTATCGCTTTTCTTGCCTTATCTATGGTAGAGAAGACTTCTGCGTCAACCTCCACTGCTTCACCCAATCCATGTTGGTATGAAGAAATTACTACATATAGTTTCATAGCTTAAACCTCCTTATTCCTTACGCTGCCTTAGATAACGTTTCTTTGTCAATCTCAATCCACTGAGCACCATCCTTACGGAAGAAGATTTCACTCTTGATATGCTCACCATCCACATCAATACTATTACCCTTGCAGACAAAGGTGTGGTTCTTTGTCAAAGGTACAAGAAGGTACGTTTTGCCCTCTCTCTTGCGTTCTACAAGCGTTTTATCAGTACCTAGGATAATAGATACCCTTTCGTCCTTATCGTCCTTTAGAACGCCTATTTTGTCTGTATGCTCGATATAGAGCACATTCAGAAAATTCTCATCCATTTTCTTTTGCATTAATCATTATGTTATACTTCTTCTTGTTAACACCTCGTTTAACGGCTTCAGAGAGCAAAGTCAAAGCTAATGCTTCATCCTTGACTTTCAAAGCCTTCAAGGTATCTCTTTTGACGTAGCGGCTCTCATCGACCTCACACAATGGTACGTAGCCTTTGTGCTTGAAATTTCTTCGACCAATCGCCCAAATCTCATAGCCATCCGGAAACTCGTTTGTTGTCTCGAATACATAATTGCCATCATTAAACTTTTCCATAATCAATTGTATTAAGTTCTTTACCTTATCTTTTCTTACTCCTCCCATCGGAAAGCGTTAGGGTCTTTTACGACCTTCTTACTGGCTTCGTCCCACATATAACCATCCGTAAACCATTTAGGGGCTTTACCATTGATTACTCGTTTTGCATCGGCTATGCTAGCATAGTCCGGTTCAGCAATATTATCAATGCGAACGGATACCTGACCAAATACGTCCTCCACCTTAGTAATATGATGCCCTTTGTAGAACACTTCTTTCAAACACTTAGCGATTGTCTCCATATCTCAAATACTTTAAAAGTCCTTAACTAAAGGGGTGATTAAAGGCTCACCCCTATTAAAGCCTCGCCAAACACCTTAGAACGTGTATATATCTTTATGCAACTCGCAAGAAGTTGTAAGCCTTGAATTGTCTCCATGCGCCCTTTGCTTCATCCCAATAGCGGATGCAATCTCTTGATGCTGCATGACCAGTACCATTTGGAGTGTAGTCAATGTGGCTCTGAAGGAGAGTACCAAAGGCTTGTCTTACCTCACCATTCATCTTCATAAAGAAGAACTCTACCACCTTGGTCTTCATCGCTGTCTCAAGCTTTACGACCTGCCAAGCCTGTTTCAAGCACTCAACCCAAGACATTGAACTTGATTTCAACTGATAGGCTCTATGTGCCAACTGCATTACCTTTCTCATCTTGTTCTTAATTGAAGTTGTCATATCCTCAAACCGTTTTACGAGTGCCGACTCGGCTGCATAACAGCAATTAATAGTTAAACTTTAAAGCCTTTATCTCTTAAAGACACTGCAAAGATACGGTATTATCTTATATCTCCCAAATGTTTTTGCCTAAAACTTACGATTTAATCTAATATTTAACGCTTATTTATAATAAGAGGTCGTATTTTTACAAAATTTAATACATTTATATCGTATAATTGCGTATCTTTGCACTCAAAAACATTAGATAGTATCGTATATGAATTACAAGAAAAGCAATGTGCCTCTATATATTAAAGAGGTAATGAAAGAAAAAGGCATCATGTCAAAGACCTTACAAGAGGCTCTTGGTATGGCTCAAACATCGGTATCATACATTATTAATAATAAAGCGAACCCATCGTTTGATACATTGGTACGTATTGCCGAAATCCTAGATGTGCCAATTTGGAGGCTATTCTACAAGGAGACACCAAAGGAGCTACAACCAGAGCAGCCATCCATTCCACAATCTCCGGCTATCATCTGCCCTTATTGCGGCGAGCCTATCGAGCTGGAGATTAATGTAAAGGAGGGGAAATGATATTCCTCTCCTTTAACTCTTCTATTCTTTCTCCTTCAAAAAGCCTATACCTGCATAAACATTACCCAACTTATACCAAGACTGGTCTAAAGTCATAACATAACTACTGAAGGATTCTTCCTCAATATCAAGGGTGAAGTCTTCATCTACATCAGGCTCTCCGTGTCTTACATATCCCTTATTCGGGGTGTATAGCAATCTATGATATGAGCCGCTCTCGCAAATATAAAGTCCGCTATTACGCCAATCGGAACTCCAAAATTCCGGTTTATTCACGTAACAAAGCATTACATCACCATCGTATATAGGAATACTATGACTTCGCTCATCCTTTTCTCCAACAAACTTTTCGCTGCCAACATTGTCAGACTGACGGATAACAGATACGATGGAGTAACCATTTCCAATAAAGTCCGCTATATCAACATATGTTCTTTGCTCTCTAAGGTCAAATTCCAGTTGGCTTCTCACGCCATCTTTCTCAAAGATTACAAGTATTCTTGTGTACTTATCACCAAAATTGACCATACTTAGAATCAAGCCGTTATTCATGTAAGACGCATAAGCTTCTTTGGCTAGTGTTAATACACGCTCTAGATATTCCAATGGCTTGTATCTAACTAACCAAGACTGACCTTTCTGCATCTTTTGCAAGTACGAATACATGTTCATCGCCTCGCATTCATCTATTCCATGCTTCTTGCAGACCAACTTGAACTTATCCGGATAAACACTAGTTACAAGTCTATCCAATTCATCCATAGCTTGCATGGCTTTCAAATAATCATTTGCTTCCATTTTACTAATCTTTAAGTTTCTCAATTATATAACCACGACCTGTATAGGTACAAGACAAGCCGATATACACTAGCTGATGTAAAAGCCACAATTCTTCAGTGAATGGCAATCTATCACACTTCACAAACTCATCTTCATCCTCAAAATCAGATGCCTTTTCCAATATTTCTTCCTTTGTCATTATCTTTAAATTCGTGCCCGAAAGCTGTTAAATATCCGTATCTTTTATTTTTTGTAATGTGTCAAATATCACATCTGCAATCTCAAACCTGCCGACATTTGGATTCTGTGGGACACTATAACACAGAGCTTTTAAAAGCTCAAAACATTGATTCTCATATAATATCATACGCTTACTTCTTTTGATTAAAATACTTTTCCAACTCTCGAAGAATGAACAGCCCTCCTATCTTGAAAGACTGCTCTATCACCCCTCGATGTTCCTTAAATACGTTTTGACTTCTTGCAAACCGAAACGCTTCATTCTCTAGCATAAGCACAAACTTATTAAATTCTGCATCGGTCATTTGCCATCACCTCCTTCCTTTGGAAGTAAGTCTTCAGCATAAAGCCATTGAGTAATTTGCATACATCTAACTAGTATTTTCCAACTACAATCTATGTATTCTGTTCCAAATCCATTATTGTTAGTGGTTTTAAATATGATGTAACTATGACTCTTCGGCTCTTCGCTAGCAGGATGCCATAAATTCTTAAGAAATTCTTCTTGCATCCACTTAGCACCTAGTCCAATAGCTTCTTTGATGTCCTCTTTGTCGAACATTTCCATTTTATCTTCATCTTCGAAGGCTTCTACCATTTCACCGCAGCCAAGGAATTTATCCTCGTAGATTTCTTCCTTTGCAGTTTCTATTTTCTTATCGTCTATCATATTTTTAAGTTTTATAATGACCTCCACGACCAGTATTGTGCTGGGGCTAAGAAGGTATATGGGCATAAAGCCTTAACTTACTTTCGCTCATTCTGTGTCGTGGAAGTTATATTTTATTTAGATTTTTTTGTACCTAAAAGATGCTCGTTGCCTTTATAAGGAATACACTCTGCGTATATTTCGCCTCCTACTGCATGATAGAAGTCACGTTGTTCACCACTTGATGATACACGATGTTCTGTATAAGCATATTGGCACAATTCCCACCCTCTATTGTTGTATTTCCCTATGTATTTCATCAAACACAAGTCCATAGGCTTAAACTCATACTTGGGCTTCAAATCAACAATCTGTTTCTTCTCAGCATCCCATCGTTTGCCTTCCTTGGCTAAAGCGTCAAAGAGCTGCTGCTTCTCTTCTTCTGTGGCAAGGCGAAGTTCACAAAGGTTTTTCTTAAAGAAACAAGTTCTGTAACCCATACTCAAAGTTAAACCTCTTAAATCTAAAGAAATAAATGAGCTATAACCTTCATATAAATCAGTTTTGTCTGATACTATAAATACATCTTGTCTATTACCATAATCGGCAAAAGCTATATCTCCATCCTTGAACTCTGGCTGAGCCTTCTCAATCTCCAAGGTCTCACGATTGAGTTTACCACCCAATTTTTCCTCGATGGTTTTGATGTAGGTCTGAACAGCATCACCTTCTTCAATATCGAAGTCTTGTGTCATAGCAAGATTACGTGTATGAGTATAACTATATCCAGCCCTAGTTGCTTGATAGTACAGCTTACCTGTGAAAGTTGTATATGTATCATCGTTAAACTTTTCAAAGATAATATGTGAGTTAACATCTTTACAAACCAATACATCGCCTTTCTTCCACGAGAACTTAGACCAGTCTGCCATTTCCTTAGAAGGTTGCAATACACATTGACCTGCTCTAAAGAATTTGCCATCGTACCAAAATCTATGTTGGTTACTTGAATTGAGTTCTTTAACCACAATAGATTTCTTTTTACGTACATCAAGAACTTCTTTAAGCTCTACTGCTCCACATATTCGGGAATACAACTTAACTCCTTGTGGCTTATCCTTAAGGGTTGCCACTACATTAATTTCAGTTTCCATGTCTAACTTTTTTATATTCATTTATTCTTCGCTAAAATATTTCTTAACAAACGCTCGTTCGGTGAGCCATTTCCCTAACCCCACTCTAAAGTAACGCTTTGGTTTACCTTTCGCAAATCCATATTCGTCACGTGGTGTATTAACACTCATGTGTATCTTCGGAACAGTATTCACCGATACGTATGCGGTTATGTATTCATCCGAGAAAGCCCAATGCTGGACTTCACGGAACTCTACACTCTTAAAGAACATTTCCTTCATAAGCCTTAGTCCTTATAGATTGCATCAAGAATGCTTCTGAAATTCGGATTATCAATAACGGCTTGGGCATCTTCTTTGTTCTTGAAGTAAATTGCACCTTCGTTATAATTACCACAAGAAGTAATACCATATTCGTTGGTTCGCATGATATTATGCTTATATTCTTGAGAATTCCAGTCCGGTTTCCAATCTCCATTATAGTACTTAGCTATAGTCATTAACCTAGCTAATGCGATTATCTTTCCAGCAATCATTTCAGGAACTTTTATATCGGCAGGACAAACACCTTTACCAGCTAAAGCAGATAAAACATCCGCATAGCTGATTTCCTTCTTTCTAAGCTTAATAACACCAGCTTTTAAATCACAATTCTCAATGTCCACTTCCATTCCTTTAGGAATATCTAGGACTATTTTGTTATCGTCTATCATAACTTATTCAACTTTCGGAAGTCCTTTCTTCCATTAAAATGTTATTTCTAATTCTTTTCAAAAACTTTATCGTTTTGGCACTCACAGCTTGCGTTTCATGCACCTTTACACCATCAATTTTACGCAAAACAACATTACCATGCGTACTACCAAAGATAAAACACTCCTTGCCTTTCCACCGCACCATGTCGAAACGCTGAAAGCGAGACTTGCCTATCTTGTGCGAAGCGATGCAAGACCTACGAATACCACCTTTCTTCGGGTTCGCAACGTGCAATGCTCTCGTATGGCGAGGTACACAACGACACATAAAGAAAGTTCTCGACCGCCTTGCGTGTACGTTCTTGGCAATACAGAAAGCATCGGCTGCATGAGTTTTCTCAATATCATTCTCTATGCGAGTGTGCTTGGTAATGTAACCATAGGTTAAGTACACATTTCCAAACTCAGCCTTGGCTCGTTCATACACCGACCAACGCATAATGTTCATCACCGCCGCATCACGCAAAGTTGTACCACGCTTGATTTTCAAATCGAACTCACCACGATGGTAAGCCTTGTGGCAGGTCTCGCACAAAACAACCAAGTTGGATGGGGAATTGCCACCAACCTTGCGGCTCTCCAAATGGTGAACATTCAAGATAGGGTCTTTGCTCTTGCCCTTGCAATGAACACACTTATGTCCATCCCTTGCCAAGACGTACTCCCTCACGTTCCAAAAGCCCATTTGCTCACCCTGCTGATACTCTTCGCCCTTGATGTCGGAATTCTTGATTTTCTGAGCATCAAACTGAGCAACCTCGATTGTGGTCTTCGTAATTGGAAGTAACTTATGAACCAAGCGGATAACCTTTAAGTGGCTCTCTACCTTTTGCTCAATACTGGGTGCTAGCCAACCATCCTTTCGTTTGCGGTTGTCAAAACGAACCTTGCGGTAACGTGTCTTGCGGTTTCGTCTTGTCCGTCTCAACTCCCTGCGAGTAGAAAGCAAGTTCACAACATCACTTCTTAACTCGACCTGCGCTGCAAGCAGCTCCTTCTTCTCGGAACTAGCCGAAACGCCAATGTGCTTTGAGCCAGCATCAATGCCAAGGCTCACTTCCTGTGTGTAGATGGTGCTCTCATAATCCAACTGAACGACAAACGGAACACGGCTGACTACATGAGCCTTGCCATGGCGAAGAAGATAGCCTATCCTCCCTTCACGCTCAGTCGGCATCAATGCCTTACCTTCCTTGTTCCTTACGTAAATCATAAAAATCAATTTAAATTAATAAATAAATCTCACCTCGAAAGGTGGTTGTGCGCCCATCGCCAATGTTATGGGGTGGTTTCTTGTCCGCAGCACCGCAGCTTTCGCCACTTTTAACCACGAACCGCAGAGGACAGAACTTGGACGGACATCCTGACGTGCCTATGCATTCACCCCTAACGTAGCTCCCTAATTCCATTCGGGGCTGAGGCTAATCCGCTCCGGACGATTGAATGGATAATCGCTGTAGCCTAATCAAAGGCTTCCGGAACTTGAATCAGGTAATTTGGCACGTATCATTCTTGTGTTCTCCGCATCAATATAGACGTTTTTGTATTCCAAATCTACGCCTAAAATTTCCTGATTAAGCTTTGCTACATCCATATCTCATTAATATAAAAGCACTACGTTGAAGATCCCTCTGTTTGAACGGATTCTTCTCCTGTATTTTATTCACATCTTTTCGTATCTTGCGGCTTTTCCACTTCTTTGTAAGACGCATAGCCTTTAACAAACGATGGTCTCCGGCTAGCTTTCCAGCATCCTTCTTGCCACAATAATAGCCTTGCCTATAAGCCCAATATCGGGTTTTATAGACTTGCTTCATTATCTTCTTAGCTTGTCTTATCTTCATATACTACTTGTTTTTATAAATTTCACATGTCCCCTCATAAATAGTGTTATTACTATAAATGTCATTATATTGCGAAATGGAAACCAATTCGTTTGCCTTCATTCCCCGGAGAATGTCATCATACACACTTTCTATTGCTCTTCTCTTCAATTGCTCCATGCCAGATTTGTCACGGCAATAGTATTGCATTTCAAAGTGTGACATTTCAACTCTTGAATGAAGCTTAATAACTTGTGGCTTTATGTATCTAACCTCTATCTTTGGTTTGATGCCTAATTTGTCAGCTAGCCATTGCTTCCATTTTGGCTTAACATCTTCCCCGTCTAAGCAAGCAAGTAATATATAAATAAGACTAACACTTATATATAAAATTTCCATACGCTACTTCTTTCTTGTTAAACTTATCGCCTAGGTGATTCAATGATCTTTAGAACGCAATTGGTCAAATCCTAACTTATACCAATATCTTCTTGACCACCAATAATCATTCCGGTTTTTCTAAATCTTCTTGGCTTGCCTTATTTTCATCTTGCACCTCCTTTTTTGCGTTTCGTAAATACGACAAGCATTTCTTTCCAATAGTGCTTACAGCCTTGGAATACTCATCATCATATAATGATTCATTACCATCGTATCTACTTAGATATTTCTTTCTTTTAATGTCTGCATCAACCATGATTCTAAGCTTTGCAACAATCATTTCATTACTGGTTACCTTGCCAAGAAACCACAACATATTAGTTAATGCTAACTTGTTTGGTTCATAAGCGTCAACATCAGACAATTCTGACAGCCTTCCTTGAATGTATCTCGTTAGTACCTTTTTGTAATTCATACCTTGTCCGCCTTATCGTATTTATTGCCAACAACATAAGCTTTAAATAAATTAACAAATGGCTCGAAATTGTCAACTTTATCTAAACTCTTGAAGGCAAACATTCCTTCTTTTTCAATATAAACTACCTCATAGAGATTATCTATACACAAAAGGTCATAGTTATCACGCACTATATCGCCTTCCCAAATTTCATTGCAGTCTTCGTCCATCATTCCTGTGAACTGACAGACTGTTTCTGGAATTACTTTGTAAGGAGTTAAATAACATCTATCATCTTCATCACTTTCTTTACGATGAATATACGCTATTCCATGAGAGTATGTAAGTGAACCCTCTACCCATTCCCCGTTATCAAGACGCTTTGCCTTGAATTTTATGTTTTCTATTTTCATAAGCTATTATTTTAAATCACTTGCACCATCAGCAATGCCAACACTATATCTCTCGACAAACTCAGCAGAGCGTGCTGCCATTCCTTTAATCATTGCCTTTTTATGTGAGACGTTACCAGTAGTTAAAACATCAGCTTCTTCGGCAATATTATTAAACCATTTGATAATCTTTTCTCGTAACTCATCCGTTATTACATATTCTTTCATAACTATTCTCCTTTAAGTTCTACACTTTATTCACCTATCTTTTCAAAAACTAATTTTACTTTTATAGGCTCATCTTCCCATGATAAATCAATATTGTTTCTTGGGATAGTAAATCTTTTGTTTCTATGGTCTCTAGCAGTTATCTCATCATTACAATTATAATCAATACCACTTTTCCACTTACTCCAAAATCCATACCAATCATCTCGGAATGGTTTATCTTTGAACAACACTAGCTCGCCATCTTTATCACAAGCAAGCCATAAATATTTAACTTTATCACTCATATTTCTTCTTTTTAAGTTCTCTTTCACGTTTACGTCTCTCCCCTCTTGTAGGTGGTGGAACGTATGTTTTCTTCCTCAATTTTAACCTATGTAATTTTTTATTCTTCCGCACTTTCGACACTCTTCAAAATTGATTCTGCCAAATTCTTTATAGACATACTCATGGTGACAAGTTATATTTTGCTTCCACCATTTCTTTAAGAATAAGATTATATCTCCTATCATAATTAATCCTCCAACTCTTTTTTAATATTGTCTAACCACACAAGAATAGCATCAATATTAACAGAAGTAGCATGCTTCTCTTGACACTTTCTTAAAAGATTCTTCTTTTCAATGATTTCATTAATCGCAGTTACTTTACTCATTGCTTATTCTTCCTATCTTTATAAAAGTCTGGGACTCTATTAACTTCCCACCAAGACATTCCTTCATCACCACGAGACTCTATCCATACTGGTTCTTTAGTATCTTTATCTTGGCAGTAGATCATACCACGAACCTCATCATGCATAAAGATAGATTCTACCTCAAAATCTAGAGATTCTAGTGTACTATATAATTTGCCCCAGTAATTCGGGTTTAATCTTTCTGCTTTAGCTATTGATGCACCCTCATCACAAAGGTCAATTTTTAGTATCTCTAGATTATTCTCTTTAACAACATCTAGAATAGACTTTTTGACGTTCATTTTACTCATTGCTCATCCTCCTTAATTACAGGTTCTTCAATAATGAATTTACCTTCGATTTCAAATGGTAAAACGTTAGTAATATTTGCTCTATAAGCTTAGTCTCCTTCACATAAAGTTTCGTTAACCTCGTCATTGTATGTGTGAGTAACCGGATTGTACTTGGAATGTATTGCATCTACCCTACCTTTCCGGTTAGTGAAATAGATAGCATTTCCTTGGTCATAAAACCTGTACACTGTTATACTATCAACAACAAACAATTTCTCGACCTTGAATTTGTCAACAGAATCCGAGATTTGGACTCTTGTACCCTTACCTTTGCAACCTACCAAAATGGCGGCAACGGAAATTATCATAATTACCTTTTTCATATCAACTTCTTTTCTTCTTGACGAATCCGTCATCCATCATACCCTAATATACTAAAGAACTCATCCATTCTTGGATTTAGATTGTTTGCCATTAACATATATGCCGGAACGGAGCGACCGATGTTGTACTCTAGCTTCAATGCATGTATCATTACTGAAGCTTGATGGCTTGAAATCTTAACCCTATCCAATCTGGAAAGTATTTCGCTCTGCGAATCTGCATTACGAAACACTTTCTTGATAAGACTTTCTATGTACTTACGCTGCTTGTCCGTCATTGCTCTTATTGTGCTCAAGAGACTCAACCAAAGCCTTCAGACCATTGAAAGTAGCATCCACCAACTCCTTGCTATCGGAAGCATCAAAATACCAATTTCCAATAATCTTGCTATTATTTTCGGCAAACATCGTAATACTCGTATGAGTATTTGAAGACGACATCTGGATAGACTCCTTTGTTCTACCCATGAGGTTGGCAATCTTTACCAATACCTCTACATAAGCATTATTCTTTTCCACTTTCTTATTACAGTTTTTATGGTGTGTCTCACCATTTTAATTAATAACCTTGTTTCTTAATTACATTGCAAAGATACAAAGAATATTTGAAATATGCAAACTATTTAATGTATTTCTTTTAGTATTTAACATACTATAATAATACAGACAAATAATTTGCTGACGTTAACACAAAAATCCCCACCACTACATTATTATATATAGTGATGGGGCAAACATTTAAAACAAAATAGCATTATGGATTTCTACGATTACTATCAAACTAAATCGTCAACATAAGCCCATTTATAGATGGCGTTTGACTTCGTGAACTTCTTCCACCATTCCTCGCCCAAGAAATTCAGATGCTTGAAACGCTTGCGAACCTTGGTCAGACCGACAATGCGTCTGTTGTGCTCAGGTAATTCTTCTACCGGATGCCAAGCACTATCCTTTTGGCATTTTATTCCCAACTCCAAGGCTTGCTTGGCTATCTGCCTTGCACCTTGACTCAAGTCTATCTTATCTATCAATAATTCTAAGTCCATAATCAAATAACTTTTATGTTAACTTTGTCTTCAAAAAACGCTTCTAGCACTTCCTTGGCTTTTGCATCTGCTTCATCCAAGTCTTTGCATATGACTACTTGAACACCATAACCTATATGGTTACGCAATTCATAACTACCATCAGCCTTAACCAACCGGAGGAAAATATCTCCACCTTTGAAGCGGTACGAATATCCTTCAGTTGCCTCGTTCCATTGTCTAACTATGTTCCTCACCGCCATAATATTTTTGCACTTTTACCAATGTAGCACTAGCACCCTCAATATAGGCTGCGATAATGACATTTCTATATAGCTCACTATTTTCCTTATCAATTCCTACCAAACCTTCTGTTGATTTCAAAGGCTCAATTGTAAATTTATAAGCCTCCTCTACTATTCAGCTAGGAACTCCATTTGAAATCAAATTCTCACAATACTCATTCATAATTTAACCTTTTAAAATTAGTGGATGACAAGGGATTTAAACCCTTGTTGGTGTCAATACCTCCCCAGTGACCTGGTACACGGAATGTTTAATCAAGAAATCCGCTCCAAGTTTGCGAGGGTCGCATTGCTTTCAGTTGCCAATGCCACTCATCCGTTTGTCAGCGACAGATGCGAATTTGAAGACTATGCACCATTCCCAACCTTGCCCAAGGGTTTCTGTCGCTGACTTATGGGCTTGTGCCAATGGCTGTCGGCAAATTTTAAGTGTTCACATCTTACGATGCGGTATTAACTATCTCCCTGCCCAAGGGAACAACCATTAGCGATAGGCTATTTGTAGTTATGAAACTTCAAAATAAAGCCGTGTGACTCCTAAGTTTACAATCCCGCCCCCACGCTGGGCATCACACGGCTTTGAGACGTGGGTATTTGGTAGATTATGGCTTTCCTACCTCGTCTTTCTTATATCATTCCGCTGCCATCCTGCCGCCCAGTCTACCGGAGCTGCATTACAACAGTGAAAAGATGTATTCACATTATACAAGGCAGCTCTGAACTCATCCAATTCTTCTGCCGAGAACGGACAATCCTTGTTTACTCGCCTTGCCATAATTTCACCACCTTATAGCCAAGCCGACTTGCAAGATCAAGAAATACGTTAAAGTCTTCCTGTGCAAGTTCTGTTCCTGATACCACTCCATTCTCTATAGTGAAGTAACGCTTTGTATTGTAAAGCGTATCCTCCAAGCAATAAGTTTCTTTCATTTCTTCTTTCTAATCAATAGTAAACAACCTTTCGACTGGTCTCTTTGTAATATTCGGGTTAATGGAATTAGTTATTTCCTTTTCCCAGACACATCTGAACTCTTGCGGCATCTGATACTCGCTGATAAAGACCTTATGTCCTCTTCTAGCCATTTCCATGCACCAAATATAGAAACTTTCATAATCGAAGTTCTTTGATACATCATACTTTTTCGTAGCTTTGTAAGGTATATCGCAATACACTATACTCCTTTCCGGTATCACAAGTTCATCATAACTGCCGCTATAGAACTCAACACCTTTAATGAGAGGCACATCACGCATTGTATTTTCTATCTGCTCCCTTATGTAATCCCTTGCCTTTCCGTTCTTGCCGACAACATTATGTCCGCTATAGCCACCATCAAAGAAGCGACCATTAAAGCTTGCCATGAAGCCGACTAGTCCTACACCAGCTTCGGTAAAGAAATTATTCTTTCCATGATAGCAATCTCGTGCCTTGTCATACGTCTCCTTGCTAATATGCCTGAAGACAAATCCTCCATCCTGAAGATGCTTCCACATTTCGATAAGATACCTATTCTTATCGTTGGCAATCCTGCGATACGTGTCCGGAACGTTCTCAATAACGCTACAGCCACCACAGAAAGCATCTACAAACGTATCATGTTCCTTGTCCAGCATAATCGGCAATATTTCATGCACGATTCTAGCCTTACTACCCATGTACTTCATCCTATCAACTTCTTTATCATTTTAACACCTCGGTTGCCAAATTTTCGCTCAACAACCTCATTGTAACTAACTCCATCAATGGAACACTCATCCGGATAGCGTTCTTCAAGCCAATCCGTAAACTTCAGTAAGTTGAAGACCAACTCTCTTCCCGCTAAAAGAAACCGCATATCTATGAACTTTCCAAAGTTTTCCCCAAAGATTCGCTGAAATTCATTACCTATCGCCAATAACTCATTTGGGTCTATTTCCATCAGCTTGCTTTCTTTGATGTTGTTCTCTCCAAAGGAAAGTCACTCTTCATAAAGTCATTAATCCCTATGTAAGTCCGCTGCAAATCCTTCTCATCGCCTTTTAAGTCTTCCGTTGCATTAATAGCAGCCTCATTTAATGTCTGTTCGTCAAAGACACCTTTTCTCACCTTGTCGAAATAAGAAAGAATTTCTTTGGTCATCAAATGGTCTGCCAGTCTCTCGAAATCCTTATCCATCACTAACGCCATGAAGTCATAGGAGTTTTCAAAAGCAAGTATTGGGGCAAAATCCTTGAACGCTTGCATTAAGTTAACGTGCAATTCTTCAAACAGCTTACGGATGATATTCTCATAAGTGCCCAAACAAAGGTTAGTGAGATTATAAAGGATGATTGCATTCGCATAAACTCCCGATTTTTCACCAATTCCTAAGTTCTGTAACCTCACCGCGATCTTATCTCGCAACTTATACAAGTCTCCACTAATCTTGTCATAGAACGTCATTGCGAATTCGTTATTAAAATCTGCATTAGGAACATAAGCGTCATAATACTTAACCACCTTGCGAAGATTCTTCTTGCAGTCCACCCACCTCTTCTTAACTTCAAACCTAACGCATTTCTTCTTCAGAATACTCTTTTCGATTTTCTGAATGAAACACTCTGCCAATATCATTTCGACATAGACATACTGCTGTAGATAGGCTCTGGTAACAACCATAACCTTATTTACTTCGGTTTCGGACATTTCATGCGGAACACTGATGATTGTCTTCTTGCCACCGACATCTAACAGAACTCTTCTGAAACAATTAACACTAGACATGATGTTTTCTGTTTGAATATTCAACGACCTTGTTATAGCACTCTGTTCTTACCAAATCCTCGACCTTATTCAATGTGCAAACCTCGTGGGTATCATTCATATTGACTTGTGGGCAGCAAATCTGATAAAAATACTTTGTCCTGACGGTGAAACCAAACAACTTGATTTGTTCTCTGATTACCCGACCAGACACCACCTTATCAAGTTTCTTCTTTCCTTCAAAGAGATTCAAACTTTCCTCTCTTCGATATATAATATCGGTCATAACCGAAAAAATCTTTCCGAGCATAACTATTCCTCCAAATTTCTAAGTGTCTCCATACTCTCATCATTTTCAGCATCATAGCCGATATGATACTCGCTACCAATTCTTGCACCAACATATATCTCTTCTGCATCTAAGATGTAGTGGAACATCTGTTCACGTACCTTTCTCTGCTCTTCATTCAATTCGAGCATATCAAAGCACTCTTCTTGTAAAGACTTATATGGATTCGCCCCCATATATGCTACATAAGCCAACTTGCCTTCCTGGTGCAATGGTCTCCACTTCTCCCACCAATGGTTGCGGTATTCCAAGATACCCCTTTCTACTCCATCGGCACAAACATGTTTAACTATTCGTATTCTCATATTCAATCCTTTTATTTATATTCTACCAATTTTCCTCCTCTTTTAAAGCTTCAAACTTATCCTTCATAATAGAATTGGTCTCTGTCCAAAAGACTATGATAACCTTTTTTACATCAACCCCTTCTCCTTGTGCAATATCCTTTGAGGCCTTAACGAAATCAAAATACCCTTCATCTGATTCTAAAATTCCGACGGAATACGCCATACGTCCATCCTTGATGAATCTTGCGGAAAAATAAAAGTATCTTTTCATCGCAGTAACTCCCTAGTAAATTCGTTACGCATCGGCTCTACGATGCTTGTGTACAAGCTCTTCTTGTCTTCCGGAATATCATCCGGTGTAATAGAGAACATCAACAAGTAAGACATCGGAATCCCCAACACCTTACAAATTGCATCAATCTTACTTTTGCGTGGAAACGTTCTTCCGGTTTCCATAAACAACATATTCGTCTCGCTACAACCGATAGCCTTAGCCAGTTGTCGTTGGGTCAAGCCCTTGCTTACCCTAATTGTCTTAATCGCCTTTCCTAAATCCATTTAACCTCCTATTTTAATATTTCAAATCTATTCTTAATTGCAATCATCGCATCCTTGACTCCATCCTTATATCCAACAGAATACAAGGAACAATCCTCTTCGCTCGGCTTTCCGGTTTTTGATTTCAAAAACTCTTCTATCTCACGGAAGCCATGTTCTAAGAATCTAAGGAACATCGCATTCTTCGTAATAGCTGGTCGTAGGGTATCTTTAACCCAATCCCAGCCATCACCATAACCTAACGTGAAATTTGAATTGCCACAATATTTCACTTTCTGCTCATCAAGCCATTGTTTTAAAATTTCTTTCTTTGTCATTATTCCCAGTTTTTAAGGTGTGTCTCACCTTTTAAATTAGTAACATTTGTTTCTTAATCACGATGCAAAGATACAAAGAATTATCGAAATGTGCAAATAATTTAATGTGTTTATTATCTATATTAATATATTTTAATCTCAATATATAGAATCTACTATTTGTTTTGCAGTTTTTTACATTTCGCTCTCTTTCAAATACCCATGTTGTCTATTACCTTTAACGTGTGCCTCACGCTTTGTAATTTTTGCATCTTGCAGCGATTTCTGTCAGTCGCTTCCCCTTTACTTCCACTGTGCTACCCTTCTTGCATTTCAAAACATTTCCTGTGCTAGTATTTAGTATTCCCAAGAAATGGATACAACAAAAACAACTTCTAAAATTCTTATCCATTTGACATTTCCTTTTTAAGTTTCTTTCTTTGAGCCAAGAACATAACAATCTCCTCGAAATCTTCGCAATTCAAGAGTATTTGACCAGCCTGCCATTCCGCAGCTTTCTGCTTTGCATCCTCCATGCCCTTTGCAAAGAATGTGATTTGCTTGCCTTGGCTTCGATTCTCTGCCGTTACTTCAAGTGTTCCGAATTCAAGTTCTGTAGTATTCATACAGAGACCTTCATCAAAGAGCCTCTGTAGATAATTAAAAAGGTTACAATTTTCCATTTTTCAATCTTTCATTTTCCTCCTTCAATAAATCATCAATCTCCTTGCGCTTTGCCCGCATGTCTTCAAACCATTTGCTCGGTGTTCTTGGACATCCTATGAGCCAATGATCGAAGTTTGGAATAGGCAAATTGAACTCACTTGCTTCAATAGTATAATCGTACCACTTCAACAACTCTTCTTCGGGAGCTTCCTTGTCAATATCAGTTACAATAGTAGCCATATCGAAAGTTAAATCACCGCAATTGGCTATTCCACCTGTATCAATCCAATATGTCTCCGGATTATCCAATCCGTAAAACTCATGCTTCTCACAAAATGCCTCCAAGTAAGCATTGCAAGCATTCTCGTAATCTTTCTTTAATTTTTCCTTATCCATAATCATAAACCCTTAAAAAGTTTCTTAACCTCTCTCTTCTCCTCCTTTGGATGGGAGCACATCACAACTTGCGCTCTTTGATTGTGTCTTACCTGCCATTCGCAAGTGTTGCAACCCAAATCACCGACCTTATTAACGGCATTGGTATATCTTCCTTTCTCACCATAGGGACAATCGGTAACGAAATCCTTTCTTCCCCAGATATACTCATCTATTCTATATGAGATTGCGTTTACTTTCTCCTTTTTCTCTTTATTATTCAAAAACATCATTTCGTCAATATTTAAAATAGACACAACTGACCATCATCAGCGACCTTAACATTATTCTCAGGAAACCAAAGTTCCTCAAATATTATCTCCATGCATGCTACAACTATAGAGTTTCCAGCAGCTTTTTGAAGACTTGACTTCGACACTCCACTTTCAAGCATCCGACCTATGTATTCTTCGTCAACGTTCATCAAACGGAAGAGTTCTCTCGGAGTCAAACGCCTAATACGCAACCTTGTCTTTCCAAGCACAACCAAGGAGTCCTTGCTCGCAGATGTAATGGTATTAGCTATATTCTTTCCAAGCTCAACCTTTGGACTATGCTTTTCGCCTTTTATCCACTTCCCTTCAGAACGAGTCCTTATAGCTGCACCCATAGGCTCTTTCCATTCATTTGGTACAAATTTCTCTTTACATAGCAGAGTATCGCTCAAAAAGTACTTTTCGTCCACATTTTCCTCCAAGACATCAACCAAATGTTTCTTCAGCTTTGTCTTTCTCGGGAAATGATAATCTATCTTATCACCATCATTTCGTATAGAGAGCATGAAGACACGTTTTCTGTTCTGAGGAACACCGCAGTCGGCAGCATTTACCACCTTTGCATAATTGGCATATCCGTAGGATTCCAGCTCCTTGCGCCACTTGTTGAAGAACCCGATGAACTTTGTTTGAACCAAAGCCTCTACATTCTCCATTAAGAGGTATTTCGGTCTCTTGGTAATAATGGCGTTTCTTGTGAACCAAAGGATAGAGGAACGTGTATTGCTTCCCTCCTCTATTCCTTCCTGCATTCCGGCTTGCGAAACAGACTGACAAGGTGTTGAATATGTCAGCAAGTCAAAATCAGCAACCTTGCTCCAATCTATCTTGGTCATATCACCAAAGTTCTTGCCGGACAGACTAGGAAAACAAGCGTTATGCAAGGTTATTGCACTTGGCTCTATCTCCGACCAGCCGATGCACTCGTAATCAAAATCAGAATGTTTCTTCTTCAGTCGTTCCAAAGCCATCAGTTGAGAATCATATCCGGCACATAATTCAAATGTTCGTATCTTCATTAAATATCATGGGTTTTACAAAAATCCTCTACAAAGCTATCACCCCAATCATCCTCATGCCAAATCTTTGCTACTTCAAGTTGCCCCATTTCCTTTATAGCCAACAGAACTTGTTTTATATCGTCTTCGTACTTAGGTAATGATTTCTCCATAATCGGGAACAAATCCTTTGCCTCTTCAAAAGTCAACAGAACATCAAATGCCCCACCTTCACTTGGCTTTACTTCAAATAACTTTTCAGAAGGATTCTTTGCAGTTTTCAACCACTTCAAAAATTCCTTTCTACTACGATACTCACAATATAAATTGCTAAACTTTACGTATAGCTTATCAAAACCTAACTCTTTCATAATAAATCAAATTTATCTTTAATTATCTGTTTCAAACACCGTTTGCTTGCCTCGTCTTAACACACGATACTTCTCAGGAGCCATTGGTAAGCCATTCTCTTTTAAAGCTTTCTCGTAAGCTCCAAAAGCTAAACAATCGGCTTGTTCGTTCAAATCATCACCATTATGTCCCTTTACCCAAGTCAAAATAACAAGCTTGTCCTTTGCACACTTACGATACAACTTGATTAAGTCTGGGTTCTTTATATCTGCACCTATCTCCCAATCTGTATAGCGGAACATTTTCAATGCGTACTTAGAATCACTTCGAACCTCTATGACAGAACCTTTCGGGCAATAATTAACAGCTGATATTATAGCCAACATTTCCATACGATTTGAGGTCGTATGCAAGCAATGATGTGTCTTAACCTTTTCCAACTCCCCTGTAGCCGTGTTCACAACGATATAAGCCGAACCGCCAGCCTTATGAGTGGAATAATTATCACAACTACCATCGGTATAGCAAATATAGTTTGGAAGAAGCCTTTTTCTTTCCACTACAGTTTCTTCTTTCTTAGGTTGAACCTTTCCATACTTTGCATTCTTGCCTGTTCGCAAAACGGAGTTGTAAGCACCTGCCAATGTTCGCCAATCATCACAATAGTTTCCATCTTTCTGTCTCCATCCGTTTTTCCATAACAAGTCCCACAAATCTTCGATAAAGCCCTTTTCTATCCAATTTTTCTTTATACAGAAACCCGAAAAGACTCGGGAAGATGGTATCTTCGCATACAAATCCTTTGCCATTTCGTCAATAGCATAATCTTTTTTGTTTGCGGTACACCAATTGGGAATAACAATTATCACCTCCCTCTTGCCAAGCAGACGTTTGAATCTAGATATATTGCCAAAGTAGCGATTAGACTCTTCCGCAAAGTCAGCATTCTTCACTAAATTCGCAAAAGTTTTGTTTGAAACACGAATCGTAAACAAGTCTATATCCTTACAAGTTTCCAATATTCTATTAACCAAGTCAAACATAGCCTCTATTTTGTCGGCTTGTTGCTCGTTGACCAGGAAGTTGTCACGAATGAATTTGTCACCATCATACAATCGACTACAAGCCAACACTCGATTTGCACCTTTCACACGATATGAACTCAGATAAACATCATAAGCTCTAACTTGATGTTCTGATTCCAAGTACTTTTCTTCTATCTTCTTCATAATCTCGTATATATAATAATAACACGTAATATATCAAGGAACACGTTAGTCTCTTAAAGACTCCTATACTTATTCCAACTAACTACTAATATGAAAATGTCCAAAATAGAACTTACCCACCATAGAAGTCATCAGGTAGATTTCCTATTGTGCCATTTTCCTTTATTTGCATTCGATGTCCCTTCAATTTATAACCATAGATTCTGTGCTTGATAGCAACAGAAGTCTCTCGGTCTCCAAAAGAGTAAGAGCAAGGTATGATTAAATAGTGCAGGTTACCTACGTTAAACGTAAAGTTCCTACGACCAAACCTTTGCAATGTTCGTTCCATCTCTCCATCGTTTCTATCATCTGCCATGTGCATTTCCGCATACGTGGACTTAATCTTACCTTCGCTGATAAGATTCTTCTTGATTCGGCATATAGAGCCATGACCCATATTCACAACCTTTGCAAACGAGTTAGTAGTTAGTTGATGCCAAGCACAATCATTGTTGCCAACGTTAAAACAGTCTTGACGAGCACCACTAATAACCGATGTGTACAAAATATTGTTGACTATAGAATATAACTCCTTTAGCTTATAGTCCTTATTAATAGGAATACGACAAACGTAAGCTCCTTGGAAGCGACCTCCATTTTTATTGGGCTTCTTTTCTTTGTCACGGAACGTATTCACGATAAATCGCCCGTTACCAAGTTCTGTAAAGAGTCCATCCTCCTTGACATCCTTTAGCAATTTTCTTGCCTTTGGATAGCCCACACCGAGTTTTTTCTTTACATCCTTGATGGTTAAGTTAAATATTACAGAATTTCTGCGTTGCATCTTACACCAAATAGCAAAGCAAAGCGTCTCCTTGTGTGCCTTCACTTCTTGTGATGACGCACCATAGGTGTACTTCTTTACCAAGTCCATACGTATATGTAAATAATGCTTTCCCATAAATTCCTTATTTGTTTAACTTATCTGTGTTACGCCTACTCCAACAGTTATAGCCCATTGCTAACCTAGAGCTATCTAAGGATGTTTCGACTCATAATAAGGATTCTAAAAAGGAATCCTTACCCTTCATTCGTCTGACCCCCGAAATCTAGGTAAGGATTATCGTAGTATGGCTTTCGCCACTGGAAATCTTGTCGATTCTTGTAAGTGGGGTCAACACCAACAAAGCACGTTGCAAAGTTACTAATTAATTTTCAAACTGCAAGGGTTTTAGTGTGCATAATTATATGTATTATGCTTTCTTAACACAGAATGCCGTATTTAATTACATATATGAAACTATAAATATATTAAACCGCTTGCATTTATGACATTTCACACACTAAGTTGTTCTCAAGACTAAAAAGAGCAGCCACCATCACTGGCAGCTGCTCCATAAGTTGTTACCTAAAAACCAATCTTAAACCTTAATAACTAAAAATCAACCTAATGAAAAAACTTTTTCTTGTATTTTACCGTGAGAAAGAAAATCATTGCTACCAGCGTCAAGGAAACGACCCAAAAGGAAATCATTCCGAATTTCCAATAGAATAAGTCCCATCCCGCCAAGTCTTTCTCGATATATTCCTTTTTGGTCTGGACAATACTCAACTCTCTGTTGAGACTATCCCTCTGAGCCTTGTATATACTTGCTCGCTCTGCTATCTCCTTATAATGAATAAGGCTATCACGAACCTTGGATAGTTCCTTGCTATCCCTGTATCTAATCTCTATGTGAATAGAATCCTTACCTAGCACTTTACCACTCTCATCTACCCTTGTCTTGACATCATCCTTTATGTATGTGGAATCCTTAACCTGCTTTTCGGTCTGCTCCCAATGGTAAGCGAGTAAGCTATCCTGAATGAGCCTGACCCTTTCATTGACGATAGAGTCCCAGTGAGCATAAGTAGTAGTGTCTCGCACCACCTTTTCCACTTCTACATATCTCGTTGTCCGGCATCCGTACATCATCAGCATGATGAAGAAACCTACCAATATGGTAACGAGCCAACGCCACCAATCAAATCTTAATTGCATATCAACCTCCTTTTTGAGTGCAAAGGTACAAATTATATTATATATGGCATAAAAAGAGCCATTTGGGTTATTTCCAAAACCCGAATAAGTGAAAAACTAGCCATTTCCTGTTAACGAATGTAATCAAGCCTACTATTATATCCAATAAAAGTTAATGCAAAGAAAATAGCTTGATTTTTTATTGCATATTTCAAATATTCTTTGTATCTTTGCATTAGAAATAGAAAGGTGAGACACACCTTCAGAAACTGTATTATTAACAATTAAGCCCTATCGCATCACGGCAAGCGAAATGAATATGGCAACAACTAATAAAAAAAGAATGCGTGAGTTCTTCGAGTTCGGATTTGAGCAAGTTCAAGCTAAGTCCATCATTAAGGAGTGTAACTTCATTGCAGATGCTAAGGAGTTCGCAAAAGGTGGCAAGTTCGAGCGCTTCGCAGACTACACAAGAGAGCGTTTCGAGAACGAGTTTCAATGTGCCCTTTTGTTCGCATAATAACCATTTAAACTTACGGATATGAAAGAATTAAGCTTGACAACAGATTTGATGTTTAATCGCATTCTCGCTAAAAACAATTTTAAGTATGAGGATGAAGAAACAGCCAAAGAAGAAATAACTAAAATGCTATCTGATACAGACCTCACTGTAGTTGAGAGTAGATGCAAGGCTATAGAGATAGTCAATCCAGACAAGAGCCTGGAAGTACAAAAGTCTATTATAGCAGAAGGTTATCTATTCTTAAAAAATGAATATGCAATCTCTATGCGACTTATCCAATATAACGCCTATGATACGATGAAGTTCGCATACGTTGTAAAAAGCATAACTATTTAGATTTACGGATATGAAAGAGATTAGAACATACAATTTCTATAACAATGGAGACCAAAGCCATCTTAACATTTACTTCAAGGATGGCACGCAATGGTGTAGAACTATCTTCCAAGAAGACCTGCAAAGAGTTATCAAAGAGAAAGAAGGTTGCTTCGAAGAGATTATGAATAGATACAACAACTTGCAAAAAACTCTATAATATGGCAAAGAGAGAAATACCACTTTTCATCATTGACAACACTCGCAATCACAAGCGAGGAGAATGCGACTTCCTAGTTTGCACCGATAAGGACAACGGCTTTATCGCAAAGGTTGACTATATGGAAGGAGAAATAGAAGAAGTTGGCGATGATTATCGCATAGGTTACCCAAAGCGTGGTGTGAGTTGCCGCATCCAGATACAACAAATGATAGGCAAAAACAGCCGACCAAACGAGATTAGAACCTTGCTTAAAAAGGGTATGGACTATTTCGTGAAGACGGTTCAAAAACCTATCCACGTCAATGCACCAACCAAGGATGAGTGTGCCACGTTCCTAGAGATGCTTATCAGAATGAACAAGCAAGCTCTTGACGAGGCTGGCTCAGACTACGATGCCCACAAAGTTGTGGAGAACACCATCAAGATGTTGCAAGCATCAGCGGATTACCTCAAAGAAGATGTATAATCTTAGAGACCCACGAATGACTAAGACGCACATTGTATGTTCCTTGGTCGCATTGATAATTTGGTATGTAATTTATAAAATATTCATAATATAATATGGAGCATCAAAACATTCTGTCCTACATAGCAAAGGACATACAAAAGACTTGTGAGAGACTTGGCATTTACGCTGAGTTCATACCCATGGACGAGAAGCACATCGTGAGTTCTGACTTCAAGATGCAGCCTGCAATCTTCAAGAGCATTCACGTTGAGGCTGACCTCCACATTTACCCTTCAGAAGTATCGGGAGAAGATGATGTGCTTGACATAGACGTTAGCTTGCATTATCGCTACTACCATTGGGAAGGTGGCGAGAATGGTTGCAACATCGGTTGGATGAAATACCAAATACAACAAGCCCACTTCAATAAGGACAAAGTGTATATTGATAATTTCGAGAGTCTTTGTACCATCAAGAGATGGCGAGGTGTTGAACTTTAAAATAAAACTATATGAGTAAGACAAAAAACAATATTCCGTATGAGAGGCAGATGCTTCCCATTCTTCGCAACTACGACAAGCTGGTAGAAGAAAACAAAGCAATGAAAGCTATTATAGCGAACATAAGCAAAGTTTGTAAGCCCGAAGATACCGTCCTCCAATTCAAGAAACTAGATGGACAAGTCAAAGACTTAACGAACAGACTTAATGTATGCAAGAAAAAATTGGGAGAAATAGACAATTTGGTTAGGGATAAATTAGAACGAGAGCACTTTTTCGTTTCTAATAGAAGTACCACCCTAGCAAACGTAAGGCTCTTAACAAAATAGATATGGATAACAAGAAAAGTAACAGAGGAGGTGCAAGGGCTGGAAGCGGACGAAAGAAAGGGAACAACGTGAACCTTTGCATAAGGATGCCAAAGGAAACCGTGGACTATATAAAGCAGAAGTCCAAGGAGGAAAATGTTCCAATAGGCTCTTGGATAACCACCAAGCTAGGACTTTAACGAAGATAGCCCCACCGACTAGAACGATGGAGCTATTTTTGTGTTATTAGCTGTTTATTACACGTCCATCATTGCAGACGAGCTCTCCGTACTTGATGTTCCCGACACGTCTGAGCCAACCCTTCAGATTTTCCTCTTGCTTAGGGTCGTTCTTCACGATGTCGTTAAGGTAGGTAATCCTAGCGACCTTCAGACTGTCGAACAAGACCCACTGTCCTTGATTGAAGTTATTGATAGCCGCCAAGGTGTTCTTGCCCATGATGCCGTCCACCTTTGTTCCTACAACTTCCTGTATCTTCTGGATGGCCTTTGAACATCCGCTATTGTAGGCGAAGTCCACTAGGAGGTTCGCCACTGACTGGTTGTTTATCTTGTCAGCCATGCAAACATCCCAGTAGTTCCTCTTGAACACTCGGTCATAATCTGCCTTGGTAAGCAACTTCACATCCTCGGCATTGATTACCCCATCACCATTCTTGTCATATCCAACCTTCTTCCAAGTAGCGAGCGTGATTCCGTATTTTGTCGCATTTCCACGATCGCTTTTTCTGTTGGTGTACTTAGACGATTCCCAACTAAGTACGAACTCGCTTAAAATCTCCGATTTAGCCATTGTCTTTTTCCTCCAACTTTAAGTTATTGTTATTGTGTTCGCCACGTTCCCCTATCGTCTTGGTAATGCCAGCCGTGACGAACAAACTAGCCACACTACCAACAAATGCACTTAACCCCATCAAATCGGTCTTGATAGTCCCATAAGTTACCACTTCCCACACTAAGATAAAGCAGACAACCAGGAGCATCAAGAAACCTATCAAAGTAACGGACACTAAAAAGAATGCCTTGCTTGAATGTCCGCTATTAACTTGTATGAGTAATTTCAGATACTTTATCATAACTTAATCCTCCCTATCACGATATATCGCATCTTCTTCCTTTTCAACCAACGATTCTAAGGATTCTCGCTTTCTTGGTGGGGTTCTAAGTTGACATCCATCCTTGATGCATCTATTCCATTGTGCCTCATGCAAGGCAAGCTTCAAATCGTTCTTCTCGTCCCTAAGATTGCGTATCGTAATTCTGTATTGGTTGATTTCCTCATACAATTCATCTACTTTACTGTTAAGATTAACGACCGACTCGTTGGAACGTTCATAGAGAGCCTTCCACTCATCGGCATATGATGAAATCGTCTTATTCTCTTCCTGTGATGCGAGTGCCGCCTCCTTTCGTTTTCTACTATTATAGTACAGCAACGTAGAGATAACTCCCGATGCGCAAAGAAGATTTATTCCCGTCTGTATTAATTGAATAGTTTCCGCTGACATTTCCTTATGTTTTTTGTTGCAAAGATAATCATTAATATATAATAATGTGAAAATAATCATACCGGATAACTACACAATTAATTTTTGTGCAAATAATCAAATTTTTCTTTAAACTAAGTTATAACACATTAAAATATTTGCTCTATCAATAAAATCTCATTACCTTTGCAAATACAGGTGAGTCACACCATAAAAAAACTGAATAAAAATGAAGATAATAGAACAAGATACAATAGACATCATTAAGGCGCACGTAAATGAGCGACCAAGATATAAGTTGGCACAGAGAATGGGTGTCAGCGTAAAATTCCTATATAAGATATTGCACGAATGCGATTGTAATTTTGAGCACAAAAGATTTGTTCCACAACCCAACAGGAAACGTGATGAACAAATCATAAATCTCTATCCTAACCATTCGGTCAAAGAGATTGCCGAGATTGTAGGGTGTCATCCATCTACAGTATGAAAGGCGGCAAAAAGACTAAAGCTTACTCATTCGAAAGAAACTATCGAAAGACTTAAAAAGAATAGTTTGGCAAACTTAAAGAAAGCGTATGAGAAAGCAATAATAAATAAGAGGGTAAAAAGTTGGAAAAGAACTATGCGTGCAGAAAAGCTCAGATTTATGTCCTGCATTCCGCAGAAAACGAATCTTAGATTTTCAGAGTTACCTGCAAAAGCATATCACGCCAAATACAATCTCATTACGAAACATGGGTATTTCGGTTTTGAAGGCGAACCTTATATCTTGGGTTATGACCGGAATACTCGTAGGATGGATGAGGAATACTATAAGAACAAATATGGATTTTCTTTTGAGGAGGACGAAGAATGCCAAGAAGATTGACACAGGAACAGATGGACTACATCAAAGCCCATATCAATGACTACCCACGAAAGGAAGTAGCCAAGGCTGCTGGTGTAACCTTACATACATTATATAAGTATATCACTATTTTAGGTGGTACGAAAATAGACAATAAATTGAATAATGAGACTATCCGTAAAATCTCCGACATGTACCAAACGATGACGGCAAGAGAAATATCAGAAGTAACGAATATTCCTCAATCGACAATTTTAGGACAGGTCAGTAAGCTTGGATTGAAACATAACGCAGAAACGGCAGACAGAATTCGCAAAGAGCGTAACAAGTCTTTGAGAAACTATTGGAATAAAGAAAAGTATGCCAATAAAGGCAGAAAGTTGCATATGCAATATAAAATGGACGAACTTAGAGTGTTGTCGGGTAAGCCTCAAGAAACAAGGTTAAGAATAAGAAAACTCTCCCCAAAGGCTTTGAATGCGAAGATGTATTTGCGAAAGTCTTATAACTATTTCTACTCTAAGGGTGAGCCGTTTATTCTCTGCTATGACTCCGAGACGAAAAGACATCCGAAAGAGGAATACTATACACGAAAGTTTGGCTTTAAATTTGTGTGCGCTTAGTTTCCGTTTGCAATTCCGTTTGCATTTTTTTTGTTTTCTGCAAACGGAATTTGCAAACAAACCTTTGTTTTTTCGCCCATTCGAAAGTATGATATTACCTCCTATCACCTTAACTACTTGATTATTAGCGGATAAAAGAAAGTTTGATAGAGTTATTAAACCTTTTGCTTATTATTCGTAACTTTGCAGCCGTAACGTTACATAGAGTTAGTTTAATTAAGGTTTAACACAAAAAGATTATTCTTATGGAGACATCAAAAACTTATGTTTTTAATCCAGAGGGTTCAGGTAACAATGGAGGAATGATGAGCTTGATAGCTCCTTTGCTCCAACAGAGAGGCGTTGACCCAAACGTTCTTCTTGCGATGAAGGGTAATAACGGATTCGGCAATGGTGATGGTTCTTGGTTCATTTGGCTGCTCTTTATCCTTTGCTTCTGCGGTTGGGGCGGTAATGGTTTCGGCTTTGGTGGCCGTGGCAATGGCGCAGGTCTTGCTAATGAAATCAACAATGACTATGGTCGTTCCTTGCTTATGGATGCAATCGGTGGCAATCGTAATGCACTCAGTAATCTCGCTACCCAGCTCAATTGTACAGAAGGACAGATTCAGCAAGCAATCTCTGCTTTGACTACCCAAGTCCAGAACGTGGGCAACCAAGTAGGCATGAGCGGAATGCAAACTATCAACGCTCTTCAGCAAGGTAATATGCAGATTGCATCACAACTCGCTGATTGCTGCTGCCGTGTAAATAACAATATTACGGCTATGGACGGAAACGTCAAGTTGGCTATGTGTCAGCAGACTGGCACTTTGCAGAATGCCATCAACAATGTAGCCGTAGGACAGGAGCGTGGCTTCTCTAACGTGGCTTACGAGACTCAGAGACAGACTTGTGATTTGCACAACGCAATAAAGGAAAGCACTCAGACCATCGTTGACGGTCAGAAGCAGGCTGAGATGCGTGAGATGCAGAACAAGATTGATTCTCTTCGTGAGGAGAACAGTACCTTCAAGTCTTCCGCTATGACATCACAGATTGTGGGGCAGGCTGTAGCACCTATCAATGCGGTATTGGCTGGCTTGCAGAGTGAGGTGGCTGGTATCAAGTGTAAGTTGCCAGAGACGGTAACTACTCCTTACAGCCCATTTACTGCGGTTCCTAATTGTGTCGCTTATCAGGCTGGTCTGTATGGTTTGAATGCTGCCAACAACGGATTCTGGGGTTAAAGAAAGGAGGCTGCTATGTTATGGATGAGACCTTTTGCATGGGTTAATCGTAACGGCTCGGCAGCTATCGCATCTACAGGCGTGGTGGTGAACACCGAAAATGTTGTTTTCTCGTTCAGAAACCACGCCTTCGTGAATGCTAACTATAGGGGAACTATCTTTGTGAACCTACATCAAGCCATTCCGACAGGTACGACAAATACGCTGCCAATCCTTTTCGAGACCAATGGCGTAACCCAAGCTGTAACTAAGTTCAACGGCAATCCTTTGACGGTAGCCGATATTGCAGGAACTGGAGTTTATCAGTTTTGGTTCGAGCGAGATACTAACACCCTTCAGCTAATGACGGGTATTGTTTAACAATTAACATTACAAAGCTATGTTTCAAGGACTTCGACCTAACAGCATATTCTATGTGCTTGACAAGGGTGAAAACCCAAGTCTCAAAATCGGACAGGTTGTGTCGGTCAGTAACCCACAACCTAAGTTCCCAACATATACTCCTGGGCAATTCAACCCACAACCAATGGAGACTACCGTTGATGTTGTCGTGAAATTGCCGAATGAGCAAATGGAGTTCAAACAACTCCCATCCAATATGCAAATCGCAAACTCAGAGAACCTCGTGGTTTCTGAAAGTCGTGAAGCCATGGATGCAGAAGTTGAGGCTATGTATCGGCATTCTAAGGAGATTGTGGAAAGCGAGTCATACCACAAAAAGGTTATGGAAGAGTGCGCAAAGATGCGTGCCATCTTGAATCCACAAATAGCCAAAGACAGACAACAGGAAGAAGACATCAACAACCTCAAAAGCGAGGTTAGCGGAATGAAGGGAACTTTGACCGATATTAAGTCTATGTTGTCAGTGGCTTTGGAAAAAGTTAATACGAAAAAGTAAATCATTATGGGATACATGATAGAAATTACCGAAAACAAGGTAAATGAAATGTCAGAACTTGTAGAGAAGATGCTTAAGTATGGTGGTAAACTCATGCACTGCATTGATGAAATGGGGGATGACAAGTATGGACGAATGGGTCACAGAAACCCAATGCCGGATTACCGAGACAATTGGGATGACGATGAAGACCGCTATGGTGAAAGACATGGTGGTCGCAGAGGTGGCGGTTATCGCTATTAGTATTACACTTTGAGGTGGGGAGAAATCTCCACCTCCTTAAAAATTTCAGTTATGGGAAGATACAAAATACCACTTGATGCATACGACATGAAGCCCGAAGGAATGATTGCATACCTTCGCTATAATGGATGGCACTTCAATAAAAAGATGTGTGATTGGGCTATCACCTTAATGCGCAAGACAAACGCAACGACAGGCAAGTTAGAAAGAGTAGAACCTACAGAAAAAGACACTGTGGAGGAACTCCTTAAAGTCAACAACGTAAAGTTGGAGAATGCTGACAATTACGATTTTGTCTATGTCGCAAACATGGCTAGAGCCGATTTCTTTAAGTCCTCTTTAAAGGATGAAGCTGCTTTGGCTCAATTTATTAAGGATATGGTGGATGACCCAGACCAAGAGGATGGATTCATTTTCAATAGATTTTATGCAGATTGCAACCATAACGGTATCGGCATACCATGGGATGATGTATTATGATTAAACAAGAAATTTACTTAGAGAAATATGATTGGAATGTGATTGTATGTCATGTTGTTAATCAAGAAGAGGTTGATGAGGCTATAGATGTACTAAGTTCCATTGATTGTAAAGGGCAACCATTGCTGGATGCATACGACCACATCTCAACCAATTCACCAAACAAAGGCTTGACATACACAAATGTTTCAAAGAACACAAGTGTCGTCCTTATCTGTAAGTCAACATCTGAAGGCGAGTATATAAACAGCCTCACACATGAAATGTTCCATGTAGTTGCACATATATGCAACCATCTGGGAATAGACATGCAAGGCGAAGAACCATGCTATCTCATGGGATGGCTTTGCCAGTCTATATTATAGAAGATTTCCTTATAAGTTTAACTTGGCGGGCAGAACTTGGATTTTTCCATCTGCCCTCCTATAAAATTACAAGAATATGAGTTGTTCTAGCATTAAAAATTATCTTTTCGAACGTTATAACGAGGATTACAACGTTCTTTCCGAGAATGAAAATCGAGTTATCATCACATTTGATGATTCAGACTTGTCTGTACTAGTGAACAAGAAGGAGAATAAAATGTTTATTCTTGTTCCGTTAACTAAGATGCATTCATTTGAGTTTCATCCAAATTGGCTATTAGTAGATGGAGAACGTATTAATAGCAATTTGTTTTGGCAGGAATGTGGCAACCAAGTAATAGAGTACCAAGGCGATGCTCCTATGGCGATCAAGGAAGATTCTATTACGAGAATTATTAAAGATTTCATTAAAAACAGATAACGTTTTAAAATTTGCATTAATTTATTTGCAAGGCTGTCTTTTTTGTCGTATCTTTGCATTATTAAAAAGGTGAGACACACCATAACAACTGTGTTTTTTCGAACTCTATATTAGAAAATATAGCTATTAAACAACAATATAGAAAGCAAAGATATGACAGGAAAAGGATATTTTATCAAGAAAAAAGTATTGTTCATTGATTTAGATGATACTATTATCAAGACTATTTCAGGAAACAAATTTCCAATAGATGTGACAGATTTCAAAATCCGGAAAGAGGTTTTGGATAAGATCGTAGAGGTGTTCCCTACTCTTTACTATGTGGAAATAGTTTCAAACCAAGGAGGCATCCCTCAATTCGTTGACGAACAGGACTTCATAGGAAAGATAAAAGCGATTGAAAGCTTTATGCAAAAATATCTTCGCAATCATACCGGACGAAATATCTTCGTCAACTCTATGTATTGCCCATCGCATGCAGAGATAGGAATGAGAAAGCCAAATACTGGAATGCTTGAGTCGTATTCTTCTTGGAAGAAAAGTGAGCTGATAATGATAGGTGATGCTAGCGGAAAAGATGGAGATTTCTCAGACTCCGACAAAAAATGCGCAGAGAATTTCGGAATTGAGTACATTGATGTAGAAGACTTCTTGAAAATATGAAAGCAATAAAAAAGAGAGGCAATCACTTACCTCTCTTTAACTTATAAGAAATGTTCAAAGTACAGATACAATCCTACCCCGAACCACATTATCAATATCATAGTTGATGATGTCACCCAAGCCATGAAAAACTTATCGACCTTCTTATATTTATAGGAAAGATACAAATAAGCAATGAACGAGCAGTTGATGATTACCAGTATCGCTACTATAATCAAAGTACAAAACATATAATCCATACTCATATATGCTCGCTTATCCGTGCTGCGATAGGGCTTTCATACGTTATGATTTTCTCTTGCTTTTTATGAAGTGTAGTATATCCCACTTCTTCCAATATCGGGTGTGCCCACGCTTCTTGCACTCGCCATTCGGAATATCACCTCTAGCGACCATTCTATTCAATGTAGCATCAGAAACGTGCAGTTTCTCCTTAACTTCCTCGGTAGATAGCATCGGGTTGAGCATATCTGGTATGATGTCACACAATCTATCCAGGTCATCATCGCTCATTCCGCAAGCGGTGACCTTCTCACCATTTCTCTGTTGCTCGTCTGCCTTGAAACAAGCATCACTGAGCGACTTTAAAGCCGTGCCGAGTATCTTATAATTCAATATCTTTCCCATATCTTATGCACAAATTTTACGTCCTAGTTTCGTATCATTAACAAACATTCTAGCAAAGCTATACAAATAGAATATAGTTGTCACGACCATGACAGTAAAGCAGGAATCCACCATATCTTTAGTTGTGTACCAACTCCACTCTACAATATGAGCCGCATTGATGCCTAAGTAGTACATAAATGGAATGCGATACCACTGGCACAAGAAGAAAAATCTACTTGCCAGTATCGTCACCATCGGCAGGACGTAAACCATGAAATAAATAAAGATATAGCAAGGCATATTTTCATTATATGGGATAAACATCTCACGTGGATGCTGAGAGAACTCCCAAATGCCGTATGCGTGGAAGAACATAATAATGATAGGCACATACTTGCAGAACCAGCGGAAGAACTTTAATATTCTCCTGCTATACCGATTACCATGCTTCTTAAGCATATCCATCAGCTCCGTCACATCAATGTCCTTTATCAACCGTTGGACTTCGGCTTCTTGTTCTAGTGTCATATTAATAAACCTCCTTTTGTCTATAGCTAATTGTTCATAATTCATTGATTTAAATTAAATGATGTTGCAAAGTTACACTCTTTTGCACAAAACCAGCGGAAATGAGAATATTTCTGTGTTAAACTTTATAAAAAGTAACAATCTGAAAGTAGATGGCTACAAAAATAGCGTTAGAACGGCTTTCTTGCCAAATTCTAACGCTATTTCTATATCTACTTATCAATGTTTATCCTATCACAACATCAAGGGTCTCCATATCAGCGAACTTCAAGCCGCAATCCTTAGCAGCTTTGAAGAGCTCCTTCTCGTCAACTTCCTCAATGGACACCTCTACCTCGGCATTGGCAAGGTCTGAGAAGTACTTCTCGGTCTTCTGCTTCTGATTGAAGAAGTACTCATTGACCTCAGCGAACTTGGCTGAATCGTCCTTGGTGTATTCGTAGCCCTCATTGGCGTGCTTCTGTTCCAACTGCTGGCACTCCTGAAGCTTGCACTGCATCTCCTCGAACTTATCGTCCTTCAGGCTCTCCTGCGCTTCCTTCACATCCTTGTCGTAAGTGTCGGCTACTTGGCGCAGTGCCTTCATATTCTTCCAAACTCGCATAGCGGCATCATCGCTCATAGATGATGTCTTCAATGCTTTCAACGTTCTGTAGGCATCAACAGCCTCGATTGTCTTAATCTTTTTCATAATTGTTTTTTTATTTTTATGTTATACAATATTCTTCACCAGATTGCCATAGCAGAATACCTTTCCTATTAACAGTGCAAAGTTAAGAAAATAATTCCGAATAACAATGCAGGAGGAGCAAAATTTACGAATTTTAAAAATCAGCTTCCCCACGTTGGATAATCACTAGGACGTAATGTGTCTGCTTTCTCGGTGAGAACGTAAACCACAAATACATTTCTAGTATATTTGTTATATTAAGAACATCTACGTTTTAATGCATAATATAACTACCTGCTGGAGGAACTTGTTTCCATCCACCATCTATATTAATTTCAAAAGATAATTGACACATTTGTCCATAATAACCTCCTTCATAAACATTATCAAATCTTATATATATATCAACATAATCTGTTCTATCACCTTCAGGAATAGTTACAGCACCTGTAATTTGACCAGAGCTATTAGATACATAACCTCTTCCGTATGTTGTCTTATTGTTACCATAACCACAAACACTTCTAAATATACCATCAGTAATTGTAATTGTAGCATCAGGAAGTTTATATATTCTAGCTTTACAAATACAAGTACCACCAACTAATTCTCTCAACGATGAGAAATCAACAAAACCACTAGAACCGCTTTTAATACTTTCCATATTAATTTGTCTAGGATAATATTTAAAACTAATACTACCCGGACACTTTATAAAAATTATTTTTGTATTATCATATAAAGTTGCATTACGAGTATATGCTAAAAAAGGCACAATAGTAATTTCTTTATCATTACCTATATCAAAAGTTATTTCTCTACCTGCATATATAAAATCTGTTGGTTTTTGGCAATTACCGACATAATAATTTTTATAAATCTTATCATTAACATTATATGGTGAATCATAACGAATTTGAATCCAAAAAGACCAAGCTAAATATAAATCAGGAATTATATCTTCCATAGTAACATTTATATTATCAACAACATGCACATTCTTATATAGAATACAATTAAATTTAGGAGTTGAAGAATAATAAATTTCAACATTACGTAATTCAGGAATAGAAGTTAGAAACATATTAATTGTTGCTTTACTATTATAGTTTCTAAAATCACTTAATCTATAAGGAGAATTAGCACCACCTTTTGGAAAATGTTTTCCTGATACTCTTGTACTTGTATTATCAGGAATACCGCCAACTGCACCATATACATTATCAATATAAAAGTTGTAACAACCTTTAATTGCAAAACCTTCTTCTCCATAATTATAACGCAAGTTCTTATAAGTGTCCATAGGTATATTCATACCACAACGAACAACACAAGTATATCTACTATATGAAGATCTTACTATTTCCTCAGAGTCTTCTCTAATAGGATATTCTTTAAATTCACCTTTACAACTAATAGGTTTATACTTACTCCATATATTTATATTTTCACTCTTACAAAGAGTAGCAAGGTCATTGCTACTCTCTCCAAGAGCTCGTTTAACATCATCAATGCTAACAGGAGCACTAATAATTCCACTATCACTATTGTAAGACATAATCTTTATTTTTTTAATATTCAACTTCAGTTTCTAATTCTGTTACAACTTCTTTAATAACAACTCGCTCTACTGTTACATTACTTAAAACACTAGGCAAGGCAGCTCTATAAGAGCCACCCTGCGTTAATACTTACTCTGATGCCTCGCTTGCCATATTGGTAGCGATAGCGGAATCAACCTCCGCTATCAATGCTGACACCTCACTGAGCTTGCTCTGAGGGACGCCGCTGATGTTGTAGGTCAGCTCGCTGCCGTTTGAGCTGGCGTTCGCGTTGCCGAGATAGTTACCATTGGTATCTGCGTAGATACTCATATTGATGCTGTCGATGTTGCCACCCGTCTTGTCAACATTGTAGGTAATTTCTACTCGATAGCCGTCCTTGGTATAAGTGGCGGTTGTCTGTTCACTCTTCTTGTTAATCTTTAAATTCTCCATTTTCTTAACTAATTTAATAAATTAATATTCTTGTTATCTAATCTCTTCTTGTTATTGCCGTCCTGCTTTCCGCTCAATCGCTGAACCTCGGATTCGAGGAAGACCACACGAGCCTTCAATCTACTCACCTCATCGCCCACCTGCTCGATAGCACCGAATGCCGTTGCAATCAGCTTCGGAGACCAATAATTAATTTTGTAGTAGCCCTTCTCATCAGTCTCCACGATGTCCTTTAAGTGAGGGTTGCACAAGACGTGCTGGGCAATCCAACCGATAGACCTTGTGTTGTCCTTCTTCCAAGCGAAGCCGAACGTGCCACCCATTGCCTTGATGATACCGAAGTAGTCCAGCTTCCGCAAATCCTGCTTCAAGCGGATGTCTGAGGATGAGTAAGCAGTAATGCCGCCAGTGGCGAGAAAATTACCATTATTTTCATAATCCATCATTGCAACTTGTTTCCAATTATTGAAGTATGTTGCGTTATATTCTTTGTTCCTATAGTACAATGCTCCGCTTCCACCTGCTAACCATAGTTGCGGTTGCCAATGGTTATGATAATTTGTTAATATTTCTATTACATGTCCGTAAGTAGTTGGACCTCCATCATAATATACCTCATAAACATTCATTTTACCAAGCCACGAGGAATCATTAGTTTTTATTGTTGACCATAAACCTTTATTGACTTTCTCACTGTCGCCTCTGCATAATACACTTGTTACACGTAATGCTTGATTAACCACAAGAGCACTCGTCATATATGACCTTAAATAGTCATCAGAACCATTTGTTCCCCATACTCTAGCAGGACTACTATTGTTACCTTCATTTCCAGAACTGCAATTAATATAACCACAAAATATATATCCATTTTGGTCAGTTCTAACTATTTTATTAGCTTCATTATTTCGTCCTGAATGTACGTGTAACCCATCACAAGTGTCAGCATTACCGGCATTATTAGCATAACCATTAACTAACGCATTATATAAACTATTAGCACCTTTTTGGCTAAGACTAATAGTACTATTTAAATCCGTAAAAGTATCAGTAATTCCACGCCAAGTATTTTGCCAAGTAGTAGAAGTTCCATTAATCGTAATAGTATTACCGCTTACAGAACCTGTAACAAAGTTTTTGTCATTAGCAAACTGACTTAACTTCGTTGGTCTCTCACTAACATTTCCCCAAGCTACGGAATTGGCACTTCCTGCACTGCTTGCGTAGTTAACAGATAAACTTGATATAGCCTTATGTCCACCACCACCTAATAAAACGTAGTCGTCAGAACTAACACCTCCTATTATAAACCCTTTTGCTTTGATTGGAAGATAACCTTCATTTTTATAATCAAACCAAGTTAGAGATGTATCTGATTCCATTCTAAGACTACCCCAACATACGTTTAATATATGGAATCCAATTCCTGGAGTAGATGTTAAACCATCATATTTACTTGTATTGAGAAATAATCTCATAGTATTTGGTTCTGTCATTCCTCCAGTTGGAGTATCTAACACCAAAACTCCAGTCATAGTTCCACCTCTAAGTTTAAGATAGGTATTAGCAGCATCAGCAGACTTCAAATAAGCACTAAGACTTTGATGACTAGTCAGGAACGTTGCACCTTTGGTAAAGGTGAGTTTCTTGCCACTTTTCGATACCGAGGTGATAGCGTTGCCAGTGCCGCTAATCGCAACCTCATTGACGTAGCCATCTAGGCTCTGATGTGAAGTCAAGAACGTTATTCCCTTTGTCACGCTGATAGTCGTTCCGTTCTTACTGATGGCTGTCACTGCGTTTCCACTACCGCTAACACTAACGTCCATAGCCGAGCCTCCTTCTAGGCTGACAATACGACTATCAAGAGCCTTGATAGAGTAGGCAGAAGCTATCTCAGACAAAGATTCGCTAGCAAGCTTCAAGGCATCTGCATAGCTCTTCACACTACCATTCAACCCACCACCACCTGACGAGCCACTACCTTCACCATAGGCGGTAATGCCACCAGTAGCATAGAAGTTAGCTGCGGTTGTACCATCAGACTTAACTACTTTAATGGCAGTATTAGCTTTATCATAAACTAATCTGACATCACCAATTTGCACATAAACACCATCAGTATTAGCAATAGTTATACTGCCATTTACATCAGCATTACCATTCACGCTATTGCCCCAAAGCTTTCTTGTTGTTCCCCAATAAGAAGTTACTATGTTGGCAGTACCATTAAACGATGTTCCGTTTATAGTTCTAGAGTTCTGTAACTTAGTAGCACTTCCAGCATTACCGCTAATACTAGCAGAAGCTGTAATGAACCCTGCTCCATTAGTAAGCTGATTAGTATTGTTTGGAATACTAATAGACTTTGCAGCAGAACCATTATAAGAACCACTACTATAACCGCTCCAAGAAAGAGCATTAGCAACTTTTGATGCAGATGCTACATTGTCAGTAACTCTAGCAAGTCTTACCCAAGGAGCAGCCCAAGCTGCATCATTACTTATCTTGCCTCCAGCTCTAGAACGGACATAAACTTCAGTAGTGCCAGCTTTTATAGCAAACTGAGTTTGCCACATATCAGGAGAAGTTGCCGTATTATTACTATCAGTATAAGACAGATTAATATAATGATGCCAACCAGTTTGTCCATTAGGATTAACATAACCATTCAACGTTTGATAGTTAGCAGTAGAACTAGCATAAGGTGCTGCAATATTAGACATACCCATACTATTCCCGTGTGTTGCAATATCGTTAAAATTGTTTCCAACACCACTAGGAAAAGCTCTTACTAAATTCAGTGCTTTAGAAGTTCCACCAATACTAATAGTAACCTTGTTTGCAACATCAGAAATACTGAAACCAGTAAACAAACCACTAGCGTGATAATTATCTACCATATCTGCGTTATGAGCAGTAGCTTCATTTTTAACCCAATTCTGAGTTGCATAAGCTGCGAGACTTTGATGTGTTGTGAGATAAGTTCCCAAATCTACAGCATCTCCACCACTAGCCGCAATGGTTTTAGTGATACCGTTAATCTTTACACTATGTGTATGAGTAGTAGCAGACTTACCATTAAGAAGAGAATCTACACTACTCTTTGTGTAATAATTACTTAAACTCTGATGCGAGGTGAGATATGTAGCACCCTTCGTGAAGGTGATGGTCTTGCCGCTCTTTGTAACGGCAGTAACGGCATTTCCACTTCCGCTAACTGCTATCGCATTCACGTAACCATCAAGAGACTGATGAGCCGTGAGGAACGTACCCTTCGCGAAAGTAATCACACCAGTGCTTGCATCATAGGTTGCACCAGTGAGGGCATTGCCGCCAGTTGGCACAGACACGCTGATACTAGGAACAGCACTTGCCACATTCTGAATCTCCGAATAGAGCTTTGCTACTGAGTATGCAGAAGCAATCTCTGAAAGGTTTTCCGTAGTAAGCCTGATAGCATCAGCATAAGCCTTTACAGAGCCGTTGAGCCCACCACCACTTGATGATGATGTTCCCACACCATAAGCGGACACACCACCACTTGTGTAGAGGTTAGCCACCTCTTCGGTCGTAGTATTCGTAATCTTCAGCGCCTTATTAGCTGCATCATACTCCAACTTGATGTTACCGATGGAGATATACTTTCCACTAGGCACGATGATGCTTCCGTTAATATCGGCAGTACCGTTAAACGAGTTACCCCAAAGCTTGCGAGCGTTCGTGAGCTGTAGAGCCTTTTTCGCTGAACCGCTTGTAAAGTAGCCCTGCAAAGTAGTGATATTCGTCTTATTGGTGGATATGCCCGAAGCGTTTACCCCTTCTGCCTTTTTCGCTCTTGTTACCTCGTCAGATATAGACTTATTGATTCCATCAACAATACCGCTAAGAGTGTCAGTCTGCGCAATATTGGCGAGGAAGCTAACCACCTCGTTCCACTTGTTGATAATTCCGTCCGCAGTCTCTTCGTCAGTAGTCATAAGTGCATACCAACCATAAGCGCTATCCCAATGACTTACTTTTGTCGATGAAATACCGTCCAATACAGACTTATTGCTATGAGTATGCTTTGCCGATACCGCACCATCCCAAGCTGTCTGCTTTGCAGTAGTAGGAATGGAGTAACCCGAGGCAAGACTAATGGCAAACGTACCGCTTGTCGTGATGGTCTTTGTTGCGCACGCCAAACCTGTAGGAAGTGTAAGTGCTACAGATGTAACAGTACCCTTGTTTGTGGTATAGCCCTTTGCATCAATCTCCGCTTTGGTATAATAGCTTGCGAGAGACTGATGGGCAGTCAGATACCCAGCATCGTTGGTAAGCTGGCTTACCTTCGTGATGCGGTCAGTGATTTCTGTCCACTTGTGGGTATGCGCACTAGGTGCGAACGTTGATGGTTTACCCGTAATGTTATTCCAAGAGAGATTCAGATCGCCAAGTTCTGTGGCTATGTTGTCAATTCGGCTGCTGAGAGCCTTGATAGCATAGGCGTTCGGGATACTAGTCAAGTCTGCATCCGTATAGCTTCCCTCTATGATTCTCGCATAGCTGATTACGCTTGCATTCAAGCCGCCACCGCCTGAAACACTACTTGCTCCGTATGCTGTGATACCGCCTGTGGCATAGAGATTACCATCCACTTTGATAGCCTTGTTGGTTGCGTCATACGTAAGCTTGATTCCGTGGAAAGTGATAGTACCCTCGAATGTAGCATCGCCCGATACGCCAAGTTTAGAGAATGGAGCGTTTGGCTTCAAAGACACAAGGTCGGCAACGCTCGTTCCTGCACTTCCTGCCTTCCACGTAGGCTCGAAAAAGGTGAGGTATGCGCCAAGATTTTTCTCACTGATGATGAAAGATGTCGGGTCTGCGTGAACCCTACCATCTGTTCCCCACCAGATTGCACCACCTGCCACATAGCCCGAACCATCGAAGCGGAATATGGTGTTGGCAGGAGTCTTAGAGCCATCGTTGTAGTCCTTATCTACCATTTCGCCACCGAACCAAGCAGCGATGCCGCCTCCCTTTGCAGACTTCTCCGTGATACCATTGATACCTGCCGTAGTGTTTCCGTCCGTGTCTCGCAAACCGATGAGTGATGTAAGAACCAGACCTCCGTTAATCTCAGTATCGGGAGCATCCATCAGAGCCTTCTTTAAGTAAGCAAGGCTGGTTACGTCACCGATTACTACACCGAGGTTGCTATAAATCTCGCTAGTTATATAGGCGTTTGCCAAGCCAAGCTTGTCATAGAAGGCTGAATATGCGTTTTGGAAGTTGGTGAACTTCGTTCCGACAGCAGATACGATGGTAGCCTTGCCTTCAGTATCAGCCGCATTATATCTCTTCGAAATATCTGAGAGATACTTGATGAGTTCTGTCTTGGAAGTAGTGAGGGTAGCAAAAGCGGTATTGAGGTCGGTGAGTTCCTTGGTGCCCTTCAGTACCTCTGCATCCTTCACCTCATTATATGACTTCTGCGCTGCCGCAAAATCATCTTCGAGTCGCTTAGAATCCTGCGCCATAGCTGCAATCTCGGAAGGCTCTAGGTAGCCATCGGTAACATAACTATCGAATGCCTTTTTGTTGGTGGTGACGGTAGTTCCTAATTTGCTGATGTCACCCTGCGCCTTTTCTGCCGCCTTCTGCGCTTTCTCCGCCGCTGCCTTGGCTGCGTTAGCAACGGTATCATCGGTGTATTTAGATGCTTTTATCCAATCACCGATTGCGAACTGAGAACCAGCACCCTTTGCAGTCTGGCAGCGCAATACCTCATTCTTGTAGGTACTGCCATCTGTAGGATAGGTAGCATTCACCCAAATATCGCCCACCTGATAGGGCGGAATAGGCTGAGTGCTGAATACCTTCATTTTGCCATTTGCCGTTTCCTGAGCCTTGCTTGCATCGGAAAGGGCTTTAGCGATGTCGGTATCTGTAATGATAGTCCACTTATAGGTGTTGCCATCCTTGGCAAAGCGATATGCCTTGCCCGTCTTGTTGTCGTAGTAAAGGTCGCCAAGATGAGTATCTTTATCCTTGTCGGTCGTCCAACTGCTGGCAGGGGCATTCTTCAAGGTAGGCACACCCTCATAGAACCACGTCTCGATAGCCCCATCCACCTGATTCTGCAAGTCGGCAATGACCTGCGAGTTCTTTATGAGATTGTTTACCTGCTCCTCGGTCAAGCCCTTTGCTGAGTTCTCCTTGATATACTGAGACAATTCCTTGCCATCCACGGTGGATTTAGCCGAAAGCTTACCCTTGATGACTACCTGCTTGGTTGCGCTGTCATATTTAACATAAGAGCTTCCTTCATAGCCATTCTCCTTTGTAGGTCGGTCGCCCACATACATATCACCATAGACATTAAAAAACGCCTTGTTGGTCTGCTTATTTACGCCACACTCTACGTATTCCTTGTTTGCAAAGGAGTAGCTATTGATGCCGTGGTAGAGGCTGACGGATGGCGAATAGGTATCTACCGCAGAGAAGATAAGGCAGTTCTGGCGTTCTACATCGGTTCTATTACCGCACTGATTGAGCACATCACCTTTAGCAGGTACATCGCTTGCCGTAGCGCAATCGGTATCCGAGAGATCGATGTAATGATACTTCTTTCCTTCCAACTCTACAGGGTCTTCATTGCGACCGATTACCAATCGCCAATAGAAGTGATTGCCAACTTTGTGGTAAGTTCCCTTGCGTACATTGAATGATTCCGAGCGCACTTGGTCGTTAACGGAGAAATCATTATCTACGGCATCACCTTCCTGCTCTGCTAAGAAATAGCAACGATAAGCCTTCTGTGACACATTATTATATGTCACAGTAACATCTTCTACCTTATGAGCCACCACGCCTCCAGCAGGAGAAATAATCTCCTTACCGCCAATGGTGGATGTTTTCTTGACAACCAGCTCTTCGAAGATAGCCTTCATTCTCACCTCCAGGTAATCGGTGATGAGATGCGAGCGACCTTCTGTATCGGGAGTCCACGAGCCTCCGTTCTCGAAATTGGAGTTACCGACAAGCAAACCACTTAAAAGCTTCTGCACCTTCTCCCAGGTGATAGTACCCTTGGCGGTGTCGTCCTTTGTCTTGTTTAATCTTTGTTCATCAACAGCTTTTGCTGAAAATACATTATAATCCGTAGGAGTTATGCTATCATAACTCTTAATGATGTAAATCGACCTTCCGCTTCCGCCATTACCATTAAGATAACTCTGTCCATTATAGATAAGTTCTTCTATCTTTGACTCCATTGCATTGAGGCGGGAATACGAAGGCTTTTCTCCAACATAATACTTCGCACCATCAAAAGGAATATCAAGGCTGAATTCATATCCAATAACTCTTGAAGACCTATATCCATCGCCATAACCTTTATTATAAAGATTAACCCTGTCACCTACCCCATGCAAGTTTCCTCTACCATGATTATAGGAATAGTTATCCTCGGCAGTACATGTATATGTTGTAGGATCTATCACGGACTTCTTCAAATTCTTGATAGCGTCCGCCAGCAGTTCATTAGAAGCAGAAGGAACCAAAGCATCGCCCAATTTGGTAGAATTCCAATTATAGAGAACAAAAGTATCTCCGTCCTTTGGATGCAAAGTTGTGTCCGGCAAAAAACGACCATAATCCTCATTAGCAACAATCTCAAATACCTGCGACTTAGGATTTATCTGTTCTTTTCCATCCTTAAATATAGGATTTCCATCATCATCTAAAAGTATTTCAGGAACTCCATCTGGATTAAACTCACATTCGAAGTCCATACCATTAAGAGAACCGCTTTGGAATACTATATGTAAGTTCTTGCCACTAAGGATATACGCCTTTCGGAAAGCCATATCACCTGTTTTTTCGCCATCTTCATTGACAATAGTAAGCGAATTTACACGATAGAAAGTCCGTTTGATGTAATCTCCTTCTTCTGGTGTACTTTCATCTTCTACATCTTTTTCATATGATGTTACCTTAGAAGTCTTGATAAGATTTCTTGGATAAATATCATCATTTGTAGTTACTCCCTCAACATATTGGTCTTCACGGAGTCCACCTACTTGTATATATCCATTTTTCAGTTCAAAGCCATTCTCTGCCAGCATTTGCTTGTTTTGTTCAGAACATTCTGCTGACGTTGGAAGCATAAGGCGTTTTTCGACAACACCATCCTTTGTTATATCTGCATCGGAATCATTCTTGTATCCGCTAGGCAAGTTCCTTGCTGCTCCAAAGGCATATACCCTGTTTGCATAAGTGGATTGGCTTTGTGAGCTTGACATAGAAACGATATTGTCGTTAAGTCTGAAATCAGTAATAGCATTCGTATTCTCACAAGTTCCAAAATGCAGTATATTTCCCTCAAACCACCATTCACAACCAAACGTCTGGGCTATATTCGCAATAGCATCCAATATGCTAGAATTGGAATAGGTTATAAGCTTTGCAGCATTCGCATCTACACTCGCATCTATAACATAAGTATAATCCGTTCCTTCTCCTTCAAAATTAGGGTCATAAAGGTAAGACTTATCTAACTTCGCATAATAAGCTAGATTTTTCATTATCACTTCTATATGAGTACTAATTTTTGAAGTAAGAGAGAATGTCGCTTCTTGTGAACCTGTATTCGGGCGATACTTCAGGATCTTATTCTTTAACTTACGATAATAGGCATCGAATTGGATTTCATAGGAATATCCGATAGTATCATTATCTTTGGCCTTAGTTAAATCTATAAGCTCAAATCGCCCATATGGTGTTTCGATAAAATCACCAAGCAAGAAATATGTCGGTCTAGAAAGTTTAAACGAAAGCTTACAATAGTGAGACTGCATCAATTCATAATGAACTAATGCTTCTTGTGTAACAGGAACAGTACATCTTACTTGTACGTTTCCGCTATTATCGTAGTACTTTATGTCGATTTCCTTGAAAGTTTTCATAATTATTCTATATCCTCAAATTCTTTTAAAGTGAATTTTTCTCTATCCGAATCCGTCAGTTCTCCTCTATTTGTAGGATTGTACTCCACTAACTTCAAACTCTTCTTGCCTATAGAACCTCCTTTTCCCCTAGAATAGCTAGATGATTTTCTTGCACAATACAAACGATAAACATCATCTTTTGATTTCGGAACCTGTATAGTAACAAAGCCATTATCCATAAGCGCATCAAAGGCTTTTACCCTTTTATTGTAGTCAGTATGGTCTCTGCCAATAATGACAAACTCTAATGTAATGCTTCTTTCTGCCTTTTTTGGACGAATAGGAACAACCCTAGTTCCATGCTCAGTTCTTACCTCGTTGGCAATATAACTCTTATTGTCTGCATCAGCCTCTAATGCATCTAAGAATCCACTACCCATCTTTACACGATAGTTAGTCCAAGCATCCTTTCCGTTTATGATAAGTTCATTCGAATTCATGTCAGCAAAGTTAAAAACAAAATGAGGAATAATATTATATTTTTACCACAATGCTTTCACTTAAAATTTAAGTGCAAAAAGGGCGCAAATCCGAGCAGGAAATGCGCCCCCAAAAAACAATAAGCATTTGATGTTATGAAGTTGAATTTTCGTCTCCCTTTACCTTTGCAGCTAACGCAACTTTTTCTTCGGAATCCTTGCGTATCTTTTCTATCTCTTCAGCAGGAGCGTCCGTGAGTGCAAGCATTTGAACAGCAGTCTCTAACGAGAGTACGCCTTGATTATATAGTTCCGCAATAACTTTCCACTTATCCTTTTTGTCATCCTCAAACGGCTCTGAAAATTCGAATTCAACCTCAAGCTTATCCAATTTGCTTCTCATCTCGGGATATAGTTCCTTCATAACGGCAATAATCACATGCGACAATCTACCGACAAGCTCTTCGTAAATTTCCATTCGGTTCGCCCTCTTGATATAGCCCAATACCAACGCTCGCTTTATACCTACACTGGTAAGCGTGCTCATGGCTTTCATTAATTCCGGTGACATATCCGGTGTAAATGTATCAAACAATATAGATTGAGCCAAGTCCTCTTTCTCCGCCTTGCGGATTTCCGAGTTCTGAGGAGGATTGATGTATTCAAACCTAGAATTCTTGCCTGTCAGTTGTATCAGCTTCCCTGGCTTATTCCGCTTAGGAATAGAATGTATCACGTCAGCAGTAGCCGCTGCAATAGGGTCGGCAAAGTAGTTGTTGGTATCTCCAATCTTGGAATCTAGCATCTCTTCACGTTCCATTCTCGGTTCTGCTCCTTCCCATGACTTCGGCTGATGAAAATAAACGCCATTAATCTTTCCGGTTGGATTAGGATACTTATACACTTTCCATCCAAATCCACCACGCTCACAATGATAGTTGAAGATTGATGTAAGTATATCCCAACATTCAACTGTCCTTGCTTCTCGTTTTAGAGAATAACCAATCGCAAAAGCAAGCATATTTCCATACTGGTCAAACAACTCTCGCATCTTATGTCCCTTTGAACGAGCTGCAACATATACGTCAACGTGCATGTTTCCGTCTTTTTGCGAGAAATTAAAGACAAGTCCGCTTTCGGTTTCCGCTCCGGCAAGTCGCTTGCATTGGCGAAGCTTGGTATTGAAGTATATATTCTTCAAGTATTTTTTGTATAGCTCAAAGGCTTCATCGTCACCTTCTACTTTCTTCCACATTATCGGATTACCTAACAAGAAGAACAACTCTACCTCATTGATGTATCTCTGCCTTGTCCTTGCCAACTTCTCCGTCCTATATGGTTTTTCTCCCTTTACCCATTTATCCTCACGGCTCATCACCTTGTGAGTTTGCGGATTATATTCCGAAATGGCATTATCCACATCGAAATCATGTTGTTCCATCATGTTTACGACAGAATCAACATCATTATCTTCCAAACGTTCGAAGATGCTTCTCTCCACACCCAATGCATTGAGCGTGAGGTTTCGAAAATATGTCTTTATCTGAATAATTGAATCTACAAACATCCTTATAACTTTTTGAAGCAAAGGTAATAATAAACATGGTTTCTACACGCTTTAATCTACGTATGCCTTTCACTTAGTTTTTAAGTGAATAAAAAAAGACTATTTACTAAAGAATCTATCTTTATTTAGTAAACAATCTTTTTTATTTACACTAGACTTTTATTCACCCTTATAGAGTACTTACACTAACTATCTAATAGTTAAATATTTGTATTTTTATTACAAAAGTAATTATATTTGTCGTTTAGTACACTCCTAAGTCTGATTTTGATGCTTTCCTTGGCTTCATCACCTTACCGAGTAATACAGCAAGAATATAATACCTAGCAGCATCTATTAAATGATTGTCATGGTCTTCCGGAACATTGATATAATTACCATCCTTATCCTTTGACCACACATATTTACGGAACTCGCTCTGTAAATGGACTGATTGCCTAGTTGTGAAGATTTCGAATGTCTGCATCTTGTCTATGCCAGCCAATATTGAACCAGCACCCTTTTGTGCTCCATATATAACTATTCCACCAAGAGCAACCTCATCTATCAGTCTAGGGTCGGCACTATCCGCATACACAAACAAGCCTTCGTCCGCATAAGGGCGCAAGAATTTTATAATATCACTGGACAACATTTCCGTTCTATAGCAAAGCTCTTCTATGTACAGGCGATTATCAACGATACCGCATTTAACAATAGCAGTATAATCTTTAGAATATCCCCAATCCACACCGATAGCTACTTTCCTTGCGTTGCTAGGGAACTTATCTACGATGCCAACATGCTTGAAGATTGCACCCTCTGACACGTCAGACCATCTACCTATCATTATATGAGCATATTTCTCCGGTTCATTCTCCTTCATCTCTAATACCTCGTTAAGGAACTCAGGTGAAAGATGCTTTATATTATCAAGATAGGTCGTATGTATATGAAGTACTCTAGGGTCTGTACTGATCTGGACGGGAACGCCATCAAAATATACCTCTTTATGTGTCTTTTCGATGAAACGCTTATATACCCAATGATTAGAATCACAAGGGTTCATAATGATTATTACTCGGTTGTGCAAGCCTTTCTGACGGATTGAAAGCATGATACGCTCAAAATCCTCCTCACTCGTCCATTCCTCAGCCTCATCAACGACAAACGTAGTCACACCATGAATAGACTTTAACTTGGCGGTCTGATTACCACTAGAAGTATTGATACCACGGAACATGATTTCAGCTCCCGTCATTTTATTGACTATATCCGTCTTCGTGTTCTTGAAATAATCCTGTGTACCATCTATCTCTATTTTCTCTTTAACCTCTGGAATTACGGAAATAGCGGCACTCACCATCGTATAACGTGTATAAAGAATCTTATGTGCTATCTTTCTTTCCGCATTGTATTCGAAGGTTAGTCTTTCGATAAACTGAGAGGCTGAGAAGCTTTTTCCTGACGCACGGCTTCCTGTAATAAGGTAAATGAAATGCGTCTTGTCATTATACAACGGATAATAAACGGAATGTGTTTTTGTCATTATTCACCCTCCTCTTGCTCTTCTGCTTCCTGCTCTATCTCTCTTTCTATCCACTTATTGACGGATATACCTTTCTTAGGGTCAAAAGGAATGCCCTTTTCCTCTTCATCCTTCTTACCTCTCTGTATCTCTCTCCAAGTCATATCGTAATGGAATAGCCAAGTTGAAAGAGCTTGTACGTTAGGTGGGGTCTCCTGCTCGGTTTCTCTAGTTTCCACTACTATATCATCTGTCATAACTCCATCTACAACCATGTGTCTTTTGGTGGTCGTCTTGCCTTTTACCTTGACACCACCAAGGGCGCATTTGAGGAATCTGCCACGCACGATTGCATTAATAAACTCTCTGCCACGCACGAGGGATTGAGTTATTCTTTCGCCTCTTTCCGCATTTTCGTCTTCATTCCAATTCTCGTATTTTCCGTTTTTCATTCGGTTGAAGACCTGCGGATTTAGGTCAACCCCAAACTTCAAGCCAAGGGCGTAGGCAATTTCAGAATCCTTCTGACCTTGCTTTGCAAGCTGTTCTATCTCATCGTAGAAAGCATCGCCATTGTAATCAAATTTCGGTTTTGCCATTTTCTTGTATTTATTATTGTTTCGCTATATATTGGGCAGATGGGATTTATACCTTGCCTCTAATCTTGTTATACATATAGAAAGGAACGGCTAGAATGAACATCGGTATTGCCAATACCATAGCTATAGCCAAGTTCGCAATCTTCATTAATCTTTTCTTGTTCTCCTTCATAATCTTTCGATATTTATGAGTTGACCAATTGCCCTATCTTGTTTATCAAAGGGGTAAAAAGACACGACACCCATATATTGAACGCTTTCTTTCTCCTCTTGCCAAGAAACATAGAAACAATCATAAATGGAATGAGCATAACTATTGTTATTGCCGCCATTATAAACCCTAACGAGAATCTTATAATCTTTTTCATTGCTTTCATTTTGTTTTTGTTTATATTCGTTTTGCAACCTTCATAAGCATTTCTCCCTTTATTACCTTATCGGTTTCGATAAAGCCAAAGGTGCTCATAAAGCGTTCCTTGTTCTCGATGTTATCAAAGGATAGCATGACGTAAGACTCGGCTTCCAATGCCTTTTCCGCTGCCTTGGTATTTACTTCTTTCTTCACCTGCTGCATACGTTCCTTATTCGCTTGGTATTGAGCCTCTTGCTGCTGATTGGCTATAATTTGATTTTGTTCTATCTGTCGTCTCTGCTCTTCTTGCACTTCCTTTGGTGCTGGCACTTTTCTGTTTTCGCTTTCTTGGGCAAATGGGTCTAGTAAGGAATTGAGTTCTTTGCCTAACTCGTCTTCGCCTTCAGTCTTTACCATTGCATCATATCCGAACAGGGACAGGTCTTCTTCCGTTAATCCGGCATCCATATAGTTTATGTCCGGCAGTAACTCACGGACTTTCATGTCATCCCATTCTCCATGAGCATTCTCGGAATTAAGCATGAGGTTAAGTTCAACTTCGGTCCTGTAATCCACATCTATAGCCTCAGCCAAAAGAGCATAATCCTTTTCGGGATAGCCCATAATCTCATCCATGATGGTTACTTTTTGGTTGCCGCCTACGATGGTCATTGTCTGCTTATTGACGGTTATACCTCCAACAACGCCATATTTCCTTATGGAACGTTTCAATGTAGCTTTCTGCTGCGGTGAAATCTTCCTTGGATTATATGGTGCTATCTGCACTTCGGAGCGTTTGAACTCTTCTTGCTTGCCTGTGAAATAATCTCTTGGTTTCGTCATCTTTTCAACTCATTGTTTCTTGCAAAGGTATGAATAATAATTGTTTAAGAGAAATGTTTGTCTGTGCGTCTTTTCACTTTGTCTTTTTAGTGAAATAACATATCGCAGCAACATGTTAATTGGCTTTTAGTTTAGTTACTTTTGCACAAAAAAGATATGGGAGACGTTGGAAATAATGGGGCATATGCTAGGCTGAGAGCACAAGCTACCTCTATGCGGAGAAAAGCCGAGTCGGTTGGTAATAAGCTACAAGCTATAGCGGAAGGTATAGCTAAGAAGTATGGAGCAAGGGTCACTCCTATCAATTACAAGAGTGTTGACTCCATAGTACGCAAGGCTAAGGGCGAGGCTAATGGTATTAAAGACATAAAGGACTCGTACAGAACAACCATTATCGCAGACAAAGGGTCAATTCCGAAAATCATAAAAGACCTCCAAGGTAGATACAAAGGCTTTGAGTTCGTTAGACTCAAGGAACAGAAACTGGATACGGGCTATTCAGGAAACATCATCAATATTCGGAACAAGAAGACCGGACTTATTGGTGAGATACAAGTTAACACCGCCAAGATGATTTACGCCAAGGAGAATTATTCGATAGCCTATAAGCTGTTGGGTGGGAAGACCATGCGAGAAATCTACAAAGAGACCAAGAAACCATCCGGTTGGGGACATGCATTATACGAGCAAAGTAGAACCGCCAAGAGTAACGGAGGTAAGAAGCAAAGGTCGGTATCTATGCAACAAGCTTACTATGCTACGTTTCAATAATTAATATATTTAAATTTCAAATAATAAACATTAATTTATTTGCAGGTTTAATATATTTTTTATATCTTTGCATTGTAATAAGGAGATAAAGACTATGAACAATAAAGATAAGAACAAAATCAGCCACCTCCTTAAAAACGGAGAGTCGGTTTATGTTTACTATTGGGAGGATGACATCGTTGTCCGTTATCAATATGTAAATAAAGAACTTATGTGTTACCCAAAAGGTAAAGGGCGTAAGCCAAAAGAGTTTAAGTTTAATGAGAACACCTATGCACAAGATGCTCTTGAATTAGGTGAGTTAATAACGAAAGAAGAATATGAAAGATTCTGAAATGATAGAATTGTGCCTCGGTATCGCTTGCAAGGCGCACAAAGGACAGATTGATAAGGTTGGATTGCCTGTTATATTGCACCCTATCCATGTTGGAGAAATGGGTAATAGTACCGAAGAGATTTGTGTCGGATTTCTCCATGATACGATTGAAGATACGGATATGACCTACGACAAGCTGTTATCACTAGGTGTTAGAAAAGACATTGCCGATAGTGTATGTGTACTAACCCACAAGGAAGGTGTTCCGTACTTTGACTACGTACAATCAATCATTGGCTCAAAAGATATGGTTGCAATACAAGTCAAAATCAACGACCTGCATCACAACCTATCGAGAGCTAAGAAGTACGGATTTCAAAAGCAATATGAAAAATGTACTACGGCATTGTCAATGAAGGGAAGGTTCTTTCCACATGAAGAAGGACAATACTACCCTTCCTTTGAATATATTCCTTAACTAGTACGCTTGCGGGTATAATCCCAACCTAATTCCTTTGCGACTTCACGAAGAGCTTTATTAGTACTAACTACATCAGCTCTGTCCCAAGCAATTGACAACTGCTCTCTACTCATTCTTCCGTGAGTGTAATCGGAACTCGGTTTAGCGACAAATGAATTAAAATACTTCTTACGCCTATCCTTTATTTTTCTTGCAACATTCACGGCTTGTCGTTGAGTACTTATTCCCCAACCATTCTTCGGTCTTTTCATAGAGTATGTATAAGTGCTTGTGATAGCTCTTACCTCAGATGCGTTATTTATGACCGCAGTAGCAATATCTGCACTACTAAAGCTTCTTCCTATCCTACCTGCTATGTTGTTATCCAACCCTTCTCCTGGGTGGTTATGCGTCAATATTGCATCTTTGTAATTATAACCATTTGGTAATTTCGTACTTGTAGAAGTACCTCTTGTGGAATGGCTTATCTCTTTTCCGTTTTGGTCATAAGCATAAATACGTTCTGTCTTTAACTTTCTAATCTTAGCTTCTGTGTCGGACAAAGCCACATCCAATCCACGGCTATGTCCGGCATTGATTTGCCTATCCGCTCTTTCGCCTCGTTGAGGTCTGCCTCTATATCCTCTATCTGCCATATTTAAATCTCCTTTTTTATTTGCAAAGATACAAAATTTGCAAGGGAGTACCTAAATATCAAAGGTTTACAACTTCACTTATCTATATTGTGCAATCATTCTTTATCTTTGTTGTATTTAACCTCAACATCAATCATCGTTTGTTTCTCAAAAACCGCCTTGCAGGACAATAGCTTACCACTCTTAGATAATTCTTTATCCTTGTACCTAATATCATACTTACCCATGTGATAATCGTAGCAAGCATCAATACAACTCTCTACAAGTTTCTTCTCTGCTTCGAAGTATGGCATTTCCTTCTTGCTCACTTTTGCAAGCCATCCACCACCTTGTATTAGGTCGAATATTCTTGAATACGCATCACGCAAGCCATTGCAATATGCGGCATAAAACTGCACTTTCTGAAGAGGAACTTTTGTACCTTGTTCCATCAACTTGACAGCCAACGCCCTAGCCTCATCATCTTGGCTCTGCTCTAGTATCTTCATTGCATGGTTTACAACTCTTCTTTCCTGTTCCGTCATGTTATTTAGAATTTAAGTTTTTCAGAAAGCCCAATCTGCCTTCTACTTGTGTAAAAGTATCATCCAACTCATCGTCACTCATAGAGGAATAGAAAGTATAATTGCATGGGCGCATAGTAAATTCGTCAATCAAAAAGACAGAGAACCACATAATGCGCTTTACACTGCATTGTTTCATATTAACTTCTAATGCTCCTTGTTCTACTTTAACGGCAATCTTATTGGTTGATTTAATATTCAACGCCTTGCCTAAAACATCGTTATATACTTCATTCATTGTTCTTCTCTTTAAATCCTACATATCTCTTCATTTCACTATAAGCTTTCTTCATAGCCTCAGCCGGAGAAAGATTATACTTTTTCTCAATCTCGCTTGTTATATCCGCAAGGTACATTCTAAATAGCTCTTCAATGTAAGTGTCATCTTTCATTCGCTGAATACCTCTTGCGTATATCTTTGCCTTATCCATGCCCCATTCCAATCCCATTTCGTGAATGAATTCATCCAATTGCATAAGGCTTTTCTTTCCGAAGTTTCGAAATTTTACCATATCAAACTTGGAATATTGTACCAAGTCTCCAATAGTATCTATATCGGCAGCCTTTGTCACATTAAGTACACGAACTGGTAAATTACAATTAACTAATCGGATGGAGAACACTGAAGGGGGAACATCTTCAGATAGTTCTTCTTCTTTTTCACCCTCTTGCATAATCAACCGCATTTTTACATTCTTAATTTCTTCTTTCAAGGAATTGTTCTCCTGCTTCAAGTCTGCAAGTTCTTCAATCGCATAGTTGAACTTCCGAACAGCCTTAATGACAATCTGGCGAACTCTCTCCCTTGAAAGTTCAAACTCTTCGGCTATATTACTAATCCTGTCCCCATTGAAAAATGCTTGCATAATCTTCTTCTCTCGCATTCCACCTTGTGACGTTAACTCCAATAACGTACAAAGTGAGCTACCGATTTTTTCATAACTGAAAGAAGAAATGTTTAACGCATCATGCATTAACATTTGTATCTTAGCATTTACCTTTCGCTCACTTGCTAACAATTCTTTCTGCTCTCTATCAAGCAAATCCTCTGAGACAGACAACATCTTGTACTTCTCGGAATACTTCTTGACATCATCAGCATTCACCCAAAAGCGTTTACTGCTCTTATCATTGTAGCCTCCAAGCAAGCCCTTGTTAACCCAGTTTGTAATCGTCTGAGGGTCAACGCCTAAAAAAGCAGCGGCATCATTTCGTGTCATTCTCTCCATACGAACCCCTTTCTTTTATCTTTTGTTCTTAAAATATTCACCATAGGCATTAACCAAATCTTTTTCAGTAATACCTCTACTCAAACAATCATTAGTAAAATCTACTCGTACATTATCATTCCTTTGAACTTTATTGTACCGCTCTGAATACTCTTTAATCAAGTCGGCAACTACCATATATGCTTTAATTTGGGAAGATTTAAGCATATCTACGCTAACAAAAGTCTTACAGATATTGATTCCTCGTTTATAGTCAATCTTTTGCAGGAAAAGCCCCATGCTAGTAGCTACAACCTTACTTGCGTCATTCTTGTAAATAAGCACCGTATAAGCTATTTCTCTTTCAATGTGAGCTAATACCCTATTAATTGACATGTTATCTACTCCCAATGCTCGCTCAGCATATCTTCGCAAGAAATGAGGCGTATAGCTGAACTGCTCTGCACTATTCTCTTCGTCCAACAAGGAAGTAGCACATACGTAATCATTCGTTTCCTTGCAATAGATAAACATGTCAAAATAGAATTTTCTTATGTTCCCTCTATCAACAAACACACATACCTTGTATTCAGTAGCATCTTTCGTCTTGAAATCATAACACTGGGTTGTATATCGTCCCATTCCCTTACGAAGCTCACGGATGAGTTTCTTTGCTTTTTCGATAGCAAACTTTTCTAGCATAGGCTTATCTTTCTTGAATATCTCAAAAAGTTCACGCCCCGTCATAGAACCTATAATCATTCTTTTCCCTCCTCTTTCTTGTTCAATTCGTTAGTAAAAAACCTTTTTAACCCATCGTATTGATTTACCACCTGTTCCAAAGCCTTATTCTTCTCACGCAACTCATCACGCTCTAAGAGTAACTTTCTGTACTTCTCTAACACACATCTAACTTCTTTCGAGTGAAGCCTCTGTAGCTGATTGTTGAGTTCATTAAGTCTGTAGCCTTGTTCACGTGTTTTCTTACGAAGATGACACAATTCTTCTTGCATTTTTGAATAATTCTTCAATACCCTAAGAGTTATTCGCTCTTCGGGTATATCCTTATTCACATCATTCTTTCTTGCCTTACTCATAACTAAAACTCCTTGTCCTTTAAAAATAAAACGCTCCCAACCAAATAACTACCTTTCCAGCCAAGCCCCTTCGCTTGTATTGTAGCCAAAGTATTTATAGGTTTATGTTTGAGAAGTCCTTCTTCATCGCACAATAATATGTTATTATCATCAAGATGAACCAACTCGACATAACCACCAACTAAAGCCTGAGCCTCCTCTAGAGTAATCTTTACTCCATTCTTTGGCTGCACCTCTTTGACGATGCAGCCTACCTCGTATAACTTCATGCTCTATAAATTTAAATAAGACATCATATCTTGAACGGCATCCATATCGTGCTCGATACTCTGCTCATATTTGCTTTTAAGACTTTTATAGCCCTTTAATATCGTAAAGCAATAATGTTTACCATCAAAGTAAAAAGGCAACTCATTGCAATTCTTTTTGTTTGCCGTGAAATTATAAGGACTCCCATGATGAAAATCAAACTCGAAAGAATTGTTATCGTCCTTACATCGCTCTACTATCTTACTTTTCCATTCTGCAATATGCGCTTGCAGCTTTTTTTTATCATTAGATGTTTCTAGCCATAACGTAGTCCGAGATTTACAAAAAGACAATTTTCCCAATATATCCAACTTGATAACATAAACGTTATTTGTAGCCACTGGTTTCAAAGCCTTCAATGCTTCATCCAAAGCGTTAGCCAAAGCTCCATTTTTGCAATTATTTGCCCTAAATTGGCTTATTACTTGATATGCTGTATTCTTATCCATAATCTCAAAGTTCTAAATTTCAACACCAAAATTCTCTGCAAATATCTGAAGCATTGTCAGCTCCAAAATAACTTTCTTCGCCTCGTCCTCTCTCATACCATAGCATACTGCAAAACGCTGACATAACGTTGCGCAATCCATATCGTGACGCTCGTTTAAGAAAGCTATCATATTTCTTACTAATTCTTTGCTATTCATTCTCTTAAACAGTTTTTATGGTGTGTCTCACCTTTTATATTATTTGTACTTTTCAATTGTATTAAAGACATTATCTAAAGCCTCATCGCAATACGCTGTACTAGTTACACATGCGCCTCTTGAAATCGCCTTGTAGCAATCTCTAAGACCAAGCAAACCACTAATAAGCTTAGATGCATCATAGCAAGTAAACTTATTCAAGTCCAATGCATCAATAGCATTTATGCCATTTTCTGTGATAACACCTTTTAGATCATTGATGAACTTCTTCTGCTTGTCGGTAATCATCTTCATAACGTCTGTGCTAGTTTTTAACGTGCTCGCCCTGCACTAAATTGCAAGAAACTTGTCTTGCGGCAAATCTTCAAGTATCTCTTAAAGACATTGCAAAGATAGGGTCACCAGTAAAAGTGTGTGGATTAGGCATAGATCTTCATTAGTCTGAAGAGAAAGAACTTACGGTCAATAATACCTCTGAGTTGTGCTCTGAAATGCTTGATCTTTGCATTGAGGGATTCTGCTGATGCATTGGTAGAGCGATTGACAAAATAGTTAAGGATCTCATCCTCGCGGTCGTACATGGCGGCAGCAATATCATTGAACGATTTGTTGCCGAAATCACCGACCTTCGAGTACCATGAATGCAGGCTGACAGCACCTTGCTCCTTAGTACACCTCTGCGAGAAAATCATTCGAAGAGAGTGGGTAAGCGAGAAAGCCGTCTTTATGTCCGGAAACTCACGGAACAGTATTTCTGCACGTTCCTTCTGTGTGTCTGTCCATTTCTCGGGTGACATCATAAGTAGCCCCTTACTGCGTGCAAGGAGTTCTGCACGAGTCTCTCCGTTCTCAAGTCTTTCGGGATAGTACCTTGCATTGCGCCTTATGGCATTGCCCTCCTCATCCACAAATGGACCATCGTTCTCCTGCAGCTGGCGCATCATCAGACGGTGCTCTTCCCTAGCATTGGCATCAAGTGTCATCTGCTCACGCCTATACTCTCTGCGTACCTCTTGCAAGGCTTCAAGACAAAACTGCTGATGATGGAACCGGTCGAGCGTACGCATAGCCTTCGGAAAGCATGTCTCTACTATGTTGTGCATACTCTCAGAGAAGTCGAGAGTAACCTCTTCCACGCTCATTCTCAACGCTTCTGGTATCTTCATCAATGCCTTTATGACATCCTTTGCCTTAGTGCCCTTGACTACAGCAATAAGGCATCCCTTGCGACCATGTGCATCCTTGTTCGAGGCTATTGTGTATACCTCTCCCGTGGACAAGCATGTCTCATCTATGCTGACGTGAGGACTTATGTTCTCTGGGAAGATGAGCCACTCGTCAGCATGGCCTAGTTCAGACCATTCACGATAGCCGCTTAGGTGGTCCTTGTAGGCTCTGCCATACTCATCACCGTCTATGTGATAGTCATCCTCAAACGAACGGGCCGTTATAGGGCGCGTCTCCAAACGCTTCTTTTAAAAAATCCGCCAACTCGGTTGAGCAGCGGGTGGACTCCTGAATGAGATTGCATTCGGTCATCACGTTGTGACCATCTGCATCAAGCCATCTGCGACGGCGCACGTGAAGCAGTACTTCCTGACCTCTAATCGGAAAGTCGTGAAACACACTTTCGCGTGTAAATCCATTGGGGCGCAGGTCTTCTCCGTCGTCAGGTTTCTGCTCGTTCTCATCGAGATAAAGGTGAATCACCTGTGTGTCACCTTTCTTCTCGACACGTACAGTCTTCAAGTCAAACCAGTCAAGCATGCGGGCTGGCAATAGGCATTCCGCTAAGAGTCTATACTGTTCCATTTTCTTCTAACGTTTACTCTATAAACGTACACCTGCTTGCTTTTATTGTGCTATGCTATCCACACGCTTTTGCAAGTGACCCCAAAGATACGATTTTATTTTCTAACTTGCAAATATATTATGGTTTTTCTTTATGCATTTAACCTTTATTCGCTTTAAGTATTGGTAATTTTATGATTTTAACAATATAGGCAGACTTTCACAAGCCCGCCTATACCAAAAAGAAAATAATACATTATTATATATATAAATTAAAAAGAGTATTACTTGTTGTCATACTTATAAAGAATCACCCTACTTTGCGGAAACACCTTATATATACGCTCTAAGTCTTCAGGTGCATTATCCCTTAGCCATACAAAACAATCCAAGTCCAAAGACAAACCTCCTGATGCATTCCCCACCTCAGCGTTCTCTGAGCGCAATGCTCTGGAGTACATTATCGGCTTAGGTAGATGGCGATGCTTCATATATTGCAGGATTTGTTTTTGAGTAAAATCAGCAAGAGGATAACAATTTCCACCATGAATGTAATTTTCATCCTCATAAGACTTCAACATAAGGCTACGGTTCATCGAGTCTGCTTTTTTCATACCAAAGAACACGTATTCTATTCCGAAACGTATCTTTAAGGCTTTTACGACCATAGAAAGATTAAGTACCTTTACCTTTGGGTTCGGTACACAATACACCCCATAATGAAGATTGTATGTAGTATTCCAATGCGGAATTTGCTCGAACTCTATCTTCGGGTATCTTGCCCTCAGCCAGTTTATCCATCGCTGTATATGTTCCAAGTCTTTTACGAGATACATAAATACACACACTATCCGTTCAAACTTATCATACAATAAGTCCAATGTAACAATGGAATCCTTGCCAAGAGACATCATAACAATGCAATCTGGACTCTGTTCCCTAACCATATCAATTACCATATTGGCAACTTCTAAGGGATTCTTCCTCACTACAAGAGGCTTTACTCGCTTACGTCCCATATTACAATAAACCTAAGACCTGACTTCCGGAAACACGCATAGAGCTAGTGGCTACCATGTGCAGCATATCACAAAACAGCTGCTTCTGTTCCAAGCTTTCAAAGTCGATAAATATGAAGTTATCAATATCTTCCTGCCTTTTCATGCCGACATCAGTACAATGTTGCTTCTGCTCTTTAACCTCTTCCTTTGTCATCTTAGGCTTGGCAGCATGCTCGGCTACAATCTCTTCAGATGTTTTTTCTATGTTTGGTAATTCCGTCATTGGTACTGGCTCAGCTACAGAAGTCATCGGTTCATTCAGAAAATCCTCACTGAAGTCATCCATACCCGACTCTTTTAAAGATGCTTCCAAATCATCTTGCAACATCTTGATTTGTTCTGTGTCCTGTTCCGTGAAGCCAGCAGCCTTGAAATCTATTTCGTCTATACTGAAATTCTTAGCAACCAAATTGTAATCTATCGGGTCTTGCGACTTCGCCATAAACAACAACTGCTCCTTTTCGGTCTTCTCATCAAAATCAACGGCTTCTACCTTGATGTCATAATCCGTTTCGGGAGTTCCATCATAACCTTGGATAAGGTCAACACTCATCACTCGCTTATGCCCATCTATAAGATTGCCTGTTGTTTCATTCCATTGAATACCACCAATTAGACCAACTTTCTTTATGTTGGCTTTCTGCTGCTTGATGTCTGCATCGGTATGCACCTTCGGATTACAAGGGTTCAGATTTATCTGAGACCTCTTGATTATCTTTGTTTCACTTCCTTTTTTCATTTCAGTTCCTCCTTATTATTAGCTTTTAACATGACTATCCTTGCCATAGGGAATACCTTGTATATCTTCTCCAAATCTGCCGGATATAACTCTTTGAGATACTTTTGGTATTCTATATCTTCAATATCAACTCCCGAACTTTGCTTATTCGTTCCACACACCTCTGGGTTCTTCAAGCGATGGTCAAGAATAAAATCCAAAATCTCCTTATTCTTATATGTAGATAATGGATAAAACTTCTTCGTCTTCCAATTAATAGCTTCCTTCCCATCCGTATAACTTCTAAGCATAAGGCGTCTGTTCAAAGAATCCGATTGCTTGAATCCATAACAAGCCCACTCAACTCCTAGCTTCTCCCTAAGTTTCTCGGTAATGTCAGCTAGAGTCCATTGCCTTTGTTTTGTATTCTGCTTTATTCCCATATACCCTGTCTTAATATAATTGAACAAAGCATAATGGGGAACTTGAACAAATTCTATGTTCGGGTATTTGGCTTTAGCGTAATTGTAGTAACGCATGATATGTTCCAAGTCTTTCACAAGATACATGAATACAACAATAACTCGCTTGAACTTCTTGTAACATAAGTCAAGCAAGACGATAGAATCCTTTCCACTCAAAGAATGGAAAAGCAATATACTGTCTGTCTCCTTGGAAACATCGTCAATGATTTCTCTTGCTCTTTTTAGTTCTTGCATACATTATTCTCCTTAAAAACAAGGGGTGAATGAAACTTAATTCATTCAACCCCTCTAAGACTTTTAACCTCTTCTAAGTCTGCGGTTTACACGCTCTGTGACGTTATTAGCTGCTGTACGAGCTGCCAATGTACGCATTGCGCCACCGTAAGTAGTTCCTTGTGCGCCAGTGTTACGATATTCGATATTTCTACCACGCTGTCGTCTCTCACCTGCACGAAGACCTGTTGTACGATTTGTTACCGCTCTCCATTGGGTGTAACGATAACCTCTTGATGCCTCTGACATAGTTGTAACGTTTTAAGTCCACGAATCATAAACTACTCCCCTTGAGGAATTATCTAGGGTCAGTGGACTTACGCCCACCTACTTTAGAGTCGTTTTAGTTACCTTGTCAACAACAAAGAAGAAAAACAAAGGACGCTCTTTCTCCTTTTTAAGCTCCAATGCCTCATACATTTCATCCAGGTCATGACTATCATACTCTTCATGAAGGAAATCCATATCTTCTTTCATTACGATGCAGGTATCATTCACCAAAACATCGCAATCGAGATACCACGAGTTGTTATAATCATGGAAGTGGATTGTCTTCACTACTCGCAATGGGTCAACAATACCCTCCTCTTGCGCTTTAATTACATCCTCTTCTTCACCATGCTTTTTAAGGAACTCCAAAACATCCTTGTCAAACAAACGACCAATATAATGGTCTGTATAGGCTCTGTATTCAACCTTCTTCTTGCCTTCAAGAATCTCCTTGGCATTCTTTCTTGTCATAATCAAGTTAAGAACCTCAATAGGTTTGGCTGGCTTGAAATCGGGATACTTCTCTTTAAATGCACTTACCTGCGCATCAAAATCTTCTTTGTTATTACTCATAATTAATTATTTCAAGGAACGCAATGCAAAGATAGCATAATTCTTTCATCCTAACAAATGCGTTCGGGTTATTAAACTCACTTTTGGCTAATAGTGAAATACTATTTCTTTTCGCCAAACTTCTCTTCAAACGACTTTCTTACTTCTTCAAACTCGCTGTCATCAATGACATTTGGGTCAAAATTTTCTTCTTTCTTCATATTTATATCTCCTATATGTTTTAGATAATCATTCTTAATCTTTCTCCAGCAATGCTCGCATCTTGAAGACTTCGTGAACTCTGTCGGCTCGCAAGGGTCAACATCTTTCAAAGAATCAAACTCATGTGGCAATACCTTAAACACGTTCTCAAAATGTTCTTTATTGTATCTTAAAGCTTCGTCACGATAACGAAACCAAGTACAACATTCTTGAATGCTTGTGTTCTTGCTGAAAATCAAATATGCTTTATTCATATATTCAATACAGTTGTTTCGGGTGTGTCTCACCTTTTATATTACGTTGCAAAGATAAGAAAAACACCTAAATCTTGCAAATTATTTAATACATTTCTTTTAAATATTAAATATAATTTATGTACAGAAACACATTTTAATCTTTCATCACCTCAAAATGAGCATCCATAGCCTCAACAATATTGCATAACGTATCAATATCTGCGTTAAAACGCCCCATTTCAATGTTACGAATGTTGTTAGGCTTATAACCTGACTTTTCTGCCAGCTCCTCTAAGGTCATACCGCTAAGTTCACGAACCTCTTTAATCTTCTGACCCATGATGTAGCGATAGAGATTTCGATTGCGATGTTTCTTATCATCATCGGGATTACGTCTTTGCTGAAGATAAGCAATCTCAAAGTTTCTTATCTTCAGACAATTCACCATGTTGTCAAACACCTTGTGCTTAGGCGGAAGAGGAAAACCATCTGCCTCCTCTTTAACCAGTTCAATCTCGCCACCTTCCGTAGCCTGTATGTACTGAGCGAAGCGCACCGCATCATCGTAGTACATTTCCGTAAATCTTTGTATCATATTTTAAGAATTTTCTGCAAAGGTACACAAAATAACTCACATTTGGTCAAACTTGAAACATACAAATAGTTTTTATTTGGTATTTTTAATACTTTGCGGTATCTTTGCACAATAGGAACAAAAATAATTTAAATCAATAACTATGTGGGTATATAGCGAAAAACAAAAGACATGGGTCAACCTTGAACAAGTTCAGCGAATAGCTAGCGATGGACAAGGTGGATATTTGTTGATAAGTCAAGATGGCAAGAAAACCTCCATCGACCAGTCTTGGTATGACAAGGCAATGCGTTGGGTTGACCCTGAATGGTGGGAGAAACATCCTAATGGCGGAAAGGATTCCTTGAACTTTGAAGAAGCTCTGAAGGCTATCATGAAAGCTACTGGTGCAAAAATGAATAAAAAGGAAGAGGAGAACAAAAACA